TGTTGTAATGCTTCGGCCTTACGAACTTCAATCTCACAAAGTTGAATCACTTCTGCACTTGCACCCTGTTTTTTCGCTGCCCAGCGAGCTGCATATTCTGCAGCTTTACTGGCAACATCCATCATAATTGAAGGACTAGCAAACCCAATGTTAAGGTTTGTTTTAATGAGGTCAAAAGTTTCTGCGTTTTGAAATTTCCTTACGCTATTTTCCATTTTTTTGATTTAAATGATTATTTGATTTTAGAACTACAATGCAACGATTCTTTGTACAGAATTATTTCCTTACGATTGTACATTCTTCAACAAGTTTCATGATCACCTCTGCTTCAAGAGCGCTTTCATCAAACAATTGAGTTTCATCATTCATGATATAGATCTCACCTGCATAATCTAAGACTTGTTGTCTCATATAAAACAATGCAAGTTGTCTCTTTGGGTCCTTGTTTGTATTAACTCTTACCAAATGTTTGATAGAGTTAATAATATCCGGGTTAATAATAGCAGATTTCTTGACAAATATTCTCTGAAGTACTTCAGAAACATTATTCTCAGTTACGAGAAGTTGTGCTTTAGGTGCTACTATCACCTTTTTATCCGGCGTACTGTGTACGTTTATGATTGTCTTTTCCATTATTTATTTTTTTTGATTGGTTGTTTGTGTATTTCGAGATTTTGATTCACGAGTATTCTTAAGAAACGCAAGCCTTTGCTTGTTTTATTAAGTGTCTTAGCATACTGATATTCCTTTTTTGATTTGTCGGACATCTGTGCATATTGACGATTAGTAATACGATATGTAACAGCTTGTTTTTGCTTATATACATATATATAATTACTTGGTGTTAGCTTATGAAACTGAAAGCTTTTAACATGATTTACTACATATTGTTGTAGTAGTAAAACTCTATACCTTTTTGCATAACCTCTGTACAATAGAACTTCTGCATATTGTGGTTTTTTAGTAACCCAATCAGGTATTATACTTATAATTGTACCGATTCCATCAGGTGTAACAACAGTCACACCCTCTCTTAAATCGATTACAGCCACAGTATGTATAAAGCCATCATATTCAATTCTGTTTGCTGGTACAACAGGTCTTATCCTGTTGATTATAGTTAAGATAAAATTTCCCATCTCTTCATTCTTTTTAATTGTTTGATGGTATAACCTTTTCTTTCCAACGTATTACTGATGAAATCACCTTCAATATCAGTATTAGTGTTGTCCTTCCAATAAATTCTGAATTTATTCATTAGTCTTTTGGTATATTAATGTATAATTCTTTGTTAATCATTGTCATCCTTGTACCATTACGTACAAGCCCTTTAGAGCGATCTATGCATTCTAATGGTATACGAATATCACATTGACCAGCACATATCATTCTACAAATGATAGTGGGTTTAGGTGATTCACCAGTAGTGTATACAAGATTTATAGCGAGTATCATTACTTGTTGGCCACGAAATCTATCCATTTCTGGCATAAATCTCACACCGTTATTCTTTTTAAAGATATCCCGAAAGTTACCTTTTAAGTAAACCTTATCCCCAGGTTCTACTTTCATTTTAGTTGTTTTTCCCATATATATATTTAGTTAATAAAATGAAAAAAGGGCCTAATCATGTTTAGCATCGATTTTAACATCGACTACATTTTCGAGCCCTTTACACCTCATGGCACAGTGTGTTTTTATTTCTTTGGTTTGTTAAACAAGCCTATTATCTGAAATGCTAATAGTGAGATAATAGTAATTATTACAACTACTACTATCATACCTACTATTATTTCAGTTAATAATTTATTGTCTTCAACAAATCTACATATAAATATTATAACTAGTAGATATAGTATTAACAAACCCATGCCTTTAAAAATGTCTTTCATATCATTAACTTTATGAGAAAACTAAACTCATTTCTTCTAAATCGTGCCATTTAGTTTTTCAGTTGTTTGATAGTTTGTAGTCAGCATATCCCTATGCACTACCCATTTCAGGTATCATATTTTTCCGTGATATCGATCATCATCAGTACGTATTAATAAGCGTAAGCTCTCTATCATATGTTCATGATGTTCTTTAGTCACACCTTCTTCAAGTGGACAGTATTTAGGAAAGTTCTCATCATTCTTAGGAATACATGATTTTATATGATTTGGTTCATAAAAACATATATTTTTAAAATTATGAGCACATTCACTTGGTGTTCTTATTAATTTACTCATTAGCTAATTATTATATATATAACAACTACTATGAGTATAATCACTAATACAATAGTGTATTCAATAAGTTTTTGAAGTCTTGTCATTTAATATCCTCCAGATATTAGATTAATAATAAAGAGGACAAATAGTAACAAGTACTAGATGTCCTCATAAATCTTACAAGTTAATACGAATCCACGGTGGATGCCAGAGTCCAGTAACTATCAGGATAATCCAGATAATCACTAATACTACAACAACAGCATTGAATATTCTACGAACATCAGCTGTTTTAGCATCGACCCATAGATAGCTGTTGATTAACCACAACAATATTGCAGTTGCAGCTAATACACACAAAACTAGAACTAAAGGGGTCATACTATTTTGATTAGTGTTACGGCACTAGTACCGCCAAATGTTAATTACCATTTGGAACTGTACCCTTTGGTGGTACATTCCGCCTTTTTGTACAATCTACGTAACAATCATCCCCTTTTGAGTTGAGATAATACATACGAAAACGATTATACTGTTCTTTTTTTGCTGGTGTAGAAAGAACCCATGTTTCCCATTCTTTACCTGGATGTAATACAACGGGTAAAGGTCGTTGTTTGTTGATCTGTTTCTTAATTTTAGCATCATATCCTATACTTCTGAAACTTACGTCCCTGATAATAATAGGAGATTTGCTATCATTTCTCACATTTAAAAATAAATGTGGCGTCTGCTTTGGATCTTCTGTGAAGACAGCAGAGTGAACACGGAATTTGATTTTCTTCATTTTTTGATTGTATTTAGTTAAATGGTGATTTCTTTTATATCTGTGCCACAAATACCTGTATCATAAGGATCTAATTGTAGTTCCTTACCATTTATAACTATTCTATCAAATAAACGTACTCCGTTTTTGAGCGTTACATTAACTACATGAAAACCTAAACCTGATTCAGGTATATTTTCAAGTTGTTTGACAAATTTGTCTGGTAATAATACTGTAAATCTTTCCATGAGGCTATGTGATTAAAGTTGCTAAAAACAAAAAAAATGTTCTACGCTATTTACATTTAATAAAATGAATATCCCAGGCTTCGTTAAGTTTCTGGGATATTCTATCTCAACTGGAAATCAAGATATTTTTATTCAATGTTTGTGTTTTCTTCTTCAATCTCTGCAGCTGTTTTGAGGATTACTCCCTGGTCATCAACAAGATCTCCATCTTCATTGATTTCACCAACAGGTGCATTAATTTCCGGATCTTTCACTGTTACTTCTTTGCTGTTACCTTTTTCAGTTACTGTTGTTACAGTTTCTTTAAGGTATGGCTTGACGTGTTTCTCATACTGACGTGCACAAACTTCAAGAAGTTTATCCAGATCATCGTCATCAGCGAAGAATTCATAATAACCAATGATAACAGCTTTTGGTGAATATTTACCGGTCTTTGGGTCAAGTGTTGTAGCTGTTAATGGTACAAGCTTACCCTGTTTGTTCATACTGTGTGGTTGATACAACGGTGTGTTGAAACCAACTTTTAAACCCCATACAGTATCCATGAGTTTAATCATTGGCCTTTTCTGACTGTCAAAACCGGCTTTTTTGTAACCACCCTGTTCGTTGATTACTTTACCGTCTTTGTCTGTCATATCACCCATTTCAATACCTTCTCTTATATAATTATAAAGATCAGGCTGTGAATTGAGGAATATAACACTTGTTTTGGCTTTCTTTGGGCCTTTGAATGATCTCCTGCCTTCTGCATTTACTGTTATTGAACCAAGTGGTTTAAATGCGGCATGAATAAAATCCTGTACACCAATTTTAGCTGCTATTGCAGCTGCATTTGGGCTTGATTTGAGCTGATAGACTATTTCAGTCTTTGTTGCATCATCAGCTTTCTTTTGTCTTCTTCCAACTACGAACATTTCATGTTCTTTACTTGGTTGACGCATGCCGAATAATTCAGCATTCATCTGTACTAAAATTTCTTTGTTTGTAGGCATTTCTTTTGATTTTTTAGTGTGTGTATAAAAATTATTTAGTCTTTGTGCAAGTGTGCATGTTAAAAGGGGATTCTCATACAATGTGATAGTTGAATTAATTGCGCTAAAGAAATTATGAATTTAAACCTATCGTTATGTGAAAGAACGCGTATTTAAATCCCCTTTATGACTGATTTACTGGATGTCTTCGCTAACCATGTGCTTCATGTGCTATTGACTATTAAACGGCTTCTAACCATCAAGGCTGACCACGTTCCAGTAAACCATTTGTAGACTATGCTGGTGTTGATCCAGCATTACGGTGAGTTTTAGGGCTTAATTGCTTTTGCTCACATAAACTAGCCTCCTACGTGCTAATAGTCTGATACCAATGTTCTTTATAAGGAGTCTTTACACTGGACTCAAGCTGTATATAACGTTCAGCGTCGTATTGTTCTTATCTCCTTTTATATATTGTTTATGCAATACATAAAATTAATGCTACATAACGTGTATAAATACACAGCACTATACCTGTTTATGCAACTTATGTTCATTGCTTTATCAGGATTATTGCGTTATAGCGTGCAATCAGCTGTTGAATATGTTCCGCCTACCAACTGGCGAGAAGATCCATGTCTGCATTTAGGATCTAATAATTTGATTTAGAGATATCAATGTAGTCATCCATTGATGGTAAGAACAAGTTGTGGGTAGAGACAGTTACGAGCTGCCATACAGCCTATCTCACGACAGTCTGCGTATTTACATAGCTTATACGATCCCCCTGCCATTAAAATGGGTTTTCTTCATGTCTGTGCTTAGTAAGATTTGACAATTAAAATTCCCAATGTGGTTTATTTGTTATATTTTGTAAAGAGCTCGTCTTCACAATCAATGCAAAAGCCTGTCTTTGTATTGACATTTTTCAATGTCTTACACAGTTTGCATCTTAATACTGTTGCTATTACTATTCTTGGATGTTCTATCCTTGCATTTATTAGTGCAATGTGTGCATCTGACATATGTGATGGATGACCAATGATAGCTATTTTTGTTTTAATACCCATGTTATGGTCTACCTAATAGTGTAACAACAATATTACAAGAATCACCACATTGTTCTTTCTTATAGGTGTGTGGTACACCATGTGCGCATGCTCTACAGATAGATAATTTATCATTGAATACATCACATGCAACTGAATGCGTATGTTTGTATTCTTTATCATCTATGAGCTTAACTCTTTCTTTATGTATATTAACATCAATATCAACATCTTGTGGTTTGGCGTTGAAATTAACTGCTCTCATCACTAAGAATAGAAATGTTAACATACATGTTGAGCCAATTATTATCCAAATAGCATTGAGTGGCTCAAATACAACTAATGCTGCTACCATAAAAATGATAGTCCATAACATACTGAGTATGAAACAGACTTTTTCAAAGATGTTCAAGTTTTTCATTGTACTACTATTTTTGATTTAGTTAATTTAAATGTCAAATAAATATCTCACATCAGTTATTATACATACTATGTTGTGATGTACTGCCTATATGTGAGATATTTAATGCTAGTTGTTTAGGGTTTTACCGGTTTTCTTTGTCTACCATGTATAAACATCCAATTGTTATTGGTGTCATTGAATGATGAACATTTCATAACATATGAACAGTTATATGATTTGTACATATACTTATTCTTTGTTAATTCATGTTTATCAGCCATATCATGGCGTGTTCTGTAGTCCTTGTTATACAAGGTTGCTTTAGTTGAGGCACATGACATCAAGCCTGTAATTAATACAAATGCAGTTAATATCAATATGAATATTAAACCTGCTGGTGATCTCTTTCTCATAGTTATACTTTATTACTTATCCTTACTTGTGTGTAATATCTACATCTAAATGAATTATATAAATGTAGTCTGCACATTTGATTAGTGCAAGAGTAACATAATGATTGTTCATCCATCTTTCTAACAGGCATTTCTTCTATATATGATATTGGTTCTGATTTAATACCATTATATTTAGTGATTGCTAAATGTAGTTCATCACTTGTATAGACTGTCTTATTATGTTTCTGAACAAAGTATGATGTGTGAGTAGTCACTGAAAATCGTTTAACAGTTATTGTATGTTTAACAAATAATCGTTTATGATCTTCAGAAGAACTAGCAAGTAACACTGTTGTATCACCTGCTAGTTGTTGTGCTAAGATTATATGTGCCATTATTGTCTGGACATATCACATTTCTTCATTAAACCAGTTGCTAACCATATTGTCTTCTCTGGTTCAGTTGCATTGGTGAATGATATTACTTCAACCTTGATTAGTTTACAAGGCATAATAACATTTAATTGTCCTTTTACAACATTTGCTTTTTGACTGAGCATATCACATGCTTTAATAAAACTATTCTGTTCACCACTACTGATAGTAATGAACAATGATCCTTTAATACTTTTCATTTTCCAGTTGAATTAGTTTATATTATTTTAAATTGATATTTTCCTTCTATTATTTTTGTTTCAATGTTAGGATTATCTTTTATCCAATTCCATGCAGCTATTCTAGCATCTTCTTTACTATTTAATTGATATGCTTTAGCTTTTAATCTAGCTTCGATTAATATACGTGTTGCAAGTTTCTTTGATGGTGGTTTTTTACTTACCCATTCAATAGAATATTTATTATGTCCTTCACCTGTTATTCTTTGAACATCAATTATATTCCATTCTTTTAGAATAATACTGATTTCAGGTATGTAAAACATTTTAAATCTTTTAGCAAGTGTACTAAAACCAACATTTATCTTTGTGTTTAGATAAGTGGCTTTGTGTATAAAGATCATAAATTGTAACAATCTCCATACATTTTCTTGTTCTTTGGTTTTGATTGTTTTCATTTGGTTAATTCATATTGATGTATTTGTTTACTTCTTCTGATATCACCAATGATTGTAACAGTTATGCAATAAGCTAATGCTACTATCAAGAATATAATTATAAATAACCATAGTTTATCATCCATGCTTTGCTTGGGTGTCATTCTTTGTTTCATTATATGTGTGTATTTGATTAGTTTAATAACAAAAGCTATTTGGTAGTATGTAAGTGTTATAAAGGTTATAGCAAAAGAGGCTTATTCAGCCCCTATTAACCAATCAAATCCATCAGGTGATCTCCATGTTATTGGTCTCTTGACATCAGCAGCTATTGTGCCTACTGCAAGCTTCTCATCTGAGTGACTAAAGATACATCTCTTTACTTTCAATTTGCCTACCATCTCATTGATTGATAAGGTTATGACATATTTACTAGTTGGTTTCTTTGAACCATGTTTCGTAGCCAATTGGCATTTTTTAACGATTAATTTCATTTCCAGTTGAATTTAAGTTTTGGGTCATTGACGGAGTACCCTTCCCGCGTAAGCGGGTCGCGGGTGGTTTGATTGGGGTGGTACCCGTTCTCTACAATATAAAAAAAATAAAGGCCGGGGTGTAACATTTAAGTACCTAGTACGTATACGGGTCTTTTAGTATGAACGTAATAAGTAAATAGAATGTATGCAATTAAGATAGTAAGTGGTTCTACTACATATTTATATGAGGCAGAAGAACTAAGTTATAAGGCAGTAATGTGCGAGGGATCTGAAGAGTTTTACTCAGACATGGATAATGACGGTAATGAGTTTATAATTGGAGATGTTCCAGATAATAAATTTGAGTACTGTAAGATGTATTTAAATGATTCATTTGAACGTAATGGGTATAAGGTGTTTTATATAATGCCAGAAGCATGGGTTTATATAATGCAGAATGGTAGAACAATTGAACCTTTACAAGTTCATAAGTTTAAGGAGAGTGTTGAAGTTTAAGCCACAACACCTGTATATATTTGTACATACATGTAACTATTGTATATGGTACACGTTTAAATAGGTGTAGGACTATAGTGTCCTATATGTATAATACATTAATTATAATGACAAACAAAGGAATTTTAACACTAGAACAAGAGAAGTATCTATCAGGGAAACTTGATGAAACAGTTAAACTGAAAGGTATTCCTGAATTTCTAGATGGTTTTATGTTTAAAGCAGTCATATCATTTCTTGATGATAATTATCTTGAGAAACTAGATGTGGAATTAAAAGCAAAACTAGGTAAACTAGTTGATGCTGTAATTGCTGAAGATGTACCTACAGCAGAAGAACTTGCTGCTGATATCGTCGCTTCCTTGGTAAGGATACCAGGACTTGAAGAAGACGAGAACGCACTTATGTTTAAGGGGGTCATCGAATTGTTAGTAGGGGTTATCCTGAAAGCTATCGCTGATAAGAAGGCTGCTAATGCAGCTGCCACAAAGACAGCTAAGGTAGTTAAGTAAAGAATATATCAAATACAAATAGAACCCACCCCACAAGGTGGGTTTTTTATTGTGTAAATTGTAACATTTATATGATATATACGTATAAAACAATATAAAACAATAAGATTATGCAGTTTATACAATTACATATGCAGGACTACTTCTATGCTAGGTTTGCATTTGACGAGCAAGACTTGTTATATTTACCAAAGGAAGTGTTAGCTGAAATTGAGGAAAAGAGTGAAGTGAACGAGTATGCCACATATGAGTGTGCAATACATATAAGGTGTGATGATGAAGTGGAATATAAAAAGCAATGTATATATTGGTTCAGTAAAATATTATGGTAATGGAAATGAAATTTTATAAACAAGAGGATGTAGACAAGCGTATACAATCTTTATTAGATAGTGGTGTATTAGTATACAATGCTAAGGAAGTATATAATACTAGGGACTGGTATGATGGTATATTACCAAAGATGTTGATACCAGAGTATACACCTGAAGATGTAACTATTAGGGCTGGTACTGGTATGGTGTTTATAGTACCTGTTAAACGTGATCATACATATGGTACATTTCAAACATCTATGACATATACAACTGGTGCTGCATATAGTTTTGGTGCATCGTATCCAAGGTATATAACAGCTTCTATGTCAACTGTATATCAGAGTAAAGATGACAAAGTTATTGTTTGGTTTAAAAATATGTTTAATAAGTTAAAAGATAAATTGTAATGGGTAGGAAGTCTCCAAATAGGCGTATGCTAGAATACAAGATAGAGAATTTTGAAATGAGTATTTTCAAATTAGGTTATAGCATATGTAAAGAAGAAAGAGGACAGAGATGTAATGCAACACCAGACTGTGGTAAAGACAGGAGAATAGGTGGCATACGTTTGTGTTTTGAACGTTAATAAATAATTAAATATGAAGAAAATAGACGATCTAATTAATGAATGCCGTATGTTTATACCACTTGATGGTCGAGTGTTAATACATGCGTTGAAGATCAGGCAGATAAAACAAGAGGACTACTCTTTTGATGTAGCTGACACAAAGGCTAACGAAGGTAAAGATCCAAGTAAACATAGGGTTGACTTAAAGAAGATTCAGCCTAAGATTAATGCTAAGTACCAAAAGGCTGTAGTGTTACAGGTACCTTTTGATGAATCACGGTTTAAAGTAGGTGATACAATCTTATATCCAATGGGGGCATCTCAGTTGTTTGATGTAGTTAAAGGTGTATCAGTTTTACGTAAGTATGACGTAGTAGCTGTGGTAATTAATAATGAAATAAATGAATCTGAACAAGAAATGGCAGAGGGATCTACTACGACTAGAGGCAAAGTGTGGATCAATGATAGTGCAAATTTGGCAGGGTTTACTAGTACTACTCCATCTAAGGCGTAGGCGCACATGGCATTGGCCATGGCAACATTCCTTCGAACCAAGTGGTTGGCGTTCTAATGAAGTCTTCCTAATGTTATACGAGTACTTATCGAAGGGTGGTTGTGCAGACTTTACGGAAACAATAGTATTAGCAAATGATCCAGATGAACCATGGTGTGTAGATCCTATAAGTCATTTAACCTTCTATAATGGTGATGAAGTTAGGGAACCGATGATAATCGGCAATGCTGATTTACTATGCTAAAATATTTATTGAAAATAATGAAACCTTTTTTAAAACATTTCGTTTAAGTGGTATGACTCCCAAATAGGGAGGCAGAAAGCTAGAGTAGTTTAGGGCCTACCACCGAGAAAATTGGTACAGGGATTGAGAGTAGGATAAGTTTTAAGATAGCTGGAGAGCGCTTAAATAAGAGGGACTAAGAAATATGACCCGACTAAATTGCTTAAACTGGATGCTCATTAAACTGAGTTTTATCAAGGAATAACCTTTTCTTGGGGAACTCATCTATTCAGATAACTTAAAGAATACAGTTAAAGAGGTCTAAGTATTTAATAAAGTGAAGTACAAAAAAAATATGTGAAAAAAATAATATAGGTAAGCATCCTCCTTAGGGAGAGTTTTTTATAAGTTGATTTCTATTATTTACGGGGGAGGGGCGCAAGCCTCTCTCTTTTTTTGTAACCTTTTTGAAATCTGTTCGTATAATAGGTTAGTAATAATTAAAAACAAATATTATGTGTAATTATTTTTGTGTATGCAATAACTGTCCTTTTGTAAAGAAGTGCAATGTCGTCGAAGATCGGCCACAGACAAAGAATGTAAGACGTGAAGAATCAGGTAATTGGGTTGTTGAACTTCGTGGCTTCAGGGAAGTCAAAGAAGTAAAAGAAGAAAAGAAATCCAATAATACTCGTATAATCGATATTTATTTATTCTAATGGAAAAATATAGTTTTTTATATTTTGTATTTCAAATCTTATCTGTTATGGCTGGCTTTGTTATAGGCTCTTTTCTATGGGGCCTAGTTTCTAAAAAGAAACCTACACAAGTAGTATATCAATTGGATATGTCTCTCATGAATGAGAGTGAGTCACTAGACCAGTTTATTATGCGTGCTTTTAATGAGGGTTTAGGCAGTTATAGAATTGTTTAATATTAAATAATAAGAAAATGAAAAGTACAAAATCGACAAAGAAGCCAATGAAAAAAGGCGGAAAAAAATGTTAATATGTCTGACATAATAATGAAGGACCCTGAGTTTGGGTATACTATCAGGTATACCCCCTCTGAGGGTTTTATAGATTGGGAAGTCTCCAACGAAGATGGGGATGTCCTTATGATAGGTAAATTTGATTCTAAGGATTATTATAAATCAGTGTTTACCTTAGTTCCTTCTAATGTGGAGGAAAATATTTATGAGAATCTGTTTTATCTCTACTTCGAAAATATCAAACTTAAGTGTATAGATATGGTAGAAGGAGATGAATCAATTGGTGATGAAGATTATGATAAATAATGTAACTTTTTTATAAGTTATACGTATAAGTATATAGTTGTAAAATTAATAAAATAAAGAATGAATGAAGTTTGGCTTTTTCACAATAAAAGTGAAGTAAGGGAAAAAAGAAGAGTAGGTGATATAGTATATGCATTTACAAATTGGGGAATAGTAAAAGGTAAGATTGTTAAAGAAAGAATTGATAGGAATTCTGGTATACCACAGTATAAACTTAACATAGTAGTTGATAAGAACAATGAGGATGTTGATTATAACTTTTGGTACACAACAGAACAGCTAAGCAAAACTAAGTTTACAGCAATTATGTCTGAACTAGTTAGACCAATGAAAGTTAAGAGTATAAATAAAGCATAATAAGCAAAAACATGTATAAGAAGAGCGAATCTTACGATAAGAAATTTCCAACAGTAATGGTACTTGAAAACCTACTTGGAGCAGATGAAGGTACAATTTTAAAGTTTGACCCATTCTCTGGCAAGTATGTATCTGTTGTTGAAGAAGAGGAAATAAGTGATGATTATTTTTATTCAGGATCTGCAATTGCAATTGATCCTTATATAGTTCAAGATAATATAGGTGTGTTATTTACACACATTGATCAGGCTCCAAGCGATACTGCTGAACAAGAAGAGAAAGAATTTATTGAGGAAACTAATAAAATGGCAGAAGCAAAACCTGTAAAAACAGAAACAAATGGCCAAGAACCTGAACAAGATTATGAATACAAAAAAGTACATACTCTAGTTGTAGACTGTGAATGTGGTCATAGAAATTTTATTGATGCTATAGATGCACCTGGTATTAATGTAACATTAATGGCAGAGGATGAAACAAGTTTTATAGAATTACATTGTAAAGAATGTGGTTCTAATCTTAAGTTGTGGTTTGCCCCCTCAGAAGAATTAACAAAAGGGACAAATGAACCTACTAAAGAAAAAAGTAAGTAAGAGCATACTCTTCTCTGAGTATACAAAAATACTAAATGGGGTACTTCAGCTTTCCAATAGGGAGGCTGAGGTTTTCTCATTTTTACTACAGAAAGATTCTGTAGGGGATTCCACAAACATAAATACTAAAGAGATTAGGGCTGAGATTATAAAAACATATAATATCAGTGAAGCTAATTTAAGTAGGTATTTAGGTGTGATAAAGAATAAAGGTCTAATCATTAGAGGGCAAACCGGTAAATGGGTAATTAATGATTTAGTTAGACCTGTTATTAAAGATAACGTATTTGAATTAAAGTTTGTATTGGAGATAGAGTAATGTTATATCAAGATGTTTTAATAAGAGACTTAGCAGCAAAATATAAAAAAGATCCTAGAATAATTGAAGCAATTGTTTATTCTCCTTTGAAATTTTCCAAAAGGGTATTTGAAAACCCTAAAGACAATCGTCCAGTAAGGATTAAATATTTTGGTGTATTCGTACAGAAACCTATATTTAATAAAGATACTAGGATGAAAAAGTTGATAGAAGATCTTAGGAAAGATATAGTTAAGACTACTTTTGTAATGGTCAATGTTTTAGGTTTCCCCGTTTTAAATTCTGAATCTGTAAAAAATATCATCAATCTTGCAGAAGAAACAGATGATTATGAAAAGATTAGAATGATATGGGATGCTGTACAAGAAAGTAATAAGTAATGAAATTATATGATATTGTAAACGGGAAGGTTGTCATGAACCCCCAGTCTTTGGCCATGCCAGAGTTTCGCTATTTATGGGATAGGGATAATGATATAGACAAAGATAATGCTGTAAGGGAGATTTCTTATATAGTGTTTCTTTGTGATGATTCATTAGCTAATCCATACAGGGCATATAAAGAAGGCGATAGGGAGGAAGTCCTTAGGCGAGATTTTATAAAAAATATGAAATGGAAAGCTGATAAACACATAGCAGTTGCCATTAAAAAATATGTAGAAGCAACTCAAACAACTAACTCAAGGTTGTTAAAAGCTGCTAAAAACGCTGCTGAAAAGTTAGCTGGCTACTTCGATATGATTGACTTCAATGAAGTTGACAAGGATGGTAAGCCAATGTTCTCTGCTAAAGAACTTGCTAGTAACTTAGCTGCAGTAGGTAATATTGTTAAATCCTTACACCAACTTGAAGAGATGGTTAAGAAAGAACAACTAGAGACTAACACAGTACGTGGTGGTGGGGAAATTGGTTTTTATGAACTACCAAGACGTGACTTTGATTATGGAGATGGGATAGATGAAGACGTATAAAATACATGTCGTAAAAGAAACAAACGCTGACAAATTTAGACCGGCAGCTTTAAAATTTGAAAAGAATAATTATTATACTTCAGCCCCTCCTGGGACCACAGCGTTCATGGAGTTTTGGGATGAGGAATTAGGCAGGTGTATTCATGGATATACTACACCAGATGGGGAGTACATAACAGGGTACTTCTATTTTTATTTAAACTACTCTCGTATTATAAAGACGGAGGAAGTTAAAAAAATGCAACCCAATGGTAAAATGAAAACCATTGTACGAAGACTTGAATCTTTCCCAAGGTATTACGATTACGATAGAGCTTATTTCGAAGCAATTGAAGAAGCTGAAGTTAATGGTAGACACCTTGTGGTTATCAAAAAAAGGGGTGCAGGGTATTCGTACAAAGGAGGATCAATGATGTGTAGGAATTTTTATTGTATTCCTAGGTCAAAATCATATGCTATAGCATCAGAAGCAGAGTTCTTAACAAAGGACGGACTGCTTACAAAAGCTTGGGAAATGATGAGCTTCATTGACGTTAACACTGCTTTTGGTAAGAAAAGACAGAAAAAAGATACAGCCATGCATAAGCGAGCTTCTTATGTAGTGGATGATGATACATATGGAATCAAGTCTGAACAAGGCTGGGGTTCTGAAATTATGGGTGTTAGTTTGAAAAACGACGCTCAAAAAGCTAGGGGAAAAAGAGGTAAATTAATTCTATGGGAGGAAGCTGGTAAGTTTCCAAACTTAAAAGAAGCGTGGCAGATTGCTAGGCCGTCTGTAGAAGACGGTACAGTTGCTTTCGGGTTAATGATAGCATATGGAACTGGTGGTACAGAAGACGCTGACTATGAAGGTTTAAAACAATTGTTTTATGAACCGGATGGGTATAACGCCCTCCCAATTGAAAATGAATGGGACGAGAGTGCAAGCGGCACAGCCTGTGGATTTTTTGTACCTCAGTACTATAACATGGAAGGTACTGATAAATTTGGTATAATAGAAGAAGGTAGGAAGTTTATGGACGAGAATGGTAACTCTGATATTGAGTTTACCAAGAAATATTGTCTAATAGAAAGGGACAAGATTATCAATAGTTCTAGTGATAAAACCTCTATAGATAGGTATATTGCTGAACGTCCTTTCAATCCACTTGAAGCTACTCTACAAATACATGGTAATATATTCCCTAAAAAAGATTTAATACGGCACTTAGCCGCGATAAGAAACTCTGAAAAACTAAGGGATTTTAAACAAGTTGGTGATTTATACTTTGATTCAAACGGCAAAGTAAAATGGGAGATATCTACTCATTTAAAAGATTTAACTAAATATAGATTGGGCCCAGGGGATGATCCTAGCGGTGCAATAGTTATTTGGGAACACCCGGCTGAGGACATCCCTTACGGCCTATATATAATAGGTTGTGACCCTTATGATCACGATCAATCAGGTACTAACTCTTTAGGCTCTGCAATTGTATATAAAAGATTTCAAGGATTTGAAGAATACTATGATTTACCAGTTGCAGAATATACTGGTAGGCCAGACACAGCAGATGAATTTTATGATAAAGTAAGGTTACTATCTGTTTATTTTAATGCAAAGATATTATATGAAAACGAAAAAAAGGGTTTGTTTGATTATATGTCTAGGAAAAATTGTGAATACCTTTTAGCTGATCAACCTGATATCATCAAAGATATTGTTAAGGATAGTACAGTTAAAAGAGGCAAGGGAATACATATGGTAGCTGGTATTAAAGATTGGGGAGAAGGTGCAATCAAAGACTGGTTAATAACTGAATATGCTCCAGGTAGACGTAATCTAACAAAGGTTTTTTCAGAACCCTTACTGGAAGAACTTATTGCTTATAATACAAGTGGTAACTTCGATAGAGTGATGGCCTTCATGATGGTTATTATTTATATCAGAGAATTACATCACGTAACTGTGAAACAAAAAAGGGAGTTCGAAAAGAAATCATTATTCCGGGATAAACTATTCGAACTTGATAATGACAATTATTTTAATAAATTTAAATCAATTTAAACATGGACGTACAAAAATCTAGTTTCCCTGTACAGAAATTAGCACGCGCGAAGAAAACAGATGAGTGGGGACACGAATCTATTGATGCTATTATTGCTAGAGAGGGAAGTGGATTTGTAGGTGGAACTGACAGAAAAGGTACAATGCTTACAGCTTATGGTCTCTATAATAGTGAATATGACGAGAATGATCTTAAGTATGTAACAAACCCCTTTAAAGTGGAAGATGGTTTCCCAGCCAAAATGCAGAATTTTAATATTATCAGGCCTAAGATAGACTTGTTAATTGGTGAGGAAAGTAAACGACCATTTAATGTGAAGGTTATACAGACAAATTATGACGCTGTTACAAAAGTTCAAGAAGAAAAGAAAACACTTTTGATGCAGTATATTCAATCTTATATAGGCCCAGGACAGCCAGATCAAAATGGTCAAGTTGCCACTCCTCCAGAGATTGAAAAATATATGAAATACAATTATAAAACAATATCTGAGGAGACTGCTTTTCATACTCTTAACTACTTAAAGGAAAGATTAAATGTTCCTAATGAGTTCTTAAAAGGTTGGAAAGATGCTCTTATTGCTAGTGAAGAAATATACTACGTTGGTGTAGTAAATGGTGAACCTAGTATGGAGAGAGTTAATCCAGTATATTGTGACTATGATAAAGATCCAGATCTTGAGTATATAGAAGATGGAGATTGGTTTTTGAGGAGAATGGAGATGAGTCCAGCTTCAATATATGATCGTTTCTTTGATCTACTTGATGAAAGCGATCTAGATAAAATACTAGCTTATAGTGATGGTCGTACTACTTTTGGACAAGGTACTGGTGATTATGTAAATAATCGCAGTGTTATGTACAAAGAGAAGTTTTCAAATAAGATATTTGGAGATCAAAACAATGGTGATAATGATGGTAATTTACTTACTGTTTATCATTCTGTTTGGAGATCATATACCAAAACCGGTTTCTTAAAAGTGACTAATCCTGAAACAGGTGAGGTTATAGAAACTATGGTAGATGAAACTTATAAGGTAGGACCTGGTGAAGAAATAAATTGGGAATGGCTCCCAGAGATCTGGGAAGGATATAGAGCTGGTGAAGATACTTATTTTGGTATTGGTCCAGTTGAATATCAGCATGTTTCGATTGATAGTCCTTCTAATAGGAAACTTCCTTACTGTGGAACTATATATAGTAATATAAATTCTAGAGCTAAATCTCTAGTAACTATAATGAAACCTCTACAGTATATGTATATTATACTATGGTATAGACTTGAACTTGCTCTAGCAAGAGATAAAGGTAAAGTTCTTACTATGGATATTACACAGATACCTAAAGGTCTTGGTATATCAGTTGAACAGTGGATGCATTATGTTAGTGCTCTTGGTGTAAACTTTGTAAACCCATATGATGAAGGTTGGGATATACCTGGTCGTGAGGGTGGTAAGCCAGCAGCTTATAATCAAATGACATCTATGGATTTAAGTATGGCCAATGCAATTAGTGAATACATAAATTTGATGGCTAAGATTGAAGATATGATTGGTGAAATATCCGGCGTATCTAAACAAAGACAAGGTGCCATAACTAGTAACGAATTAGTTGGTAATGTGGAGAGAGCGGTTATTCAATCTTCTCATATAACAGAACCTCTATTTTGGGTGCATAACCAAGTTAAAAAGAATGCTTTAACTATGCTCTTAGATACTGCAAAAAGTGTTTGGGGTGATAGTGATAAACAAAGAAAGAAACTGCACTATCTTATGAACGACTCAATTAGGGTTTTCATGGATATTACAGATGACTTTATATATTCAGATCATGACGTATTTCTATCTGACTCTACTAAAGAAGAAACAGATATTCAATCATTAAGATCTATGTTGCAACCAGCTATGTCTAGTGGTGCTACATTATTAGAAGCTGCTGAAATTATAACCGGTGAAAACATGTCTATGATTAAGAAGCGTCTACAGGATATAGATCAAAAGAAAGCTGAAATGGTTGCTGCACAACAGCAGGCACAACAGCAACAGCAACAGTTGGAAAACCAACTTAGGACTGAAGAACTACGAATTAAAGAAGAAGATTCTATTCGTAAAGCAGAAACCTCTTTACAGGTTGCTATTCTCGGTGCAAACTCTGCAGCTAATGCAGGTACGAATGTAGATGAAGAAGGTAATGATTTAGAGTTTGAAAAGTTAATGTTACAACAGGAAAAAGTACAGGAAGATATCAGACTTAAAGATGAACAAGTTAAAGAGACTATAAGGAAAAACAAACGTGCTGAAGAACAAAAAGACATAGAACTTCAGATAAAAAAGAAACAGGCTAACAAACCTGTAAGTAAAACCCAATAAAGATGGATGATAAAATTTTAAAAAAACCAGATGTTTTCGGTGGTTTTCAGGCATTGACAGGCTCTTTGCTTGCTGACGTACCAGGAGAAAAGAATGATGACAATGTCCTAGAGGTAGATACTCTAGATGACATATTGATAGATACTAAGAATACAGACGATGACTTGGATGACGAAGGGACAGATGACAAACCGGTTAAAAAGAAAAAACCGGCAGCTCCAGTTAGTATTCCTACGGATGACACAGACGAAGGTGATGATGATGACAATGAAGGAGACGAAGGAGATGGAGAACCGACGTCAGGAACAGAATCAGAACTTACAGAATTTGAACCAGATATAACTAAGTTTTTTCAAGACAAACTTGCAAGTGAACTTGGTTGGGATTTTGAGGAAGATGAAAAATTTGAGTCTGTAAAAGACCTTGTAGATTATATGAAAGGTGTAGTAGAAGATGCTTCTAAACCTAATTATGCAAATGATGAGATTGAAAAATTGAACGCATTTGTTTTAAATGGTGGTAAGTTAGAGGACTATTATACTAAAATAAAACCAGGTGGCATAGATGTAGATACTTTAGACACTACTAAAGAGACTGATGCTAAATTGGCAATTAGAGAAAGGGCTAGATTACAAGGTTACAAAGAAGATCGAATATCTCGTGCGATCGCAAGATACGAAGACAGTGGCACACTAGAAGATGAGGCAGAAGAAGCTGTAGAATTTTTAAAAGAATACAAAACTACTTCAGCTAAAAAGCTATTAGAGGATACTGAAAATAATGCAAAACAGGTAAAACAACAGCAACAAAAGTTCGTTTCAACCGTACAAGATAATATAAAAGGTCTAAATGCCATACGTGGCATACCAGTATCCAACAGGGACAAACAGGATCTGATGGATTATATATTTAAGCCGGACTCAGAAGGTCTAACGAAATATCAGCGTGATTACATGTCTGACGTTAAAAATCTAATCGAGTCGGCTTATTTTACTAAACAGGGGGACCAGTTGATTAGCTCCGCTAGGAAAACTGCAACCTCAGACGCCTACAAAGATTTGCATCAGAAACTCAAAGCAAGCAAAGGTAAAAGACACACAGGTGGTGTGAACCAAGGGTCGCGTAACAGTTCTGATTCGTTAACAAACTTATTAGGAAAAACTTTATTAAAACAATAATAATTAATTGAAATTTGAATTATGGCAATGGAAAATAATTTGACTAACAGTCTGCAACTTTTTAAGACGAAATGGTCTAGCGATTTAGCAGACGAAAGAATGCTTTCCAATTTGCTGCTTACAGAGCCTCATAAGGCATCTACTGTAATCTCTTATATCTTCGGTCGTTTTGATCAGGGTAACATCCTTGACTTCTTGACTAATGGTATGGGACAGACAATGACTATCGAAAACAGAGAATACGAGTGGGATGTTATGATCGAACATGACAAAGCAGTCGCAATCAGACAGGCACAGATCAACGGTGTTACGATTGCAGCTGGCGACACAAGTAAAGTTCCGGGTATCAACCAGGAACCTATTACACTCTGGTTAGCAGAAAAATGGTTTGGTCCTGGAGCTATCCTTGAATTCGACGACAAAGAATATCAGGCTAGAGTTCTCGGCGAACCTTATCAGGATGGTAGTGATTGGGTTTACACAGTAGTAGTTGCTGACGGACAGTCCGAATCGTTTATCCCTACGGCTCTTTTAGTTCCTGGAAAACAGGTAAGCAGGGTTGGTAGTGCATACGAAGAATACAGTGAAGAGGCTGATATACTGAATTATCAGACACCATTTAAACTTAGAAATCATCTTACAACGATGCGTCTTTCATACGACATCACTGGAGATGCTTACTCTACAGTTATGGTAATTGCAATACGTGATCCTCAGACAAAGAAATCAACATACTACTGGTCAGTTTACCAGGAGTGGATTGCTCTTCGTCAGTGGTACGATCGTATTGACAGGATGACAGTATACTCAAAATACAACGCTAAATCTAATGGAACCGTAGACCTTCGTGGTAGTAACGGACGTCCAGTATACATTGGCGCTGGTCTTTTGCAGCAGATTGCACCCGCAAACAAAAAAACATATACAACTCTGACATTGGATATGCTCGATACATTCTTGTCAGATCTTTCATATAACATCCTTGGTATGGGTGAACGTAAGTTCGTAGCTCTTACTGGTGAGATGGGTATGAGAGAATTCGATAGAGTACTCAGGGCTAAAGCTTCTGCCTATACTTTGATTGCAACCAATTTCATAACTGGAAGTGGTCAGAATCTTACATTAGGTGGACAGTTCACGACTTACAAAGGTCTGAACGGTGTAGAAATTACACTTAAGCATTTCCCACTCTACGACAACCCTGTATATAACAGAAAACTTCACCCCATTACTGGGAAACCACTTGAGTCATATCGTATGACTTTCCTTGACTTCGGTCGTAGGGATGGTGAAGCAAACGTTAGAAAAGTAGTTCGTAAAGACCGTGAGATGGTAATGTGGTACACTGGTGGGTCAGTTGCTCCTGGAGCAGGACACGCTAAGTCAATCACAACTCTTAGGTCTAACGCTAAAGACGGATACTCAGTACACTTCTTGTCCGAACAGGGCATCATGGTACTCGATCCTACAACTAGTGGTGAACTTATTTGTGACGCTGAATAAATTTAAATAGTAGGTTAGGTGGGGTGATACGTCACCCCTCCTTACTTATTTTAACCGTTAATAACGAGGAATTATGATAGTAGTATTACGACCAATTGGGAGAAAAACATGGTCAGGTTTAGTTAAGTATAGGAACTGTTATGAAGATATAGGTCCCTATTTTACAAGATCCGGTAGGATTTATACAGGTCTTACTCCCGAAGACGAAACAAGAATAGGTACTGAAATAGGTGCTGATTTAAGAAGTTCTTCTGACTTTTGGAAAGATTTCTTTATTAGAACAGCTGGTAAAGATTTGTATTTAGATACAAATGATGTACATGATGAATTAAGATACTTATTTTTAAAAGGACATAAAAGAGTTAAGAACTCTATACTTGAGAATAAAGCATCTGCGAATTTTGTTCTTATTAATAAAGACGAAGAAGCTCGTAGATCTAATTTATATTCGAAAATTAAAAGAGATGCTATTAAAGCATTTGATTCATTAACACCAGAAGATATGAGAAAATGTCTCAGAATCTATGGTCACAATGGAGATTCTATGAGTAACGAATTAGTAGAAAAGACTTTGTTTGATATAGTAGAAGGTAATCCTCAGGGCTTTGTTGAACGTTGGGTTAACAATCCATACAAGGAAACAGAAGCTTTGATTGAAAGAGCAATAGCTAAAAACATATTACGTAGGAATAAAAACATCTACAAATATGGTACAGAGATTATAGGACATAATGTTGGTGAAGTTATTGGTTTCTTAGAGAACATTAAGAACCAAGATATTAAGATTGCAATTATGAAACAGTTGGAATCTAAAGCAACACTAGATTATACTCCTTCTTTTGATATTCCGACGATAGAAGAACCAGTTGTAGAAGCTCCAAAAGCTGATAGAAAAGGTGTTTCAATAATTGAAGATGACGAAGAGAAGGCCTTTAATGCTGAACTAATTAGTAAGAAAAACAAGAAGACTGTAAATACAATTTAATGGATATCATTCAAATGCACTTAGCCTTCAGGCTAAATTTAGATAAATCTGGTAAGTTAGAACTACCTGCTTTTGAACCAGAAGAAATAGATTTCTGGATCTACTCAGCTATAGTTAAACTTGAGAAAACTAGGTATACCGGTTCTGATAAAAATTTAAGTTTCGAGGAAACTTTAAAGAGATCAGAAGATCTGAAGACTTTAGTACAGGATGCAGTCATTACACCAAGTTACAGTGGAAACAACACCTATATAGCCAACTTGTCTACGCTCGTGGACAAGTGGTTTATATTAGGAGAAGAGGTTGAAATAACATATACTAAGTTAGGTAATTCAACTACATCTTCAAAAAGACAAGGAGTTACTAAATGTACTATAGATACTTATAGATCTAAATTAGATGATCCATATAGTGAACATAGATTGCATTATGAGGAAGCTCAACCACTTAGACTTATTTATCAAAATACTGTCGAATTAATATCAGATGGAAATTATACAATAACCAAGTATTATCTTAGATATCTTAAGAAACCACAGAGAGTTAATAGTTTACAAACTGCTTATACTAGTGCTACAGCTAATATAGAAGAGGGTTTTAACTATATTGTTTCAAACGGAACATTAACTTATAATGGTGTTTTATATCAAATAGGTAGTACATTTACTGGTGTTGAAGGTGTTAGAGCCTTCACGGGAGCTGGTACTGCAACAGCAGTGTTAGCAAATTGTGATTTACCAAATCATTTACATGATGAGGTAATAGCCTTGGCAACAAATATGGTATTAGAAAACATAGAACAACCGAGGTATCAAACTCAAACTAATGAGTTAAATAAAATTGAATAATAAAAACATAAAATTATGTTACAAAGAACAAGTAGAATATTAATCGGTAAGGATATTAGCCGTGATGCTCAGGTTGTTGATGGTGCAACTCTTGCTACCATTACGCTCAGCACTGGTATGGCCGACGGTGAGATTGTTGTTCTCGATAAATATAAAAAGGTATTAGCTGCTGGTGCAACCATTGCAGATTCCGATACTATTTATATTTGTCAAGGAACATCTGAAACGTTTAGTTATACTAACGAAGCTGGTACTACAATAACTGGTGCACGCAAAATCGTTATATCAGATCCTATTCAGGGAAGTAAAGTTAAATCATATGTTGGTAGATCTTACGTTGCAAAAGCAGAAAGAACAGCTGCTGTTAACTTAACAGGTCTAGTACCTGTAGTTAATACAGAATATTTAATTCGTATTATTTATAAAGATATAAAAGAACATCCAGGACAGTTTACACAGACTTATAGGATTACCGCAACCTCTGCAACACTGAAAACACTTGTTGATGCTTTCACAGTAAAGATTAACAAACACAGTGGACGTAGAGTTGTATCATCTGATGATGACTCAACTATTACTTTAACAGGTCTTGCTATTCCAGAAGTTACTTCAGGTTTATCTGATCTTGATGATTTCACTATGGTTGACTTTGACGTACGCTTCTTAGCAGTCAATGCCACCACAGGTAATTGGGAAACAATGGCTTCCACATCCACAGCTGTTACTTATACCGGTCCTAACTTTGGAGTTGGTACATGGGAACAAGTTCGTGATATGGAAAGATCTCTTCTTGGTTATGAAGGTGTAACAAACACTATTCATTGGCCAACTAGAATTCCTGCTCAGGATACAGTCAAAAGTGCAACTTATGATCTTATTGTAATCGAGCATGACAAAACTTATCTGTCACCAGATAATCAATATGTAAAACAGGCTCCTTTAACTACTGTTATTGCATTTGTAGTTCCTACAACTGGAACACAGGAAGGAAGTTTCTTGGCTCAATTGAACCCTTGGATGGCTTCTTTACCAGGTGCTTTTGCAGCAGTTAGTGTATAATTAAAATTAAATAAGACTTAAAATGGCAAATGAATTTTTCGCAGGTCGCGTAGTTAGAGCAGACTTTACTATTCTCGCTTCAACTGCAACTCAAGCTCTTCCCTCTGGTGTTTATATTCCCGCAGGTGCTCTCGTAACAGGGGTCACTTTCATGGATAAAAACGCAAACACCATTGCGAATGCTTCTGGTACAGTTGATCTTAGGATCGGTAGTGTTGCTATGATTTCTACCAAAATGATTAAAGACCTCGGAGCACAGACTGTTGCAGTTGCAGCTAGTTTGGTTTCCGCAGGTGGAATGTATGTACCTATAACTGGTGAAGTAAAACTTAGTGTTCAGGCTACCTCTGGTACGGCTGTACACACTATTTCTCCTAGTGTATTTATTGGTTATGTACTGTAATAAGTATATAAACAAATAATGAACTTAGTATTAGGGCGGGTATAAAAGCTCGCCCTTTTTACTTTAAAAAATAAAAAATAATACAAAATGGCAGTAATATTAGATTTGGATTACGTTGAACGTAACGATAACAAATTGATAACATTAACCGATGTGTCTATTGGTTGGTCTACTCCAGCAGGACTAGACATTACTTCTTTAGATTTAGTTATAAGTGTAACTACTTCTGATAATATTAAAGTTGATTACGATTCAATAAATCTACTTACACATGGCAACCCAATAACACAAAGTACCACACAAGCAGAGTTAGTATTTACAATCGATGCTTCTGATTTAAAAATATCAGGGGTATCGTCAGGCACAAATAACGACGTGTTAATTGATGGTATATATGAATTTAAATATATATTAAACTCTGGACTTCCTACTTCTACTTCATTAGATGATTTTAATCTTATAGAAGGTAATGTAAGAAACGGTGTATATGAGGCAATGCGTAGAATACCTACTTGGTATATGTGTGATGATTGTAGATCTAAAGAAATCATGGATGCTATTTTTGCATATGGTTATTTAAACAGTATGCGAGCTGGTGGGTATGTAGCTAAAACAGAAGAATTATTAAGTCAATTATACGTATTAGAAAGATTGTTAAGTTATGGCAGTAGTTACGCATGGTAGTTTTGATGAGGATATAATCACCTTAAAACTTCCTGATATATTTAAAGGTTTGGTTCCAGATGGAATACAAACCGAAACAGATCCTTTGTTTTCTGCTTGGGATAGATCAACAGGTGTATCTATTACTAAGAAACAGATTACAGATAGATCTGATATAGTAACTACAGATGGTGCTGATAGTACAGCTAATCTAGTTGATATACTAGATTCATATGTTACTGGAGCAAATCTAATGGAGGTAGTAGAAACAGGATATGTTCCATATGTAAATGCTTCAGGAAATGTAGATTTAGGAGATTATACATTAGATGCCGATAGAGTTTATGTTAATCACGAAACTCCAATAGCTTCTACAGAATTAGCCACTAAGGGATATGTAGATGCTACAGCTTTTACAGCTATTGGTGGAGTAACTCCTACAGTTGCACATAACGATACTACTAGTAAAGAAGGTGGTGGAGGTGGGCATTGGTATCATTTAAGTGATACTGCTAATGCAGTTATTCCTAACATTACTACTTCAGGTTCTGATATAGTTCCTACTGGATTAACTTTAAGCGACTCAGGTATAAGTATTGGATTAGATGGATTAGCTTGGGTAGAATTAACATGGGATGCTATAGTAAGTAGTACCTTTGATCATTATGTTATAGAGTATAAAAAATCAGCTTATACTTATTATACTCCACTAATTGCTACTTCTAATCATATAATGATTGAAGGATTAACTCCTAATACATCTTATAATTTTAGAATAGCTTCAGTAAATAAATATGGTACAGCATCAGCATTTAGTACAGATTTAATATTAACAACACCTTCTGATTCTGTTGCACCAGCTACTGTAAGTGGTTTAACTACTACTGCAGCTATACAAGCTATATTACTTAGATGGACACATAATACAGATGTTGATTTAGAGTCTTATAATATATATAGAAATACTGCTAATGATACTGCTTCATCAACTATTGTAGCAAATTTCAAAGGTAATGTATATATGGACAATGGTCTTACAGCTAATACAACTTATTATTATTGGTTAAAGGCTAAAGATACAAGTGGTAATTTAAGTGCTGCTTTTTCAACAGGTGCTTATGCTACTACAAGAAACGTGTTGGCTACAGATATAGAAAATATTGCTGCTAATCAAGTTATTATACAAGGGGTTACAACATTAGCTAATTGGACTTCTCCAGGAGTAACTACTATTGATGGTGCTAAAATAACAACTGGTTCTATAACATTATCACAATTAAACTTTACACCATTAGCAGGTGGTAATATAATAGCATCTATTAACGCTTCTCCAGAAGGTATACAAATAGAAGCTGATAACTTTGCAGTTAGTGGTTCTAGTGTATTCACAGCAAAAGTGGGAGGTAGTTTTACAAGTGCTAATACAGTTCCACGTATAAGAATCTTTCCAGATTCAGATACTGGTATTGAAGTTGTAGACGATAGGGGTAGATTTTCGTTTAGGGCTTTAATAGGTGGCACTAATGTTGGAGATGTAATTATTGGAGATTGGGCTAACGGACAAGGTTTTTATTACGATAGTTCAGCTGGTACATATGGATCAACTTCTTTTGCTGGAACAATAATGGCATCTGCAGGTAATATAGGTGGTTGGTCAATAAGTGGTACAGCACTAATTAAAGAAAATGGTACAAGTTCAGTTGGAATGTCTCCTTCTGATTATCCTTTTTATGCCGGTAATACATATGCCAATAGAAGCAACGCTCCATTTAGAGTAACAAGCGAAGGTAATGTCACTGTTTTAAATATAAAATTATCTAACGCTAGTACAAATACAATATTAAGAACATATAGTAATGGTAATATTGTAGACAGTAGTATGACTGATGATGGAGATAGAGTACGTATAACTACACCGTCTGGTTTAGTTATACCTAGATTATATTTTGCTCCTACGTCTCCAGAACCTGGAATGATATATTATAATGCTTCAAATGGTCATGCTTATTTATACACTAATACATGGAGAGTGTTAGACTAGTGGAAATAACTAAAGAATATTTAGAAGATAAACTTAAATTGTTTATATCTAAACAAAATGAATTAAATAAGATAATAGATGATAATATTACCTTAAGTAAAAAATTAGAAGGTGCTATTGAAGTAGTTCAAGTACTGTTAAAAGACATTCAAATAAATACAGAAGAAAATGGCAATTAGGTTAAAGAAACAAAACGTAACCAATATGTATACTCCCATTGAGTTGATAACAACCAATGTGGGACAAGTTGCATATCATGGTGGAGGTGGCGGTGTTACAGACCATGGTTATTTACATGGTTTAGCGGATAACGATCACCCGCAATATCTATTGTCTAGTCGAAGTACTCAGTTCATGCCTGCTGGTAATAGTTCTAATTATCAATTAATTGCTAATAGTTCTTTATCTTTAGGTACTGCTGCTACAGGTTCTTTCTTCTTTACATCAAATAGTTCAAATTTAATTGCACTTTCAAACAGTACTATATATGCTGTAAGCAATCATACACATACTGGTTTAGGTGGAGCAGTTAGTGATCATAGTCATGGTAGCATTAATGTTATACCTACTGCTGGAAGTCAAATGGCATTTAACTCAAATAGTAGTGGATTAACTATAAGCATGCCAGCCTTTATAACTACTTATAGTGGGGCATGGCCATTAGTTGCTCTTAATAGTGCGAGTGCAGAAGTTGACATGTATAATGGAAGTTTAAGTTTCGCTAATTCTAATGGGGTTTCCTTTGGTTTTGAAAATATAAACACAGGTACTAGACCAGGGGTGAGATTAACTGCTAGTGTAGCTGCTATAGGTGGTGCACAAACAGGTATATCAGCTATTGCAGGTAGTGCTGCTTCTAGTGTAACTAACGGTACAATAAAGTTTGCTAATTCAAACGGAGTATCTTTTGGTTTAAATGGTAGTACTATGACAGCATCTTATACTGTTCCTGGTAATACAGTGTTTAGTAATTCTAATAACATAGAGTTTGGTCTTAATGGTTCTACAGTTACAGCTTTAGCTTTATTTGCACAATCAGTACAAACACAAAATGTAAACAATATTAGTTTAGCTGGCAATACTACAGGTACTCTTTCTCAGATTTCCTCTGGCACGGTTACTCTAGCAGGGGGTAGTAATATAACATTATCTCAAAATGGTAATGGAATAACTATTATAGGTTCTGCCGGTGCATCTAATTCACACAATATAACACTTGCTGGTAATACAACGGGCACACTTGCTCAAGTATCTTCTGGTACTCTTACTATAGCAGGTGGTAATAATATAACCCTATCACAAAATGGCAATGCTATCACCATATCAGGAGCGAACCAGGGAGGTGTTCAGACAGGTATTAGTGCTATTGGTGGAAGTAATACTACTTATACTTCTGGCACAGTAATATGGTCTGGACAAAATAATATTACAATAGGTTCTTATGTAAGTTCTAATAGTCAATATATACGTTTAAGTGTAGGTAACTATCTTACTACAGCTGCTCAAACAGATCATGCTCATGGAGTTGGTTTAATACAATACTCTAATATGGCTAGTGTAAGTGGTTCTAGTAATAGCGGTGGGTTCAGTTTAGGTGTAACAGGGTTCCCAACAAGTAGTTTTATTAATATATCACAGACTTCAACATTAGCAGGAGTAGGAGCCACTATTCAAAGTACCGTTGGAACCGATATATTAGCTACACACAATAGTTTAGGACTTAATTTAGCTGTTCCTAAATACATAACAGCGATAGGTTCTCATACACATGGTAATGTAAACCTATCTTTAACTAATCTATCTGGTACATATTCAAGTGCAAGTGATGGATTAACTCTTTCTTTAACAGCATATCCTTCTTCAAGCTTTGCTAATGTTACAGATTTAGGAACAGTATACTTTGGTAATTCTCCAACAGTAACATTCTCTTCTTCTGTAAGTAGTAATTCAACAACTATATTAGCTACAGCAATAGGTGGTACAGCAGGTGGAGGAGTAGCGTTAGGCTTCTCTGGTAATACAACTGGTACTACACAGACTATAGGTGCTGGAACTCTTCAATTTGTTGGTGGCAATAATATAACATTATCTCAAGCAGGTAGTATAGTAACTATATCAGCTGGTTCAAACACAGTGGCAAATAATTGGTCTACTGCAACATTATCCTCTGGTACAGTAATACAAGTATCTACTGGTGTAACTAACACATTATATTATCCTAAGTTTATAACTACTTATTCTCAAGGTACTGGTGTAGGCACTGCTTCTGGTGTAACTAATGCGGATATTACATTCAATAGTAATGGGTTATCTTTCAATGGTACTAGATATGCAGGTACAGGATTTACATCTACTTCACAATCAGGTTCAAATATATCAGCAACAGTTGATAGTAACGGACTTAGATTATGGGTTCCTAACTATTTAACAACACAAACATTACCATCAGCAACAATATCGTTTCAAGATGGTGGTGGCATAACATGGGGTACATCTTCTGGATCAGTAAGTAATATGACAATAGTAACTGCTACGGTTGTTGGCGGTACTGGTGGTGGTACAAACTTCGTATTCAGTAACTCAAATAACGTATCGTTTGGTACTAGTGGTAGTACAGTAACTGCTATGGCAGGTGGGGTTAGAATGATTCAGGTTAGTAATATACAATTATCTAATACTACAGTTAATTTCTCTAATTCTAATAACGTTTCATTTGGAGCTGTGGCTTCCAATGGGGTAGTAACAGCATCAGCTTCATATCCAGTAGGAAGTATATTCTTTGCTGATTCAAACGGACATAGTTTCAGTTCATCGGTTAATGGAGTTTCAACAACAATTTATATTCGTACATCTTAAAAATAAAATATGAGCGCAAGTTTTGATCCTAAATTTATAAAATTCAGTACATCTAGTGCTGTTAGTTCTTTACTAACAGGTATAGTAGCATACTGGAAATTAAACGAATCTTCAGGTACGTTTGCATCTTCAGTAGGTACTTTTCCAGGTAGTATTTCAGGTACTGGTGTTACATATGATGCTAGTGGTAAACTAGGTAGATGTATAACAACAGCAGGTACAGGGTATATTACAATGGGAACATCTACTACTTTAAAACCAGCAACTGCACTTTCAGTATCTGCTTGGTTTAAAACTACTAGTAGTGGTTACTTTACTATATTATCTAACTATACAGTTGGTGGTGGTTATTGGGGATATCATATGAGTATTGAACAACCAGTAACTAATTGGATTGTATCAGGTGTTATAGGTGATGGTGCTGGTACACATATTTCTACCGTAGATGGTACAACAGCAATTAATACAGGAGCTTGGTTTCATGCTGTTTTTACATCAGATGGTACTAATATAAAATTATATATTAATGGAACACAAGAAGGTGGTAATGTATCGTTTCCTTATTCGCCTTCATATGAAGCTGGTGGTGATTTTGAAATTGGTGCTAGAGATGGTGGATCAGCACCTTTAACAGGTTCTGTAGATGAAGTTGGTTTATGGAGTAGAGCTTTAACTCAATCAGAAGTTACTGCTTTATATAATGGAGGTACAGGTATAACACATCCTTTTTAATTAATGGCACAATACTATATAAGAACGGACGGTAGCGATTCAAATACTGGGTTAGCTAATACAGCTGGTGGAGCATGTAAAACACTTGCAAGTGTATGTGGTAAAGCTACGGCAGTAGGTGATGTTATTAATGTTGGAGTTGGTACATTTATTGAATCTCAATTATGTGTATTAAGGCCAGGTGTTAGTATTGTGGGAGCGGGGGTAACCTCTATAATCAAAAGTCATGTAGCTAATACAGATGGTGCTAATGATGGGCTAATTGAATTATATTCTTCTACTCAGAACTATGCAGGCAATCAGTCAATATCTAATATAAAGTTAGACGGAGATGCTCTACAGGGTGGTGGTGCTATATATATCTATAGAAGAGGAAACGTATCTATTCATGACTGCACTATAGTTGATTTTAAATATTGTGGTGTTGTCTTTGATAACGAACTTAGTTGGGTTAGTCCAGGAACATTTGCTGTAAGTAATAGTCTTTATAATAATATTATAACTAACTGTCACGGTAGTGGTGGTGGTGGTAACGTAAGACTTACATCACAAGCAACCTTTTCAATGTATGGTAATACCATAGACGGTCGTACAAGAGGTATGCAGAACTCAGTAACGTTTAGTAACTGTAAGGCAATCACTATTAATAATAATACTTTTTATACTCTTGATACTAGACCATCTGGAAACTGGAACTTCTCTTTTGAAGTATGGGATAGTTGGGGTGGTATCGAATTTCATCACAATAACTTCCTTGGTGGTGGTACAATGGACTTAGGTGGACATTATACTTATAAGGGAGCGTATGCATTTGGTATAAGTGTTCATGATAATAACTTTACCATAGCATCAAGACAGCCTTATACTCCTGAGGAGTGTATTGCTATAACTTCTGAGTCATGGCAGAGACTTGAAGATGTATGGATATACAATAATAGAATAACAAACTTTGCTTCTGGTATACAGGTTACCTTTGGAGCACAAGCTGGAGGAGTAGCACAGAACTACTATATCTTCAATAATATATTTGAAGGTATGGGTTATACTGATCGTAGTGCTTATGTGATAGGTTTTGTTGATCAGAACGTTGCGGTTACTTCTTATACAAATATAAATATCATTAATAACGTAATAGTCTCTGGTGCTAATCCAGGCATAGCTATTAGATATGATGTTATGGGAAGTAACACTAATATTAATATTAAGAATAATATTGTTAGTGGTGCGTTTAGCCCAGCGGTTAGATTTGCAGTTGCAGATTACGGTGGAACTTTTACTAATTTAGCAGTAACTAATAATATATTTTTTGGTGTTGGTGCTAATTATAGTTGGGTAGGAATTCCTTCACAAGGAACTCTTTCTCCAGTATCTGCGAGTAATCCAAACTTTGTTTCAGCAACTGACTTTCATCTTAAAGCAGGTTCTGCTGCTATAGGTTATGGAACAACTGTAGCCAATGTTACTAACGACTTAGCAGGTAATGCTTATGCTAATCCTAGATCAGTAGGGGTATATGAATATAGTGCTGTTGTTCCTGTTATCGCAACTATAACAACATCTTCAGTAACTGGTATTACTTCAACTACTGCAACTACAGGAGGTATTATATCTACAGATGGAGGAGCCATAGTTACTTCTCGTGGAATATGTTGGGCAACTACCAGTAATCCTACTATAGCAAATAATAAAGTTATTGATCCTACGACTGGTACAGGAACATTTGTTAGTTTAATAACAGGACTTACACAATCAACTATTTACCATGTAAGAGCCTATGCTACAAATTCAGTAGGTACCGCATATGGAGCAGATATACAATTTGTAACAACTACTCCAGTAGTATTACCAACAGTTACAACACAAGCAGCATCTCTTATATCTTATACAACTGCTACTGGAAACGGTAATATAACTTCAAGTGGTGGTGCTACAGTTACAGGAGGATTTTGTTGTGCTACTCATACCGTTCCTACTACTGCTGATAATTCTATTAGTGTTGTTATTGGAGCAGGAGTATATAGTGGAGGTTGGACTGGTTTACTTCCTTCTACAACATATTATTTAAGAGCTTGGGCAACAAACTCAGCTGGTACTTCTTATGGTAATGAAGTATCATTCACTACTCTAACTCCTAGTGCTCCAACTGTAACCACAGGGGCTATATTTGCAATAACGCAAACAAGTGCAACTGTTGCTGGTACTGTAACTAATATTAATGGAGCAGCTATTACAGGAACAGGAATTTGTTGGTCTACAATATCAGGACCTACAATAACAGGTAGTCATACTTCAGATGGAATTAGCCTTAGTTGGTCTGGTTCTCTTACTGGATTAAGTTCTAATACTCTTTACTATGTACGTGCATATGCAACCAATAGTGCAGGAACAAGTTATGGTACTCAAATTAGTTTTACAACAACAGCTGCGTTACCAACATTAAATCTTACTTCGATTACTAGTATAACTTCAACTACAGCTAGTAGCGGTGGTAATACTTTAAATGACAATGGTTCAGTAATTACAGCAAAAGGTATATGCTGGTCAACCACTACTACTCCAACAATTGCCACTAGTCATACAACAGATGGTTCTGGTAATAGTAACTATTCAAGTACTTTAAGTGGTTTAGTTGCTAATACGTTATACTACGTTAGGGCGTATGCTACTAATAGCATTGGTACTGGTTATAGTTCACAATTAACATTTACTACATCTCCATCAGTTACTTATATCAGTGTTATAAAAGCACAAGTAAAGAAATGGATGTGTGTTCCAGACGATAGAGGGCATGGAGCTTTATACAACTGGTATGTTGCTAGTTCTAGTAAAGTAGCACCCGTAGGTTGGCATGTTCCTTCAAACGCTGAATTTAATACTTTAAGAACTTTCTTTGATCCATATGGTGCTTATATAAATAACGTTGCTGGAGGTCCTTTAAAACAAATTGGAATTACACACTGGATGACTCCTAACACAGATGCTACAAATTCTTCTGGATTTAATGGAGTTGGAAGTGGTAGTAGGTGGTACAACGATGGCACATATAATAGTATCCATGGTTACTCATTTATGTGGGGTACTGATGTTAGATATGGTCAAGGTGTAACTGGACAGCTTGTTGCAAATAACCCTACCTTTAATACAACAGGAGGTACTAGTTATACATATGCAGATGTTAAAAATGGTTATAATATACGTTTTATAAAGGACAATTCTGTTGTAGGAGATTGTATAGATTACGATGGAAATAATTACGGAGGTGTTTTAATAGGAACACAAGTATGGACTACTAAAAATTTTAAGGGTACTCATTATAACGATGGCACAGTAATACCATTGGTAACAGATAACAATGAATGGATAGCATTAGGTGTACCTATTGATGTAACTAATGATGATAGTAATAGAATGCCGTCTAAGGCTGGAGCGACGACTACAATTAATTGGGGACAAACATTCCCATCAATAGGTAAGTCACTCACAAAAGTTATAGTTAAAGTTAATAGTGGCAATAGTAAATTAGGTTCTCCTGATTTTAATATAAGATGTTCAATATATAATACAAGTTTAGGTATTCAGTACGCTACTACAACAATGTTGCCTACCACCAAAATAGCTGATTCTACAAATGTCATTTCAGCATCTATATGGGGAACTGATAATCACGAGTTCTTATTTAACAGTCTTTCCTTACCAATAGGACAGTATGCTATTTATTTTACTTATGAAGATGTAGTTCTTAATGATGAGTCTAATAATATTGGTTTTAGTTGGGGATACAGTACATATCCGGGAGGAGAAGCTTTTTATCATTATAGTTCCTATGCTGCTGGTGTTTATAATACTCTTGGGCCAGCATTAAATTTATATATATATTTTGAAGGAGACGGTATGTGTTATTATAACAACGATCCAACATATGCTTAATTATTTATCACTTTAATTGTAACAAAATTGAATTAATTTCGTATAATTAAATTAAAAAAGATTATATAAAACTTATGAACCCACAGATAGTGATGTTAGATCCAGCAGGTTTTCACAACAAAGATTTAGATGTGTCTGCTGATAGACTAGAGAAAAGTAAAACATATAGAGACCTGTCGACTATTATTATATGTCCGACACGGGGTCAGATACCAGCAAAGGTTGTACAGTCCTGGATGGGATTGATGAGACCTATGAATCAGAAAGTAATAGGACCGATCTTTGCAATTGGAATGGAAGTAGGACAAGCCTATAACAATGTTATAGAGAACATACTTGCTAATCCTGAGCTCTCTCAGTATAAATATATAATGACAATAGAAGAAGACAACATGCCTCCGGTAGATGGTTTACTTAGATTGTATGAGAGTATGGATAAGTACGATGTAGTACAGGGGTTATACTGGACTAAAGGGGAAGGTGGACAGCCTATGATATATGGCGATCCTTCTGTAATGCCAAAGAACTTTATACCTCAAGTACCCAAAGCAGACCAAGTACAACAGTGCAATGGTTTAGGTATGGGTTTTAATTTGTTTAAAATGGAGATCTTTAAAGATAAAGATATTCCTAAACCTTGGTTTAAAACAGTACAGGAAGTTATACCTGGTGTTGGGGCTAGGGCTTATACACAAGATCTATACTTCTATGAGAATGCTGCTAAGGCAGGTTATATATTCGCATGTGATAATAGAGTAAGGGTAGGACACTACGATATTAATTCAGATATAGTGTGGTAATTATGAAATATGAAATATTAAAAGCTAAAGACAAAACATTTTATTTTGTACTTAAAGCAAAAAACGGTGAGATAATAATCACCTCAGAAACTTACAAGACAAAACAAGCCTGTAAAAAAGGAATTAGGTCTGTAAAAGTAAACAGTATATTCAGTAGAACTATTGACTCAACAAAGTAAATATGAAAAAAGGAACAGTAGAACCAAGTGCAGCTAAGATGATTAATGAGTTGAAACTTGACCTGGCGTGTGGCCAGAATAAAGCAGAAGGTTATTTCGGGATTGATATATTCCCTGGAGAGAACGTTGATGGTGTTGTGGATCTAGAACAGTTTCCATGGCCGATAGAATCAAACAGTGCTGAGGATATTGTGTGTAATCATTATATTGAACACACACCGACAGAACCATTTTCAAAAGATTTAATGTATGCTATCTTAGAATCAAATACATTAGAAGAGTTAAAAAGTAAAGTAGAAATATTAAAACTTAAACCTTCTGATGGACTTATAAGATTCATGGATGAGATATACAGAATACTTAAACCAGGTGGTAAAGTTAAATTCGTAGCACCTTATTATAATTCAATTAGATGTTGGCAAGATCCTACTCATAAAAGAGCGATCAGCGAAGCTACCTTTCTTTATTATAATAAACAGTGGAGAGATACAAATAGGTTAAACCATTATCCTATACATTGCGACTTCGATTATACTTACGGGTATGATATGAATGTTGAGTTTGCTAACAAACACGAAGACGCTAGAAACTATGGTGTAGCACATTACATGAATGTTATAAATGACATACATGTAGTTCTTACTAAAAGAGAACCAGAACTTAAGAAATAACATGAAAGCACAACAATCAGAAATAGATACTTACATAACAGACATCAGGTCGGCTATTGCCGACTTTGGTGATTCTGTTGCTACCAAACAACGTTTAGGAAAAACAGATATAAGATGTGACAAACTAAAACTTATGTTACTATCTATTTGTCTCGATTGTCTTAGTGACTATTTTTTGCAGTACCAAGATCCAGATGAAGTAGATCCTGATACAACAAACTTTTTCACCACATCAGAGATTCGTGATATAATGCAGCATGTTAATAATATGTGTAAAACAAATTATATAATAGTAAATCTATAAACGTGGAAAAGAAGATTAGGGAAATGAGTCAAATACAAATACAAAACGTGTCGGCGGATGTGTTAGAGTTATTACAGAAAGACATATCCGATATTAAGATGGCACTGCTTGGTAATGAATATAACCCAGGTGGTGGTTTACTAAGTAGGACAGCAGAACTTGAAAAGGAATTATCAAAACTTAAAAGTAGGTACGAACGAATAATATGGACCGTTAGTGTTGTAGGTGCTATTATTACTATGATTTTTAATTTCATTGCACAATTTTGGGACAAGCTTATTGTTACTAAATAATGGATAAGATATCTAAACATATTAATTATACTGAAGCTACTAGAAGTGATACTGCTAAACGTAGTGGTATACCTAATACCCCTAGTAACTATCAGTTAGATAATATGAAGAGGTTAGCAGAAAATGTATTTGAACCTCTACGAGAACATTTTAACACACCAATCTTTATTGCTTCTTTCTATAGGAGCAATACAGTTAATGCGTTAATGGGGGGTGTTGCTAATTCACAACACATTTCAAACAATGGATCAGCTATAGATTTAGATGCTGATGTTTTTAATGTAATATCTAATAATGATATATTTAATTACATTAAAGACAACTTAGACTTTGATCAATTAATAGCAGAAGACATTCATCCGGATGGAACTATTAATTGGGTACATGTTAGTTATAATGAAAACCACAATAGACATGAAATTTTAACAATGACTATTATAGGTGATACAAAAAAATATGAAACTTATAGACCTGTTAACGTTTAACATAAATACTATATTACCAGAGACTCAACGTAGAATGAAAATTACTCTGTTGGTGTTTTTTGTAAATATAATTATATTTACTATTGGTTTATTCCTTAGAGCTAATTTATTAGAACTTGGTGGAGGAATAGCTGCAGTAGAAACTCCTGTAATTGCATGGGTGTTTGCTGAGAGTATTAGACCTACTGGTGAATACCTTACTACGAAAACTACAACAACAACAACTAATGCTGAAACAGGTACAGTAAAAGAAACTATAAAAAATGAGTAAGTTTAAAGACTTTATTAATAAGTATGTTACTAAGACTACTGTAACAATAGCTGTAACACTTGTATTCTGTGCAACTTTATATATTGCAATTAATCAACATTCAAAATTAATAAACGCTCGTGCAGAACTTAAAAGTGAACAAACTATAAATGATGTGTTTGAAAAAGAAAGCAAGCGTAAACTAGATAGTCTTACAGTATATTATAATGCATCAATTAAAGAAAGAGAAGTTCTTATATCTCAAAGGGATAAAAAGATTGTATCTCAATCTAAAATAATTAATTCGTTACAGGATAGTTTAAAACATACCTTAGTAGATGCTGGGAATGTAAAAGCAGATTCGTCATATCAATATTTGAATCTACGCATACCTGCAGTAGCACCTTTAAAATATTCATTCGATTCATTACAAGTAAAAAAGATATACTACACCTTCTTAGAAAGAGATGGGTTATTAGATATAAGCAATAGACAAACTATTTTAATATCTGACATGACTTTATCATCTTCTTTGAAAGATAGTCAAATGTCTGATTTAAGAAATTTAAATACTGTTTATATTTCTAAATTAAAAATAGCTGATACGAAAAACGAAGCTTTTACAAAAGAGTTAGATTCTAAAGATAAAGTTATTAGACAACAGAGGTTTTTAAAAACAATACTCATACCTCCAGCTGTAGTAGGAGTTGTTGCAATTGTTAAACTATTTATAAAATAAAAATGGACTTCATTACATTACGCACAATAACAAACGACCTTTTAAAAATAGTAAGGGCTTCTCATGTTACTAATAGTGAAACTATATCTCTAAGACAAATAGAGGATTGGGTTCATCAGTACAGAGCTGTTCTACTTAAAAGAGATTTAGATAAAGGTAAAAAACCAAACCCTGATTATATTCAAACTATAAACTATCTTAGACTTATTGAAGTAGAAGCAGGTGGTGTTAACATTGTCAAAGACAGAGATAAATCAAAAACATATACTCAGCGTACGACATTGGAAATACCAAAAACAATTGATTTAAATTTTACATCTGGCTTCACATACGTGGGTACACCACTTGGTGAAGAGATAGATTTGTTACCAGAAGGTAGAGCTATATATCAACAGCATAAGAAGTATACAAAAGATGCTCGTATATCTTTTCTAAGAGATGGGCATATATATGTTGTAAATGATTTTCCTTTAGAGTATATTACAGTAAGGGGTATATTTGAAATACCATCTGAAGTAAGTAGGTTTACAAACCCAATTACTCAACAGCCTTATTTTAATATGGATTCTAAATATCCTATACCGGCTACATTAGTGCCGACGTTAAAGCAAATGATATTATCAGAGGAGTTAAAAATTGAAGCATCTTCAGTTCCTGATTTAAAAAATGATGATCTAAACATACCAACAAAATAATGTTTTTTAGTAGGGGTAAGAATAAAGTTCAGAATCCTTATACGGTTAAGGAGATCTATTCTTTTTATATAGACGATGTTGGGGAAAATAGTTTATACTATGTCGAACAGGTTGAATACTGTGACATAGTATATGACTTTTATAAGGGTATCATAGAAGCGGTGATTAGGAATAATTATTGTTTCAAGTTACCTTTTGGTTTAGGTGAGTTTAGTATCTTGAAAACCAAAATCAAATTAGATAAACTAAATATACTTTCAGTAGATTGGACACATACTGTTGAGAATGGTAAATATATTTATCATTTGAACGAACATACAAATGGTTATAAGTATTTCTTTTACTGGAGTAAAAAAAACAAACGAGCAAAGAACTTATATTATTATAAGTTAGTTATGACTAGAGCGAATAAAAGATTATTAGCCAAGTTAATAAAGTCTGGAAAATATGATTACTTTGAAAAATAACATAAATGATAAGAGGTAGAAAATATGATTTGTTCGGTTATCCTGGACCAGCTGGTAAGTCTGCATATCAACTTGCAGTACTAAATGGTTTTAAAGGAACTGAAGAAGAATGGTTAGCATCTTTAGGTGGTGGAGAAGTTGGTACTGGTTTTACAACAGCCAGTGTAACTGGTTCACGTTTATTAGGTACTATGGGAACAAGTGGGTTAAATCTATTTGTTCCTAATTATTTAACTACCGCAGCAAATGGTGGTGGTGGAGGTCCATGGGTTGTTAGTACTAAAACTGGTTCTGATATACAAATATCAACCGGTAGTATAAACACATTACACCATGGTAATTTTATTACTACATATGTAGCAGGCACATCTGTAAACGCTGCTGGTTTAAATGCAGCAATGACTGGTGGTTCTATTACAGTTAATACATCTGGTATATCAATTAATTTACCAGACTATTTAACTACTGCAGCTAATTCCACTCATACACATGTTTATCAAACTACAGGTAATTATTTAACAACTGCAGCTGTTTCAGATCATACTCATTCAGATCTATATCAATCTAAAGGTGCATATTTAACTACAGCTATGGCTTCCAATGCTGGTAGTAACTTTATACCAATTGGTAATAGCACTGATTACGCAACGTCTGTTTTATCAACTAAGTTTCTTACAACAGCACAGGCACCTGGAGCATATCTAACAACTGCTATGCAATCAGCTAGCTCTAGTGTGTTCATGAAGACTGGCTTTACAACAACTGCGACTGCAGGTACAGCTGTAGTAGCTACAGCAAATACAGATGGTTTAAAACTTGGAGTTCCAGCATTTTTAACAACCGCAATGTTGTCTCAGAACACTAGTCTTTATCAATCTACAGGAGCTTATTTAACAACAGCAATGTTATCAGCCAACACTAGTGCTTACATGAGTACAGGTGAAAGGAACAACTATCAATACACTTCTAATAGTTCTAACAACACTAGTGTCTACCAAGCGTTATCCGCTACAACAAAATTTGCTGGTAGTGGCACATCTGCTACGAATGCTAGTATAACACTTAACTCAAATGGTTTAGCAATATCTGTTGCAGCCCCAAGTGCTGCTGGTGGTATTGCAGGTTCAATTGGTGGTAACTCAACATCAGCAGGTGCAGGTTATTCAAACATTACTTCAGGTACTATGTACTTGATGGGTGGTAACAATATAACCTTATCTCAGAATGGTGCGTCAGTTACAATAGTTGGTCCTACAGCAGGTGCTGGTGATGGTGGTAATGTGTTAGCAGCCGGCGGTTCAACCGCAGGTTCTACAGGTACTTATGGTTTTGGTAATGCTAATGGTATATCGTTTAGTTTAAATGGTTCTACTATTACAGCAAGTCATAATGCTATAACATCACAGTCTAATCAAATTCTAACACTATACGCTACTTCTAATACTACCGGTGTTTCATCTACAACAATGAACGCATCTAGTTTAATATTTAAAGGAGTAGATCAATTGTCTGTTGGTTTTTCTGCCGGTTCTATATTATTAGAACATGGTGGTGCTGATCCATTGTTTAATAGAATAGCTGCTAGTAATAGTACTGTTCCAGCAGGATCTACAGTTATATTTTCTAATTCAAATAACGTATCCTTTGGTATAACTAACGGTTCTCAACTTACAGCAAGTGCTTCTTTTAACGGATTAACTACAGCGATGCAATCAGACGCTGGTAGTAATTTTATAGGTATAGGAAATAGTACAGCATATCAAACATCTGTTCTATCAACTAAATTTTTAACTACAGCCGATCTATCTCAAAACTCAAGTAACTATTTAAATACTTCTGTAAGTAGTGCTTATCAAACCTCTGTGTTATCAGGTACATTCCAACAAATATCAGCTAGTTCGGCATATCAGACAGCAACGCTTTCTACAGCATTAATGCCGTTAACGTATTCAAGTGGGTTTCAGACTGCAACATTAGCAACCAAGTTCTTAACTACAGCAGCTGTATCAGATCACACACATTCAAACTTATATGTTAACACTTCAGTAAGTGCTAACTTTTTAACTACTGCAGCTCAGTCAGGACATACACACGCAAGTGCACCTAGTATAACAGGTAATATAAGTGTAACCTCAAATAGTTCTGCTTGGTCCATAGCAATAGGTGCATACCTTACAACTGCTATGCTATCACAGAATACTAGTTTATATCAATCAACTGGTGCTTACTTAACAACAGCAATGGCTAGTAACCAAGCGCTGTATTCTGCAACAAGCCAGTTCTCAGCATCTTTTATTAACACAGGACAAACTGCTGGATTTCTTACTACAGCAGCTGCAAGTAATCATTCACATGGTAATCCTACTCTTTATCTAACAAACATATCAGGTACTACCGCTAGTGCGTCAAATGGATTTAGTTTATCATTAAGCGCAGACACTGTTGGTGGTGGTGGCACAGCGTCTATAATCTTTCAAGATGGTAGTGGTGTATCATGGGGTAGTTCAGTTAACGGAGTATCTACTACTATTACAGCATCTGTAAATGGTGGTGCCGCTGGTGCAGGACTTAACAGTGCTATCACTGGTGGTAGTATGACAGTAAATACTTCAGGTATCAGTATTAATATACCTACGTATTTAACTACAGCAATGGCTTCTGATGCTGGTAGTAATTTTATTGCAATAGGAAATTCCACAGCATATCAGACTTCTGTGTTAGATAACACTTTCATGGAACTTAGTTATAGCTCTGCATTTCAAACAGCTACTTTAGCCACTAAGTTTTTAACTACAGCCATGGCTAGTAACCAAGCTATCTATTCAGCTACTAGTCAATTTTCTGCATCCTTTGTAAATACAGGTCAGAGTAGTGCATATAACACCACTGTATTATCTACAGCACTTATGCCACTTGCATATAGTTCTGGATGGAACAGTACGGTGTTATCAACTAAATTCTTAACCACAGCAGCTTTATCAGGAGATACTACTAAGTATATACAGGCGTGGGAACTAGCGGGAGCTAATACAGCAGGTACATCTTCTAGTTTACAAGGTACAAAACTATTCTTTTCTGGTGGTAATAATATTACACTGTCAGGTAATAGCAATACAATAATAATATCTGCTGGTAACGGTGGTGGTGGTGGCATAGCTGCTAGTATAGGTGGTAACTCAACATCAGCTGGAGCTGGTTATTCTAATATTACATCTGGTACAATGTTAATAGCTGGTGGTAGTAATATTACTTTAAGACAAGCTGGTTCAGTTGTTTCAATAGATGGAGCTACAGCTAATGGTCCAGCTTCTGTAGTATTTCAGGATGGTAATGGAATTACTTGGGCAAGTACTGTAGCAGGTTCAACAACAACTATAGGTGCAACGGCTAATTTAGGTGCCCCTAATAGAAGTATGATAGAAATTATACCAGGGGAATATTTAACTAAAGTATTTTCTCTTTCACAAACACAAGTAAGTAAAAGAGTTGTATTTACTCCTTTTTGGATGGATGGTAATGGGGTGCAAGCTTCGACAGTAAGAATACTTATGTCATGGGTAACTAATTCTACAGGACCACAAATGACATATGGGGCTGCATTTTATTCAGAAGTTAACCCAACTAGTTTGGCTTTATATGATAGTACTACAGCAACAATAGATTTATCTTCAACTCAAAGTGCTTCTTATACTGGTATTCGTGCATGGGATATAACTGGTATGACAAAAACATTATCTGAAGGTAGATGGATTATGGGTTTGTATTTTAACGGTACTGCTGCTAATAATATGAATGGAATAGTATACGGTGCATCAGCATATCCAAATATATTAGGATATATATCAGGAGGACAATCAACTCTTGGTACAAATGATACAGTACATTTATTTCCATGGATGGGATATTACTCTGCTACAACTGCTGGATTTCCTGCAAATGTAGGCAGATCTCAAATATATGGAGGTAGATCGGCAGATGCGTTTGACTTCTATGCAGCAATAAAAGAAATATAATATATAATAAAATGATTTATAAAACAACAAGTGTAAAAAGAGTTATTGCAAAAGTATTTACTGATCTTGATCTACAAGAAGGTGAACATAGAATAGCAGATATGATTGAGTGGGCTGGTGAAGCTCTTGAAAAGATAGGAGCATTTCCTTCTTTTGAAAATAAAATTACTGGTAGAGATGGCGATCCTCTTCTACCTCTTAATAATTATATAACTGCTTTACCTTGTGACTTTCATACAGTTATACAAGTTTCATTTTCTACTTCTGCAGATGGTCCTTTTTATCCAATGAGATATACAACTGGTAACTTTGATATGGGAAATCAAACTCCTACAGTAAGTGATAAAGCTGATCCAGTTCCTTCAACAGCTAATATTGTTATGTTAGCAATGACTTTATATGATTGGGATTATGATACTGCTTTAACTAGGGTTAATTCAGATCCTTTACTTAAGTCTAAAATGAAAGCCATTTTAAATTTAGGTACAACTAAAATAGATCAAGTTGGTAATCAACAACCTTTAGTAACAGATTATGTATATATGATTAGTTCTAGCTATTTAAAAACTAATGTTAGAGATGGTTATATAATGATGGCTTATCAAGCAGTTCCTACTGATGATGAAGGATACCCAATGATACCAGATGATGCAGACTTCTTAGAAGCCATCTATTGGTATATTACAATGAAATTATTATATCCTCAATGGAAACAAGGAAGTGTAAGAGATCAAGTATATTATGATGCTAGACGTTCTTGGAATTATAATTGTAAGAAAGCATACGGTAATGCTATGATGCCGAACATCGATCAGTTAGAAAGTATAAAAAATAGTTGGCTTAGATTAGTACCAGAAATTGAAGAACACGCTACTGGATTCTCTTACTTAGGACAAAGACAACGCGTTTATAATCAACAATAATTATGACTAAAGCTGTAATAAATTCCTTTACAGATGCGATGAATAAAGACATTGATAAAGCATTAATGTCTAATAAAGCATATCTTGATGCACAGAATTTTCGTATGGTAACAACTAAAGGAAAGTCTACTGGTGCATTAGAAACAATTAAAGGTAATAAATTAATTAATGTTAATACTATTGTAGCTGGCCAGTTTATAATTGGTTCCTGTGAAGTAAGAGACACATTAGTATTGTTTACTACAAATAATACTAGTACTACTCCAAATGGTGGTAGAAGTATGATCTATTCTATGAAAGTTAATTTAGAAACAGAAGTTGGAACTACTCCAGTAGTTTTATATGATGATCAAAATAATAATAACTCTGGATACCTAAACTTTAGTGTAGCTCATCCTATTAAAACAATAGGTAAATATGAGACGCCTAATATACAAAAGGTATATTGGACTGATGGGTATAACAATCTTCGATATGTAGACATTGCAAAGAAGTTAACCATAACTGGTTTGCCATATACTACAGATGATTACATGTCTGTATTGAAATTTGAATTTCTACCAGAATTTGCTTCAAGCAAACCTGTATTAGTTGATATAGTTTCCGGTTCTTTGAGGAGTGGTATGGTACAGTATGCATATCAGTTATATAGACTGAATGGTGCAGAGACTGCAATATCACCGGTAAGTGATTTAATTCACATAGTTTCAGACAACGATTTTGCCACTACTACTTTAAACTATAAAGGAGATAGTGAAAGCAAGGAAACTGGTAAAGGATGTAAATTATTAATAAACAATAGTAATGGTGGGTATAATAGAATTAGGTTAATTAGGGTTCATTACCCAACATTAAATTCTATACCAACTATATCTATATGTAATGAATCTGAAATAAGTACTGCTGCTGGTTCGGTGTATATAACTGATACTGGTAATGTACTAGGTGATTTAACTATTGATGAGTTTAATATTGCTTCTACAGAATTATTTAAATGTCAAGATATAGCTAGCAAAGACAATAGATTATTTGCAGCTAATATTACAAAATCAGAATTTACAATAGGTAATACATGGGATGCTAGGGCGGTTAGGTTTAGGTCTTTAGATAACACAGCTTATGTATTTGATACACCTTATTCTGCAACTGGTCAAGTTGTTATTAATAATACTTTATCTAATTGGATTAGTTCATATGATTTAGATCACAATGGGATAAACGGTTTCAATGATCCTGATAATGATGACAACGCTAACTATCAATTTAAATATCAAGCAAACGGTTCTACTGTTGGTGCAGAGGGTCTTAATGTTAAAATTGATTTTGAAACTGAAGCTGTTCTATTAGATAATTCAAATTCTTATACTACTTTTAGTACAACATCCACTGCTTCATCATATACTAACTTTGCAAGTCCTTGGAGAGATGGTTCTCTTAGTTGGCAACGAGATGAGGTATATAGACTATTTGTTGTATGGCAAAATGCAATAGGACAAACATCTGAACCACAATGGATCATAGATTTAAGGATGCCTAGTCTACACGATGCAGACTTTACAAATTCTAGTTCTGCTAATGTACAGCCATCTATATTAGGTGACTTAGTTACATTATCAAATGAGGTTTATATAAGTGTATTACGTCCTAGAATATATTTCAAATCAAAACCAACTGGTGCTGTATCATGTCAGATATATAGAGTAAAAAGAGATAGGTCTGATCGTTCTGTTATAACACAAGGACTTGTTGTTCCTACTAAAGCAAATGGTGGTAGATTGTATCCAGATCAAGCAGATGTTGTTATACCATCTTCAGATAGTATAAATCTTATTAAACTTGTATCTCCAGAAATAAATATAACAAGAAATGTATCAAAAAGAAATAATGATTATATTGAATTTGCAACGTATTTTGCTACAGGTTTATTAACAAATGATTCTGTAGGTCCTCTTGGTGCATATCATAGAAGGATAGATAAGTTAGTAGAAAATACTAGAGTTCCTTATACAGGAAATGTAAAATCAAATATAACAGAAATACTATCAGTTTCTCCAGCAACTGAAGATAGTGCAACTTCAGGAGTTACAATAGATTCAAAATCATACTGTAACTTTAACCAAGATGGTAGTCATACTTATTCTAAAGGTTGTAGTGGTATGTTAATATCATATTCAAACAACAACTGGTTTGGTGAAGGTAATCCGTTTGTAATAGTAAACTATAGATCAAATATAGCAAACTCACAGTATGGTGGTAGCACATATGAAGATAGATCTATCAATGTTAGTATACCATGTTCTGATGTTATAACAAATATAAACACTTGGTATAGTATTAAAGGTGGTGACACTTTTATAAACTACTTTGATGTATCGACTCTATTGGTAGATCTATCAAGAACACAGTTAAGTTCATCAGTGTCTGAAACAGTATTTGTTCCATTAGAAAGTTCTATCAATTGTGACTTAAGACACGACACAAGTAACGCGCATGCTAGTTATGCAATTAGTGTAGCAGTTATGAGACAAGAGTATTTAGGAACTCATCAAGTTGTTTTTGACACAAACCCTGGTACACTCACTATGACATATGAACAAGACAAAGATTTATATTTATACAACACAGTCTATTCTCAAGAAACAATGGTACAGAATGCAATTGCATTTGGTATAGACACTGTGTTAGAAACTGAATTTGATACAATGATCAAAGTGTCTGCTATTAAAACAAATGGTGAGATGTCAGACTCTTGGTCTAAGTTTGGTATAAATGATTTCTTAGAAGTTGATTCAACATACGGTCCTATAAATGCTTTACATTTATTTAATAATAGTTTGTACTACTGGCAAGATCGTGCTGTTGGTATAGCATCTGTTAATGAACGTAGTTTAATAAATGACAAGTCTTCTGCACAATTAGTACTTGGTACAGGTGGTGTATTAGACAGATATGATTATATATCTCAAAGAGTAGGTTGTAAAGATAAGTTTACTGTAGTTAGTTCTATTGTTGGTGTGTATTGGTTTGATAGGTTATCTAAGTCTTTATATAAACATGGTAATAATCTATCTAACTTAACTAAGACAAAGTATATACAGTCTTATATGACTACTACATTAGATAATGAATATGTAGCTATAGCTCATTCAGATACTAGTAATGATGAAATATTATTCACTTTCTTTAAGGAAAATGAAACAAATGGCTTCACTATTTCGTTTAATGAACCAATAGATGCCTTTGTGTCATTCTATGGTTTTGTTCCTACAATCTACATACCTTATCAACATCATTACTTGACAACAACAAATAGTTACTACAGCGATAGTGATGTAAATAGAAACTACCTATTCCTACATGATAGCAATCTAGGGGATAGGTGTTATTTTTATGCACTGGCTGACGGACAAGCTACAAAGTATGTTGATTCTACTTTAGAACTTTTGTTTAATTCTGAGTATGAGTATGTAAAGGTGTTTGATAGTATTTTCTATACTTCTAATGCTTTCTCAAATCAAGCTGAGATATATTCAAATACTTTTAAAACAGTACAGTGTTATAATGATTTTCAAAACACCGGTGAAGTTGATTTAATACATAAACGTAATATAGAACGTAGGGAAAGAGAATGGACGTTTAATGTACCTAGGAATATAGTTAATTCTAGTGTAAGTAATAATCCAAACATATTCCTTGATGTAGATAAGACTCAATTATTCAAGGAACGAATGAGAGACAGATACTTAATTGTATATTTAACATATCATAACGATGGTTCATACGATAGGTTTATTGTTTCTAACATAGGTTTAAAATATAGGGCTAGCATAAGATAATGGCAATTAAGATTAAAAAAGGAAACGTTGGTAAGTTTACAGCTTACAAGAAACGCACAGGTAATACTACATCACAAGCACTTCATTCGAAGAATGCTCATGTTAGGAAGATGGCTAACTTTGCACGTAATGCAAAGAAGTGGAAACATGAAGATGGTGGTTTAGTACAATATGAACTAGGTGGTACACTATCATCATTAGGTTCTGTAGCAAGTACAATACCAACACCATGGACACAAATAGGCGGGGCTGCTTTATCTATGATAGGTGGCATAGTTGCGGGTAACGAACAAAAGAAAGCTGCTGCTGAACAACTTAGGCAACAGAGTGTACAACAAGCCGGTTTAGCGCAAGCTAACGTTATAAATCCATTTACTCCTACTTTTGCAAATGGTGGTGTGATACCAGGTATGATGCCAAACGTAGAAGTTGAAGGTGGTGAAGTATTACAAGGTACAGATGGTACTTTAGCTTCGGTTAAAGGACCTAAACATTCAAAAGGTGGTGTAGACTTGTTTATGGAGAATGGTGGTAGAGTATTTAGTGATAAGATAATAAATCCAGAAACTGGTAGGACATTTGCAGAAGATGCAGAACGATTAATGAAACAAACAAAGTAATGGCAACATTAATAGAAAAAAATACAAAGAAATTAGTTGAGCACAAATTAAACATGTTGTTTGCTAAACAGCAGCAACTTAATAATAATGCAGGTGGTCAACAGAAAATGGAAGGTGGGGGTACCAGTAGGATTAATGGTAGACCTGGTACTTATAATAGTCAGGGGATTCCACTTGAATTACCTAACGTTGGTGTTACTGGTTATCGTAATAGGTTTCCACAATATACCGGTATGGGTATAGATTTTATGAGAAATAATTATAACTCAAATATTAATCCAGCTTTACTAGGTAATGTAAATATAACAGGTACTAATAATAGAACGGCTGATCCAAACGCTCAGAATATACATAGTGCAGGCGAAGCTCAAGTAGTTGGTAAACAACCATCTCCTAGTGATTTTTGGGATAACACTGGATTAAATCCATATAATTTTTATAATAACAAACAAGCTTCTAGTTCTGCACCAGTTAATATGGCAACAGATCCTAGGTTTGGTACTAATTTTAGTAATGTACCAGAAGCTACTTCTAATGCTAAATTATTAAAACAACCTAGCGATCCTTCGTTAATTCCAAATGCACCCGGTATACAAGATTTAGGTTTTGATCCAGCTATGAATATGGCTACTGATCCTCAATTTGGTAGTTTTGAACAGTCGTTAGAAGCATATTCTCCTGCTGTTCCATCATTATCAAGTTTGAATAACACTTCACCGAACTCAAAACTAGGCACTAATGGCTTAGCTAAAGCACCTACTCCTGGAGGTTCGTCTGGTCCTAACTGGGGTAAGGTTGGTACATTTGCAGCTCAGATGGCACCGATGCTTTATAATTTAGGTAAAGGTTTACAGAAACCAGATAAGGTAAAACCAAATTATAATCCATACGAAAGTAAGGTTAGGTCATTGATGGCTAATCGTAGATTTAATATCGATCCATTGCTTAATGCTAATCTAAATGCACAAGCAGTTTCTAATAGAAACATACGTAACACTGCTAATAGTAGGGGAGAATTAATGGGTAACTTAGGTGCTGCACAGAACTATAGAATGGCAGGCGATGCTGCTGCTTGGTCACAGAAGAATAACATGGACAATCAGTACATGGCTGAACAGGCTCAGATGGATGCTAACTTAGGTGGTAATAGAGCGCAGATGGATTGGAATACTCAAACAGCTAATGCACAGAACAAAGCTGCTACTAATCAATTCTTAGGTCAATCTATGAATGACTTTAGTAAGTTTTCACAGATGCAACAGTTAATGGGCAATCAGAAAAACAGAGATGCACAACTTGCAAGTTTGTATCCAGACATGTACTCACAAATATATCAATTCCAACCTGCAATGCAAGCAATAATTAAAGCTGCAGGGAATATGAAAGGTATTTAATAATTATGGCAAATAGATTTGAACAACCAATAGAGTCCCAGTTTATAAACACCTACGTTCCAATTCCTTTCGAGGAAATGATGAAGGCTGGGCAAATGAAACAAAGTAAATATGATCAGACTGCTGCTGCTATAGATAGCAATATCCAAAGAGCAGAAAGTATTGATGCTATACCAAACTCACCTGACGATGCTTATAAAAAGCAAGTAGTACAGAAAATGTATGATATTCGTGATCAGTATGTTGGTAAAGACTTATCTGATCCTTTTGTTTATAGGCAAATGAACAATGATATAAACAAAGGAATAGATAAAGACTGGGTACAGAAAATGCAACAGAGTAAGATGGCTTGGGATGAAACTCAAAAAGCTAAACGTACTCTTGATATGCAAGGTAAGTGGAATTCGTCTTTAGATAGTGATCCAGGTAATAAATGGAATTCAAAAGATGCAGGTGTGTATAATCATACTCCACATGCATTTGAAGATAAAGCTAGTTTATTTAGACCTTACTATCAAGATTTGAAACCTGAAAGTCAAGGTATTATAGATGTTAATGGTTATGCTGTACAACGTGATGCTATTACTTCTGGTAAAGTATCTGCTGTAGCTAAACAAGGCGCACAAGAATTAGCATCTACTCCTCAAGGACAAGATCATATTAACTTATATAAACAAGCACATAAAGATACAAAACTTACAGATGTTGAAATACTTCAACAGGAGATGAATGATTATGGTAAGAACTGGGTTATGTCTAATGATCAAGTATTAGGCGCTTCTTTACAAAAAGGTAGGAAAGGTGGTAATTCAGATAATGGTGCAATAGATAGTGAATGGTTTGTTGCTAAAGGAGCAGTTCCTGTAAGTGGTCAAAATACAGATCGTAAAGCACTTGCTGCAGTAGATAAGGAAAATGAAGTTAATAAGGCTTCTTTAAACGGGGTGGATGCAACTTTAAAAGAACTAGAAAATAAAAAAGTACCAACTACTGATATACGATATAAAACAGCACTGCAACAAAAAGAAAAATTAACAAATGATATAAGTAAGTACGAAGAAAGTATGGCTCAAGTAAATCAAAATACTGAAATAGCCATGCAGAAAAAGATAGAAGAACTTAAAACTAACATGGTTCCAACTTTAGCAAAAGCATTAGGAATGGATGAAAACGATCCTACTATAAGAACTCTTTTAGATGAACATTTAAACAAACAATTTGGAAAAGGTTTTAGAGAACTTGGAGATCTTACTGGATCTACTGTTACTAAAGGATTAGCTAATAGTGCTTCAATGATACCTGGGATTGCAGGAATGATTATCAATAAAGCACATAGATTTAAAAATATGCTTGGTATAATGTCTGATAAAGATAACCAAAGATTATTAGATTCTGTTGATAAAGCAATAACAGATACTGGAATAACTGAAAACTCTGGTTTTGCAGAAAGAACTAGTGCTGGTTGGAAAGCTTTACATAACTATGTAAAAGATTCTAGAGTTGGTTGGGGAAGTTCTGTAAAGAAAAGTATAACAGATAATAGTTTTCTAGTTAAAATGCGTGATTTTGATAAACAAATAAACACATTAGAGAATAATAGAGATCAAGTTAGAAACGAAGAAAAAGCTGCTATATTTAATTATAATGTTTCTGATATGATGGTTAAACCATTAAACTATACTACTAAGCAAGGTAGAGTATCAATAATAGCAGAAGATGGTACTGAATATGATTCTCAGATAAATGATTTTTATACAGCTCTTAAAATTAATCCTAGTTCGTTTGATATAGCAGATGTGTCAGAAGGTAATAAATTAACAACAGGTACAAAGAAATTTAACCAAGAGGTTCAAGGTATTATGGCTTCATATGAACCACTACCAGGTATGATAATACCTAAAATAGATAAAGATGGTAATATGAAAGTATTAGTTTCTTATCAAGTAGATGGTAAAAATAACACTAAAGCTGGTATAAAGAAGTTTGAGGTTAAAGTAAAAGATGATCATATAATAAATGCTTTTGCAAATGATTATAAAGCATCAGGGTATACAAACTCTTATTTACGTTTAGTTAATAGAAAACTACATCAAGACGTTGAAACATACGCAAATTCTAAACAAGAACATGATTACCCAATTATGGTTCCTAATAAAAAAGGTGGTGTAGATGAAGCTAGTATTACAGGTAAAAGAATAGGTTCAGAATATGTAGCAATTGATCCAGATACAAATAATGTATTAACAGAAAGATCTTCCGATGGAACAACAAGAGAAGTGAGATTTAACACAAAAGAAGAATTTGAAAATTGGTTATATGCCAAACAGCATTTTCTTCTCACAGGAAAAAATTAATTAGTTTATTTAACATACTTTATGTTTGAACAAAACATGGATGGTGTTACTCCAGTTAGGAGATTGACATCACAAGACATAAGTAGCCCTTTAGGTGCTACAGAAACAGTAAGTCCAGAAACTGGATTAACAGGGGATAGCAAATCAGCAAGAAGACTAAGTAGTAAAGAACTTAGTGAAGGATTCATGAGTGATACTGGTGGCATATCCCCTATTATTTCTAATACCCCTGGTGGTATTAAGAGTACTGAAAAAATTATTGGTGAAGGTGAATATCATCCTGAATTAGGAACTGTTTATAATCAACAGTTATTACACGAACGACAGACTGCAACAGGTCAGTTTGCAAATGCTTTAATACAAGCTGGTGCTCAAATAGTTGGGCAAAGTATACAAGGTGCAGCTTATATAGCTGATATTGACTCTGGTGCTAGATTATCAAATGATGCTGAGGCAGATTTTGGTAATGCGGTTGCTGATTTTGGTTCCAAGATAATTCAAGGAGCTGAAGAGTTAGCACCTATATATGTTGACCCATATAAGGAAGGTAAATTCGATCCAGGATCATGGTCTTGGTGGATGAAAAATCTACCATCTGCTGCATCTAGTGTTGCACTTATGATACCTGCTTTGGGTGCTACATCATTAGTGGAGATGTTACCTGGGGTATCTAAATTACTTGCTGGTTTAAGTCAAGAAGGAGTTGTTGCTGCAAGAGGCTTTACACAAGCTATATTCTCTAGAAAAGCAGAGAGTATGATGGAAGCAGAAGGTGTTTATAAAGAAAATTATCAGAGAGGTAGACAATCTGGTTTATCAGAAATTGATGCAAGAAAAGCAGCATCATTAGCTGCATCAAACACATATAATAAAAACTGGGCATTATTAGTTCAAGATATACCTCAGTATATGTTGTTAAATAAATTAGGGGCTTTAGCTAAAGGTGGTAAAGCAGGTGAAAAGATAGCTGCCGAAGAAATGCATCCTAAGATTGCAAACTGGATGGGTAAAGGACAACTTGAAACTACATTAGGTAAAGTTGGTGCAATTGCTACAGATATGGCTGGTGAAGCTGGTGAAGAGATTTATCAGTACTTACTTAATGAACAGTCTAATACAATGGCTGCACATCAAGCTGATCCTGATAAGAATAAAACAAGTAGTCTATTACAAACATTAAAAGATCATTATGATGACGGTGATCTTTGGACCTCTGGTTTTTGGGGAGCTGCTGGTGCTGGTATAATGCAAGCTGGGTTTGCTGGAATGAATCATAAAGCTTTACAAAAAGCTGCTAATGAGCAGTTAGATACTGTTACTAAATTTAGCACAGGTTTAAATCAGGCTAATAAAGAATATGCAGCTGCTCTTGCAGAAGGTGATCCTATTAAAGCCGAACAAGCTTTTCCATCTCTTATATTCAATACAACATTAAGAAGTCATTTAAACGGTTCTCTTAAGTATACAAGAGAGATGCTTAATGAACTATCTAAAGGAACTTCTCCAGAACTATATGCTAAATGGGGTATTGATCCAGAAACACAAGGTAGATTAAAAGACGATCCTGATTTCTTTAAAAAGATTAAAGATGGTATGGATAGGGTTGTAGAACTCTACGACAGGTATGGTAAAGAGAATAGAAGTAATAAAAATATTAAGGATAAAGATAAAGAGCCTAATGCTCAGATAATGGCTAATACTCAATTCTTAATGGAGAACACTGAAAAGAGTATTCCTACTATTGAGAAGAGAAGAGACGAGGCTTGGGGTAAAATAGAGAAGGTTGAAGAGTTATCTGCTCCTAAGCAAGCTATCTTAGGTCTTGAAGCTAGGAACCGTGCATCACAGAAGTTGTTAGATCATTTTGATAAGACTTTGAAAGAGCGTGGTGATAAGATGGGTGAAGTTGAAAAGAAAGAATTAGAACTTGCTATTGAAGAAACAAAACTTGATATAGTAAAGACTAATAGTAATGACGATCCTACTAAACCTGGTATTAAACAATATCAAGCTGAATTAAGAAAGATACATAAAGATGATTTTGAACAAGCTGATAAAGATAATACACCATTACCTGAAGATCAAATAGATGCTTTTAGAAAAGAAGTTGGTAGGTTAAAAGCTGCTAATGAATCTATGAAACAGTTAACCGCACGTATGAAAAAACTACGTGAAGGTAAATCTGTATTAGATCTTCAGAAAGAAGAAGTAATGGATCAGTTGGGTATCAAACCTGACGAACGGGATGAAGACGCAATACAACCTGATGATACTGTACAGTTCAAAGATGAAACTGGTGCAGACCAATATGGTAAAGTGGTTGGTGTAGAAGAAGCTTTAGATGAAAATGATACATCAGATCCTAAATACGTAGTTCAACCAGTTGATCCTAAAACACATGAACCAGTTGGGGAACCGGTGGTTAAAGGTGCTTTAGATTTATTCTTAGATGAGAAAGTAGATGATAGGATTAATGAAGAGATTGCTCCTGATGGTTTAACTGATGTAGAACAAGTTCAGTTAGATGGCATAACAGAAGAAGAGTCTTTAATAGAGTCTGGTCAAAAAGTAATGCAAGGAGTATCTAAACTATCTTATTCTGATTTTGATTCTAAAACCGGTATATATAATAATAGAAACTCTGAGTTCTCTAAAGTTATAAGTGATCCTAATACTAGTTTCACTGGTTCAAAAGCTTATTTCTTTTTAAGCGATGCTGTAAAGTTACAACCATTCGTTGACAAATATGCAACAGCAAAACAGAAACCAATCTTTAAAAAGTTCTTAGATGGTAAGAAGTTAACTGATCCTGAAATTGATATCTTAGTTGAGGCAATATCTGGTGATAAGTTTAATGACTTAGTTGATATGTTACCAATATCTGTAAGAGCTACAATAGCTGGTAAAACATTTGAAGAAGGTTTATATTTACATAGTTCTGGTTTTAAATACATTGCTATACCTAAATCAATTCGTAGAGGTAAGAAAGCGGCCATTGATGCATATCGTGCAAAGGAGTATTTGAAGTCTAGGGAGAATAGGGCAGTCCTACTTAAGAAGTTATTCAAAAGAGAAGAGATATACTCTATAGGTTTAAATAGGAGTAGAGGTGTTCCTAATGTTGCTAATAAAACATTACCTGCAAAGGAAAGAAATAGAAAGTTAACTGCAGCACTTGGCAAAGAAGCTAGTAAACTTAAGCTAGCAATAACTGTATCAGATGAGGTTAGTCCTGACAAAGCTTCATTGCGTGATGCTAAGGATAATGTAATACCTGGTACTGAAAGAATAATGAATAACCCTGGTAATGTATTTGCTATGGTTATTAATGAGACTATGGATGGTAGTGCATATCCACTTAAACTTAATCGACCTTTCATAAGTAGAGAGCATGCTGAGATATTATTTGATGCTTTTGTAATTGTTGGTAGAGCTAAGATTGCTAAACGTAAGAATGGCAAACCGGTAAATGCTTACAATGTAAAGTTTACTGCTGAGGATGATAGAGTTAAAGGTTTATCTGCTGGTGAAGTTATAGACTTACTTGTTAACAACGGTAGGGAGATGACTGAGCCAAACACCGGTCGTTTTAAGAAACGTAACATCAAACCAGGTCAAGCAGAGATAATGGCTAGCAAGCGATTATACGTTGGTATATCTGGTAAACGTGTTGTATTGGTATATGGTAATGATCCTAAAACCGGTGCAGCAAATACTATAGACTTAACAAGCAGTGCTGACATACATCAAAATAAAGAAGCATTTTTACAGTGGCTTACTACTAATAAAAGGTATGCGATCTACTTGAGTAGTAAGAAATTAAAACTGTCCTTAAATGGTGATTTCTTAAATAAGAAAACATTTACTATAGGTAAGACCAATACTATTTCAAGGAAAGGTACTGATTCATATAGTAAGTTTATTATAGACAATCAGTTAGTTGAAACTGATATAGTTAGGGATGATAATGGTAAATTGTTTCATGATCCTGTTATAAATTTAAATATAACAGATAGGTATGGTAAGGTTACAGACCAAACTATTAAAACAAAAGCACAATCTAAGTATACTCCTAAGACTCATAAAGTTGTAAGGGAGAAGCCAACGGTACAAGATGTTCCTGTAACTAAACCTGAGATAACTATAGATGATGTAGAGGACGCAAGGGCGTTCAATTCTACTCAGACTGTTGAACAGATTGAAGAAGAGAAACATGGTCAAGATGTTCCTGTAGAAGAAGAAACTGCTTACAAAAATAAGTTTTCTACTTCTAAAGAAAGAGCTGTTTATCATGGTGGTTCAGAGTATGCTGCACCTGAAGCTAAACAAGTGTTTATAGACTTATCAAATATAATAGAGACTGCTATAAACGCTAAGAAAACGTTTGATGAAACCTCTGCTGAAGTTAAAAAGTTCTTGTACACAGAACAACTTAAAGTAGGTTCAAAAGGGTCTTTAGCTAATAAGATATTATTTGAGTACCTTAAAGATAGGTTTGCTGGTAAGACACAACGTTCTTTATTAGAAGAATATAAATATGGTATATCAAAACAAGATACTTCTAGTGCTACTAAAACTACACCAGCTATTAATTCTAATGATGAAATAGGTGAAGTAGAAGAAGATAATGAAATAGTAAAAGCAGAAGAAACTGCTCCTATTTTAGAAGGGGGTAATCAAGAAGAAGAACCTACTGAAATACCAAAGGTAAGAAGTCTCAATGATATAATGGGGAATTTTACTAAGAAGAGTGGTAATAAGCTAAGCAAAGTTGCTAATTCTGAAAATGGTTATGAGATTGCTGATGTACATAAAGACATACAGTGGGCATATGATACAGTTGGTATATCAAAAGAAGATTGGGTTATAAAGAATAAGTTTGCAGATCTACTATATAAAGGTAGACGTAATTTTGCTTTGTATAGTCAATCGGCTATATTAATACTAGAACAAGCTGAGGTAGGTACAGTGTTTCACGAAGCTTTTCATAGAGTTAGTTTAGGTTATTTCACTAAAGCAGAACGTAGTAAGTTATATAGGGCTGCAAGACAGATATATAAACTTGGCGTAGATACTCATACTGATAAGCAGGTAGAAGAGTTTTTAGCTGAGAAATTTGAAAATTATGTATTAACCAATGGTACTAGAAAAGTACCTGGTGCTATAGAAAGATTCTTTCAACCATTATTAAACTTCATAAAGAAGATATTTGGTGGTACAAAGTTAGATGAGAATGAAGTAGAGCAGTTATTCAGACAGATTAACGAAGGTAAATTTAAACGTAATAAAGTATTAGCTGAGAATAGAGACTTACTTGAACAAGGTGAGTATGCTAAGACTATGATTTCTGGTACTACTTTTGATAACTTAAATACTAGAGAAGATGTGAAAGACTTGATCAAAGGTCTTACTGAAAAACTATTTGATGTTAGTAACGTAGCTGATATAAATAGGATCAGTAGGCTTAATCATGGTTTATTAGTATCTTCTATAGAAGAATTGATATCCAATCTTACCGATCATATAAATGAGGAAGGTGTTGCTGAAGATGAGGTGATACAAACTACACATCTTAGGGATATGTTCTCAGAGGTTCTAGGTGTTAAAGATCCTGAAACTGGTTTATATGATACTTATTCTAGGTTGATTAGACCTCAAATAGATTCCTTTATGTTATCTATGGGTATCAAACAAACAGGTATAAAAGAAGCTTCTGATGACTATCTAATGGACGAAGAAGGAGACGAAGGTGCTGCTACTGAAAAACAATTTGGTGAGAATGTTGGTAAAATAGGTGGTGATTATTTCAAAGCTTCTTATGAACGTAATAAGAAAGAAACAGCTCTTGCAAATATAAAGTTTATGATAGCTACCTTACATGAAGTTAGTTATGTAGATCAAGAAACAGGTGAAAGAGAATTTGAACGTAATCCATTAACACGCATGGGTAAGTTTGTAGATTTTGGTACTGCTTGGTCTAAGATATTCAATTCATTATACTGGATTAATAATTCAGCTGATATGATTGAAGAACTTAAAGTATTAGCAGAACAACAAAATTATTCTCCATTTGCTGAGTTAGCAGAACGTCTTGAGAATGCATCAGAGATGGTACGTAATCAGTTCTTTGTAACAGTTAGGTCATCTAAACATGATTTTATTAACTTCTCTGCTTATAATACAGGTGGTTTTGGTTATAAGTTTACTATAAATAAATCAGCTTTTAATGAAGCATTCTTCTCTGAGGTATCTGTTTGGAACGAACTTATGTTCAATGATGATAAGATAACAAGGAGTGAAGTAACTAAGATAAAAGGACAGACTGGTTATATATACCGTAGTTATTTTAGGAAAGAGTTTTTTACTGCTATTGGTGAAGACTATTCTGACTTACTAGATAGTATATTAGTTGCTAAAGATAAACTTGGTTATGTCAAACCTTCTGAGAAAGAAGCTTTCATAAACAAAGAAGTGTCTAAAGCAGTAGATCAGATATTATTCTTATTAGGTAGGTTTAATATAGTAGTTGATACTCAAACAATAAATCGTTTAATAAAACAGAAACAAGGTGAAACTGTAGAGAATGATTTAGATGCTGTATATAACTATGTAGATACTAGATTATCTATGTTGATGGCTACCAATACGTCTGCACATGCTGCTGAACAAGAGGAACAGATCAATCGTAAGACCATGAGTTTATATAGGAACGAAGAAGTTCTTAATATATCTAGAGCTTATATATTAGAGCATCCTGAAAAGATAGATGATATGCAGCTTGGTCCAGACAAGAATAAATATAACACCTTCTCTGAAAACAACCATGCTACTGAAGTTGCTAATAGAATACAACACGAACCTGGTTTTGTAGAAAATAAAAGAAGTCTTATCTATAACAAACGTAGTCGTTTATTAAACGACATGATTCCTAAATCTAACGATCCTGAAGAAATAAAAAGAGCAGAAGATAAAAGGAAGATGTTTGGTTTGAGAACCTTTAGTTATCTACAAGAGAAAAACACCGGTGATAATGGTCGTGGGTTCTTAGAGATAACAGAATTAGAAGATTACTTAATAAAGTATTCTGCTATGTTTAATCTAACTAACACAGACGAATCAGAACAGTTGTTACCATTACCTTCTCTTCCTAGAAAGACATATTTCTTTATGTCAGGAGTAAGGAAGTTTGATAGAGTTATGGCAGACTTTAAAGGTGGTAAGATTAAGTTTACTAAAGAAGTTCTAGATTATTTCTATGATCAATATTTAGATGAACTCGAACGTATACAAGAAGCTAATAGAGTGTTAGCAGAATATCACGCAGCTACTGGCCAAGAGAAAGAAGATCTTAAAAACAAGTTAGTAAAGAACTATCACTACGCAACTAATAAGTTTGACTTTAGTAAAGGTAATGCTTTTGATTTTATTCATTTTAAAGGGTTTAGTAAAACTAAAATGGGTAAGATTAACTTCGATAAGAAAATAACAGATGTTTTAAATAGTAGAGTTAAAGAAGAGTTAGAGTATGCAAATAGAGTTGGTATCATATCATATGACACTGATAGTAAAGAGTATGCTCCTGGTATGTTAGATAGGACTCACACAGAAGAATATTCTACTAAGTTTGATGAGAGTGATGATATAGGTACTAGAGGAGCTATTGCAGACTTTGTACTTAACTATTCTATGGCTACAATTGAAGCTGAGAAACTATTCTTAGCAGACCCTGCTTTCTTTGCTAGAAACCAAGAGAGTAATGAGGTATTTGATGATATATATAAAAGATGGTTTGGGGTAGGTTCTTCAGGTGAGAACTTTGCAGAAACTACAGAATCAGATCCAAGTACAACATATAGGACTTTAGTAATAAATACACAGAAGTTTCAAGCACCTTTCTATGATGTTCTATATGATAGACATGTGGAATTATGGAAAGCATACTTAACCGAAAACAATAAAGAACAACTCACAGCTGATAAGATTGATGCTATGGCTAAGAAATTAGCTAAGAACAGATTGTCAGAATATGAGAAAGTAGATCCTTCTGATGGTCAGGCTTGGATTAGTCCTACCATGTATAAGAAGATGATTGAAAGAAGTGGTATGTGGACTCCAGAGTTACAAGCTGCTTTTGAAGTACTTAACTCAGATAAAGAGTTGTCTCCTGCAGAAGAAATAAAACTATTAAGTGTTGTTTTAAATCCACAGAAAACTGCTTACTTTGGTACACAAGAGAACATGGGACTTGATATGCCGATATATGATAAGATGTCTATGACCATTCTCTTTAAGAGATTAGTTAAAGGCACTCATATAGAAGATATCTTAGATCGTATGGAACTTACGGGTAGGTATGCCGATATGGAAGGATTAGAAAAAATAGATGTAATCAACTTCGATAGTGCTATTAAGGTCGGTGGTAGGAGAGGTTATGAATTGTTTACTGATAAGGATAAGAGAGATCAGATAAACGATTTTACAAATGTTTCTACTACAGAACAGTACTGGAAGAACTTACGTAAACAGCAGGTTACAGATCCACACGATGATTTCACAGAACAGACGTTGGGTTCACAGGTTTATAAAATAGCTAGTTCTAATATTATAAAAGACAAACCATATGGTAATTACTCAACCGGTATGGATATGCTTAACGCTCTTACAAGATCAAGAGTAGCTGTAAGTAACAACGGTCGTCATAATATAGAGGCTTCGTTAGGTATTAAAGATGGTAAAATATCAAACGCTAAGTTAATTCAACTACTTAGAAAAGATGCTGAGAAAGCTAAGAAGCCAGAAGACTTTATGAGGTCTCTTAAAATAGACCCTAAGACAGGTAGAAACTATCTTGAACTAGATGCATTTCCTGATAGGAGATGGATATACTCCAGACTTATGAGATTGGTTACTGGTAACACAGTTGACTTAGTAACACCTGGAGCACAGTTAATACAATCATCAGACTATGGTTTTTCAAAGAAAGATTATGATAGTGAATTAGGTTTTAACATACTTGAACAAGGTTCTAGTACTACCTATCAGATGGAATGTAAGGTTTCTATTAGGACGTTTAAACATCTAATACCTAATTATGAAAAACTAACTCATGACCAAAGAGTTAAAGCATTGGCTGGTTTAGAACTATCTTTGTTAGGTTATCGTATTCCTACACAGGGACAAAACTCTGTAGTTAGTTTAACTATAAAAGAGTTCTTACAAGACGAAGCTGGTGATGTTATTCATCTTCCGTTAGCGTTTACAACATTAACAGGATCTGACTTTGACATAGATAAACTATTTACTATGTTTCATAACTATGAAAGAAATGAAAAAGGTAAGTGGGAAAGGGTTATGTTTAGTGAAGGTACTAACGAAGAGGCTGTACAACAGAGGTATGATAAAAAAGTAGAGGAGCTGTATAACATCTATAAAAATGATGAAAGTGTTGTAACCCCTGCTGTCTTTGAAAAACTAAAAAGTGTTGGTGCTACTGCTTCTAGATATATGACTGATTCTGATTTTGCTGAAACTATTTCTTTAATAGCAGAAGAGGATAAAGCTAGGATGGCTAATTATAGAGGTCAGTATATACAGACTGAACAACATTATAATGAAGCTACAGAAACTATTGAAAAGAAAGAACTTTATAGTGAACTTACGTATTTATCTGATCTTATGGATGACATAAGACAAAAGAATCAAATTAAGAATGTAATACGTGAAAAAGCAATTCCTATAAAGAAGGCAGCGTTGTTGGCTGCTAAGAAGATACAAGACATTAGTGAGTTTGCTAATCTTCCAATAGAAGAACAGAATATAAGTGCTGCTAATAAGAATAGAATCATAGATGTATTTCATACTGTTATACGTGATAGTAAGCATTATTTAAGTACTTCTCAGCCATTGGGTGGTGTAACAAACCAGCTAAGAGCAAGAGCTGCTAGGAATGAACGAATTGAAAACGGTGGTAAAGTAAAATCTTTAGACGCATTAGGTTCAACAGTTCCTAGGTTTCAATCAGAAACTAAGTTTAAATTCATGACATCTTCTAAAGGTATCGGTCCTTTTGCTTTGAACAACGCACACCATTCCTTTACACAGATGGTTGGCTTAAAAATGAAAACTAAGGTTCAGTATGGTATGCAAAAGAACGGTGTTGTTCCATTGGATTTAATAATAGGGGATGATAAAGTTTATATAACTGACTGGTTATCTGCTATGATAGATGCACACGTCGATGCTGTAAAAGACAACTATATAACAAAACTTAACGTCAACAACTCTACTTATGGTGTAGTTGCTTTGATGTTACGATTAGGTCTTGGTATTAAAACATTTGACTTTGTTTCTCAGCCTGCTATAAAAGAGTATGCTAGAGAATACTTTAGGTTGGGTGGTAGATTAAAACAAGATGAAGATTCAGCTGATGATGGTACTATTGCAGATGCAGCTTTTAGAGTGGTGTGGAATAGGTATATGACTAAACTTCATTTAGATGAAGGAGAGGATGTAAATTTAAAGGATGATGATATGTACCTAGACTTTACTGATCTTATAAACGATGAGAAGCAGATGGAGAAAGACATGGACCCAGCACTAAGTAATAACGAAGATAGGAATAAAAGACAGTTAAATATGTTATTACACTTCAGAAGGATATTCAAAGATTCTGAAGATCTTAACAAACTTGTTCTTGAATGTCGTGTTGATACTAAGAAGATTGGTGCTACTCCTAGTGAACAAAGATTTGCTTTAAACAAACTAATGGAATTAGAAGAAAAGGGTAAATTTCCAGGACTTGATAGGCTTATAAACAGTAGAGGTGAGTTTATGCAAAATGGTACAATGTTAGCACCTATGTTAAAGAACAGCCTTATATACTTACAAGGAATGCTTGAGAATAGTACTGTGTACGGTTCTAAGGGATTTGATACATTATTTTGGGATATGGCTTTCTCTATACCTGCTAGTGCAACTATGAGAGCTTCTAGTGTGAATAATATAGTAGAAGAAATGTTTAGTTATTTTTCAGGTGAATTCTTTGGTAATCCAGAACATGGTATTGGTGTTAACAAAGCATACTTAGAGAAATTATTATTAAATGGTCCTACTTCTGTCTTTGGATTACTTTATAAAATACGTAAAAAGAATTACAAACTATATGAAGAACTTAGTAAGAATAAAATGCTTTCTAGTCTACGTGTAGATAGTAAACCAGGTATTCCACTTGAAACATATTTAAGGGTCCCCCCTTCATTTACAGCAAATAAATGGGACAACGATGATAAGATAGACGGGTTCTATGATTTATTTACTCATCCAGAATCTGAAGTTAGAGAATTAGCCAGAGCTTTATATTTATACTCTTATTATAGTACTGGTTTTAGACATAGGTTCCGTGGTTATGTTAAGCATATACCAGGTTCAGTACAGAAAGAAATAAATATGTTCAACGTTAAAACTAAAAAATATAATAAAGTTAGTTTTAATGAGTATCTTTATAACTTAGTTAGAGAATTGAATGACGGTCATAGTGCAGGTCCTAAGTACTTACAATCTATGAAACGTGATATATTTAAGAATAACTGGTTTAATAAATGGTTTGTACCACAAGTAGATAACCCTGACATTGACAAGATTCCATATGAAGATGTTAATGGTGTAACAAGGGTTATAGAAGTTGCTATGAATCCAAACTCTAAATACGCTCTTGGTTTAAATAGTTCTGGTGAAACTATATATGCACATTTCATAACAATGAAAGATGCTGCTGAATATAATAAACCAACAGCTAAGCAAGAAATGAATTATATGGAGCAGGGATTAACTGACGAAGCTCCTGTAGAAGAATTTCAAGGCGCAAACACCGCTTTACTTGAATTCGTTGGTATTAATGAAGAAACAGGTTATCCATTATATGTTCCCACTAATAAAAAAGGGTTCTATGAAATGGGCAACATACTTCGTGAATATGGTGTAAGAGATGAACAATCTGTATTAGCTCAAAATAATCTAGCGCATCAGTTCACAATGGAACAAACGTTAGCTTTTATAGAAAAAAACATACCTACTTTTAAAAGTATACCATTTGAAACGCAACAAATTGTTGAAAGAGCCGTTTCACAAAAAGAAGAATATGCAGTTAATGTTGGAAGAGATATGTTAGAAGAAGAGATGGCAAATAATGAAGAGTTACGTATACGAATTCTCTATGAACCAATACGTGTTGAACGAATTATAAGTGGTTTACAGTCAGGCATAGACACTGAAGGTTTATTAATAGCTAAAGAACTTGGTTATCAAACTGGTGGTAGAACTACTATAGATTATAAACAAGAGAAGGGTGCAAGTAACGAAGATTTAGCACACGAACTTGATGTTCAAGGCATGTCTATAGAAGATCAAAATGCTTGGGCTGAAGAAATACAAAGAAAAGAAAAAGGTGAGTATGTTAGTGCTTTATTAAAGAATCAAAAATTACATGCTAGAACATATTGGAATGTAAAGAACTCTGATGCAACTGTATACTTTGCTGAAAATATAGCTACGTCAGATTATAATAATTCAAGTAAAGGTTTTTATTCAACTAGAAAAGCAGCTTCTGCTAAGTATTACAACAAACCTTTCTTCTTTTATGTGTCTAAAGAAGATATGGATAACGGTTTTAAAGATACATACACAGGTACTGGGATAATTTTCAGTGATGCTACAGAACTTAAAAACCAACTTAAGAAGTATCAGGTAAGAGTTTTAAACATAGCAGGTAGTAGATATAGTTCTTTTGCTGAAAGAAATTCACTTGATAAACTAGAATATTTCAGACAAATACTTAAGGATGCATTAAAAAGAGAATCACCTATAACAGAACAAAAAATAGAAAAAGATAACGCTGATAATAAATCTAATGAAGATTCTATATCTAGTTTTGATAGGCCTATTAACTTATATGTTGATGGGTCCGTATCTGATCATACTAATAAATATGGTTATGGAGTCTACGCCAACATAGGGGGTAAGGAATTAGGTTTAAGTGGTATAGAGTCTGACGTTGATGAACAGTTCTTCTCTAAATTTCCAGAGGTTAGGAATCAAGATCAGTTCAGTCCGTCTGTAGAATTACTTGGTTTAGTGAACGCTCTTAAATTATTTGAGAATACAGCTGAACATTTAGTTATTAGACAAGATAACGATGGTAGTGTTTCTTACGTTGGTTTAAATGGTAGAGCAAAAGATGATCCTTTTGTTAAGAACTATAGTCCATCAAAACCACACATTAAATATCTAGTTAATGAAGCATTGCAGTTAATCGAAAAGATTGAAAGCAACGGTGGTTCAGTACGTATATTCTATGTACCTGGACATGCTGACAAAACAAAAATACAAAAATATATTGAGGCTTATTCTGAAAAGAAAGGTATAACAATAACACAAAAACATATCGATATAATAACAGAAGGTAATGACAAAGCTGACAAATTAGCTAATCATGATAAGAAGATTAATACATTTACTAAGTTCATAAATGCAATAGGTAATACTGAAGCAGTTGGTTTGAAACCGGGGTTTGAGAAGACTAGTAAAGAAGACGAAAGAGGTAAAGAAGAAATGTTAAATTGTAAAAAGTAATATGAGTTTATTTTGTCCAAATATAGAATCAGATGATTTTAAAGAAATGCTTGGTGCCTTTGGTGGTGAACAAGAAGCATACATATATCATCTATGGAATGAAAACAATGGTAATCCTCTTTACCTTGATCCAAAAGGTAATCCTAGTGAGTTGTTTGAAGATTTACTAGGTTACACAGATGGTGATAGAAATGAAGCACTTCGTTTAAAGTCTACTGTATATAACTATAAATTTAGGGATTACTTTGGGGACTGGATTAACAACGAACTCTCTCCAGAGACTAATAATATATATGACAATGGTGAACCTCAAATGGATAATATCTTAGATATTAAACTGTTAGAGAAAAGGAAACCAGGTCATATGGATAAGCGTATCCAAGATGCTATAGATAAATATGGTGAAGATACTATAACAGATTTAAACAATCCTAATGTATGGGATATAGAAAACGAACTAGACTTATTAGATAAAGCACATCCATTTACTGTAGAAGAAGGTAAGCAATTTAGAAAGAAAAATCTACAAGCTTTTACCAATGCTAAGGCTAAAGTATTAATGGCTAAAGTTGTAGAACTAGGTGGGTATGCATATCCAATAGATATGCGTATGCCAAACGGTACTATACGTACAGCTATAGGTGTTGGTTATAAAATAGGTAGACCTTCTAATAAAGCTGCAAGTAGTAAATCTGGCAAAGCTCTTAGTATTGGTGGTATGATATTTGATATAAAAGAAGGAGATAGGCTTCAATTAGCTAATCTAATAAATAAGATAGAAAGATATGATGCAACCGGTATGTATCTATTAGATACGCTGTTGTCTGATTATGGTTCCTTTTATCATAACCATCCAGAACTTCTAGAAGCTGCTAATTTATTAGTTAAACATAGATCTGGAAATAAAAGCTTAAGAGTTAAAGTATCTGAGTCTAATACAACTAGTCCTACAAACTATATGGACTATGATGTAAAGACTAATACTATAACTTTATACAGGAAGCGTATATTAGAAGATCCTACAATGGAAGGTTTTCTCACTGCGTTTGTACATGAAGTATATCATGGTTTTACAACTAGTACATTATATACCCCTGTTACAGAAATAGACAAACAATTTGCTACTACCATGAAAGAAATAGTAGCAGACTTAAAGAAGCATGGTATATTAAAAAACATGTATGCCATAACTGATGAACATGAGTTTGTTGCTACTTTTAAAACAGATCCTTCATTTGCTGCTTCGTTAAAAAAGTATAGTGCTCCAGGTAGTACTAAAAGTTTTCTAGATCGTTTTATAGACGCTTTAACTACTCTATTATATAGATTAACTAAATATGATATACGTAAAGAAAAGGGTGAAAATCTATATGATTACGCACATAAAGCAATAAACGATTTTATTAATAGCAAAACTGAATACTGGAATGAAGAAAGGTATAAACAGAATGGTGTGTATCGTAGGAAAGCTGCAGAAATAGATAGTGAGTATAGTGATATACAGAAGTCTATAGACCCTAAAAATATAGAAAGTATTGGTAAAGCCTTTACAGCAGTCTCTTCTTTTTATAAGAGAGAAAAGGAAATAAAAGGTAAATACGAAGGTGTTACTTCTAAAATGGCTGAAGCGGGATATGGTATTTCCGAAAAACGTTTAGCTAATATGACTCCTACACAGTTATCTAACATGAAAAGAAGTGCTACTTTAGGTACTGCTGTTCATAGAGGGTTAGAAGGTATAGCAAAAGATATAGCCGTAGATATTTTACAAGAGACTGGTGTAAACGTATCAGATGATGCTATAACAATGTTAGAAAGTATCATCAAGGAGATAAAGAAAAGTAAGACAGGTAGAGGTGGTTCTATTACAGCTTTTTCAGAAGTACGAGTTATCGACCCTTCTTTAAAAATGACCGGTGTAATTGACTTAGTTTTAATAGATAATAATAATAGGATTCATATCTTTGATTTTAAAACCAAAGAAGGTAATGGTTGGCAGTGGTATGCATCTACTAAATACGGACCTACTGAAAAAGCAAAAGATCATTTACAGTTAGGTATATACAAACACATGCTAGAGAAGTTTTTAAACATGCCTGTGTTTAGTATGAACGTAGTTATGTTAAAAGCTACTGTAAAGGACAATGTTGTTGGTAGCGTTGCTTTAGATCCAACCCAATTTCCTAGTGGTATGGATACCTTTACAAAAGAAGAAACAACAGTACGTAAAATTATAGGTGAATCTCCAATCAACTTCCATTGGTCTCGTGCACAAGCTAAATTAACAGCAGATGCTGAGTATATGAAAAGTATGGAGTATAAACTATCTACTATGGAGAGCGATAAAGTAAGCTCCTTAGATAAGATATATAATGATACTGTTAAAGTATTAGATGATAAACTTGAGATAATACGTAAAAGATATGCTTATTCTAAAACACGTAGTTTCGAAGAGTTTGTAACTGCTATATCACAGGAATCTAGTACATCTGCTGCTTTATTGGCTGTTATAAAATATGCAAACGAAACAACAGATCAGTTAGTATCTAGGTATAATAAAATGCTTCAGAAGGGTGAACAGTTTACTCCTAAGTTATTAATGGAGTGGAGAGATTATATCACATCATATGATACTCTTGATGACTTGCAATTACTATTATCTAATGATAAAACATTATTAGGTGATCCTACAGCACTTGGTATGTTACGTAGTTTAATAGCAAAGAAGAAACAGATCACACAAATATATGAAACAGAAGGTAAACAAGCAATAGCTCGTAGGCTAGCTCCTTTTTATAATGAGATTAAAGTTCGTAGAAAAGAAGAGCTAGAAAAGAAATATCGTGTACTAGAGTATAGGTATAAGAAAGGTAAAGGTGAACTAACGCCGGATGAAAAAGAGATGTTAGATAAAAACACTACAATAAATGAATTTGTAGATACTAACTTATCTAAAGAAAAAGATGCTATTGATAAACTAACTTATGAAACTCTATTAAAGGAATTAAGTGTAGCTGCTAATGATGTTAATGAAATAACACGATGGGTTGATAACTTACAAGATGCATCTGATCCGGTTGTAGCAGGTATTGTTTCTGCTTATAATAAGGCAGATGAGAAATCTAGAATAGAAGCAATTGATAAAAGAGTACAGATAGTTCGTACATTACGTAAACTTGAAGAAGCTAAAGGTAAGACTGGTATGACATCTGAGAAAGTCTTTTATAAGAGTATTCTTGAAGTAGATGACAAAGGAGATACTACTAATTATATAATACGTCCTTGGCATTCTATGTTGGACGAAGAAGAAAAGGCTGTTAGGAAAGCTAATAAAACTAAAACTGATGAAAAAGCTGCAGAAGATACGTCTGCTTGGCTAGAAGCTAACTTACCGTTAGAAAGCCATAGAGATGAATATCTATCAGCATTTGATAAATATTTACAAGTTCTAGTTGCAGATGGTAAGATAAGTGCAGACGAAAAGGAAATTATAATAGATAATGAATATTTTAAAGGTGCTCCTTTAACATACTTAGCTAAAGATGAATACGATACACATGGTAATCTAATAACCAAAGCTCTTATATCAGAAGATGCTTCGGACTTAGCTCTTACATGGAAGGGTAAAAACAAAAAACTATATTCAGATATCGCTGAAAAATGGGTTAATCCACAGTGGAATAAGTTTCTAAACGAAGTTGGTGTTGATACTAAATTACCAACAGCTAAACAAATGGAAGCTCTCAGGGCATCAGAAAATCCTATGGCTCAGTTCTATACTTTAATAACTGACATGGCTGCAGAAGGAGATAGTGGTTTACCATATAATTACAGACTAGGATACAGACTTCCTGGTGTATCTAAAACAAAAAATGAATCTATAAGAGAAGGACAACCTTTGACAACTACTTTTAAAGAAGCAATGTCTATAGGGTTTGTTCGTAGAATAGACGATACAACGTATCAAGTTAGGGAATTTACAGATGAGAAAGGTAATCCAAAATACTTCTTACCTATACATTATACAGCTAAATTAAACAACGATCAACAGTCATATGACTTAGCTACTATTTACTATAAGTTTTGGGAGTCTGCAAACGATTATACAAATAAACGTGAGATACTACCTACTTTAGAAATGGCTAAGTATTTTGTTGAGAATCGTAAAACTGAAAGAAAAGATTCTCTAGGTAATAGAGTTATGAGTGTTATACGTGGTAGTAGAGCAGCAACAGAATCAGATGTATCTGTTAACAACACAAGTAACTTAGCCTCTATGTTAAAGGATTGGTTTGAAGTTTATATATATGGTAACTCAGCTAAACCAGCAGAGATTCGTATAAGTGATGAACTTGTAGTTGATGGTCAAAAACTAGTAGATGGTTTAAATGCATTTACTTCTTTAAACTTATTAGCGCTTAACGTAGTACAAGGTATAGCTAACGTTGTTGTTGGTGAGGTGTTCTCAGGTATAGACGCTGTAGCAGGTGAATATATAACTTCTAAAAGTTGGACTCAAGCTAACGTACGTTATAGTAAGTGGTTTCCAAAAATGTTAGGTGATATTGGTACAAGAACACCTGGTCATGTTAGTTCTTTAATTATAGAATACTTTAATGCATTGAATGAAGATGTTGCTGCATCAGCTAATTTTGCTAATAACACTAAGTTAAAAGCTAAATTAACAATGAGTGCATTGGGTTTTGCTCAGGAAGGTGGTGAACACTGGTTACGTGCTAGACTTATCTTTGGTTTACTCTTTGAGAAACAAGCATATGATAAGAACGGTAAGTTACTAGGCCCTATGATTGATCAGTACTATTCAGAACACGGAGAGTTAAAATTAAAACCTGAAGTAGACGCAGTAAAAAGTGGTTGGACGCAAGATGATATAACTAGATTCACAGTTAAATTTCATGGCATAGCAACACGAATACACGGTGCTTATGGTATGGAAGAAAAGGTAGCTGCACAACGATATATAATAGGTAAATTAGCATATATGTATCGTAAGTTTATTATACCTGGTATTAGACGTAGGTATGGTAAAATGGAGTATAGTGAACGTTTACAGCAAACAACAGAAGGTAACTATGTTACTACTTGGAAATTCTTTGCAAAAATGTTTACTGAGTTAAATGGTATGAAGTTTGCACTTATGGGTGAGAACTGGGCAGCTCTTAGTCCACATGAAAAAGCAAATATAAAAAGAACGTTAGGTGAAGTGTCTACTTTAATATCTGTTATTATACTTGCTAATTTTGCATACACTAATTGGGGTGATGACGATACAGAAGACAAAAGATTTTGGGCTTTACTTGCATATCAATCATATAGACTTAAAGCAGAGTTATTATTTTATTCTCCAAAACTAGATGAATCTATGTCTTTACTTCGTTCTCCAGCAGCCTCAATGTCAGTTCTTGAAAATATAATAAAACTAAGTGGTCAAATATTTAATCCATTTGAAGAATATCAAAGAGGTCCTTGGAAAGGACATTATAAATTAACAAAGGATGTTATTAATTTTATACCAGTATATAAACAATATTATAAATTTCGTGACATCGAAGAACAAATACAGTGGTTTAGGTAGCTATGTGTATAAAGTTGCTTGAAAGGTAAAAAAAGGTCTATGTTTCCATAGGCCTTTCTTTTTTGGTATTAATCGTCTATTTCAGACAATTCTTCAAGCATCTGTTTTTCAAAATCATCCATGATTTCTCGTAGATTTTCTTGTTGAGCTTTCATGTCATCAAACTTTACAATCTTAGCTTTAGCGTCTTCTTTATCACCAAGTTTCTCTTCTACAGTAGGTGAAAATCCTACAGTTTTTCCAAAATTAGTTTTTACATTTGCAGTAAAACTATTAAAGGATTTAAAAGATCCGTGGTTATCAAAGTAAACTACTTCAGCAATAGCATCTCGAATAGCAATCTTTATATGATCAACTGAACGTTTCTTAGCTATAAGAAGTTGTTTTGTTATATCATCAAGATCTAAACGATCACGATAACTTTTAGGTGTCATACTGGTTACCATTGCTAATATAACTGTATCATCCTTCTCATCAAAGTTATATACTTGTTCAAATCTTCCAGGTCTATCTGTTAAGAAATCTTTCATACCAGATGTACTGTTAGCTAATGATAAAATTAACATGTTATCCTGACTCATAGCACCATCAAGAAACGAAAGTAATTCCGGGTCTTGTAATTGATATGGTTGACATTTTTCAAACTCGTCCATTATCAATACTATAAATCTATTAGGATCTGTTTCTCTTATTTGTTGTACTAACTTTGAAAGATTGAACTTCCAAAATTCATTTACTATAAGAGCAACTGCATTTTTTTCTTTGACCATCTTCTCAGCAAGTTGCCCTGCTAAATAGGTCTTTCCTGTGCCTGGGTCACCTAGGAACATTAAACCGAGTTTATTCAAACCCTTAAGTTCCTTACGTGCTTGTTCCATTTCTGGAGTAATAAAGTCCTCAACATATCGTTCGATTCTTTTAAAAATACCTGCATCAAGTATACTACTGTCTTTATACTTATCAATTTCATTGAAAAATAATGACACTGTATACATACTCTTCACCATCTCTATCGAGTATAAGCCCGGTTTTAAATTAGGGGATATACCATCAGGAGTTCCATCAATCAGTTTATATTTGTTACCTTCTCTTAAAAACATATGCTAAATTTTGTTAAATTAAAATAAATGGGGTGGAACCTTATCGGCACACCCCATTCACTGACTAAATACACACAAATCAAAATCGACGTAGAGGCCATTTATAAGCGTTTTAAGACACTATCTCCTCTACGATATATATTAGCACCAGAAAGGATTAAGATTCCAAGAATCCATCCAATCAGGTCTCCAATGATTTTTATTCTTTGGGTAGTTGTTTGATATCTCATCAGTCCTTCTAGACTTTTCAATATCTTTTTGTTTAGCTTCAACTAGAGCTTTCTTATCAACCTTTAACCAGTTGTAAATAGAACGTTTAAACCAACCTAAATCTTCACTAAAGTCTTTAGCAGTTTCAAGTTCATGTATACGTTCTTTAAGATCGATTATTTCTTTCTTACGTTCGTCTTCTACAAAAGCTTCAGATTTGTCTTTCTTAAGATCTTTCAACTCTTTCTGTAAGTCTTCAACTTCTTCATTAAGACCATCTATTAAGCTGGTCATATGTTTACGAATCTTATCTTTTGCACGAGCAACGTCGTCTTCTTTCTCTTTACGTTCAAGAACTAAGTCTTTTTCAAGAGTACGATTCTTAAATTCTAGGTCTTTTGTTTTTGTTTCAAGATCAGATATTTCAATACCTAATCTCTTTGCTTCGTCCTTACGGATATCACCGATTACAGTTTCAAAATTACGATAACCAATTATTTCTTCTTTACCAGGTACTGAATCATAAGTTAGATATCCATTTCTGTCATATCTAGGAACAGATTGTGCCTCTTTGTTTTTTACTACGATTACTTTTTGGTTTTCTTTAACTTCTTCAATTTTAGATTGAAGTGTTTTTATTTGTTCCTGTAATGCACCAATTGTTTGGTCTTTGTCAGTAACACTTTTCTCAAGGGCAATTATTTCTTTTACTGAAACTTCTGCCATCCCTGCTAATACTGTTGTTGCGCCTTCTACCTTCATAGTGTTATTTACTTATTTTGTTTGTGAAAAATGATTTAATGTCAATAGAATTTACTATCTGTTTCTTAACTTCTGCAAAATCTTTGACGGGAAATACTGAGAGTTTTGCGGTCAATTCATATTTTAGAGTTTGTGCTCTATGTGCAATTTTATCTATAAATAAGGACTCTTCTATTAACCTTGTTTTTAGTTCATTAACTTCTTGATCTTTCTTCATTTCCTGGGCAGTTAGAGCGTTACGATCGCGGGCTATAGCTTTTGCGAGGGCTACTACTTTACTGTCGTGATAAGAACTAGAGATATTTACATTGGGGTCTAACGTTTTAACCTGTCTGTATAGTTCTACTAGTGTCAAGGATTCCTTAAGCAGGGTATCATGACTTTCTTGTATTTTTATAACTTCTGCATGAGTATCAAAGTTATCTTTAATCTCGATCACCTTACCTTTAAGTTTCTCTAAATATTCATTAAAACTTAAAGTAAGTTCTGGTAATAACAAGTCTACAAAATGTTGAACTTGTGTCTCATTTAATAATTGAATTTTCGGCATTGAAATATAGTGTTTTATTTGGAAATATAAAAGGGGCCTTGTGAGCCCCTTATTTTATTCTAGATCATCTTCTGTTTCTTTACTTACTATTTTGTAAAGTTCTTTAAAGATGTCAAAACCATATACCTTACGTAGTTTAGTGTCTGTATATAATAGTACATGTAATAAAGATTCTTCATTACATTCCCAGAATTTTAATAATTTCTGTCTATATTCTTCACTAATGTGTTCTATACTATTAGAAAGAATGTAAGCATAATCATCTTTATATTTATCTGGGATATCGTATACAAATACAAAATCTTCGTCGTTTTTATATTGCGCTGTTGGCGCATTAATAGTTCCACGTGGTACATCATTAATAGATTTAACTACTAATAATTGTCCGTCATGTTCTGGTCTATAAAAATCAGATATGAAACTATCTATGAAATGGTCTTTTAAAATATTGGTATATGTAATATCATCATTGAATATCATCGGCAACATGAACCTTGTGGTATTAGTTTTCATTAGGTTCAGTGGATTCATTCTATAATTTTTCTGTTGTTTTACCTTCGTAATAAGCTTGTGTATGGTCCCATTTATCATTCTTAAAATGCCAATCTAACTGAAGCATTAATGGATCAATTTCATTCAATCCCATATTTAAAGTAGTTTCACTAACTTCAAATACTTTAACTTCAATTGGATCTTTAGTACCAATTGCTACTATAAAAGTCTCTTTAATGTATTCGTTTATGTCTTTTGTTGTAAGAGTATTTTTAAAATACCAGTATATAGCCATCCAGTAAAATGCCATTTGTCTATAATATCTATATTCTAAAAACTTATCTTTGAACTCTGCTAAATGACTTGATGTTTTTAAATCAACAAGAGTTATTTTTTTATTCTTATGATCGATTATTATCCTATCAATCAAAGACTTACACTCAACTCCAGTATAATGAGTCCACTGTATCTCAAATTCATTACCAATAAACAAGTCTTCTGTATTTCCAAACAATGAGTGATCATCGTTGTACATTAATTCTCTACCTTTTTCGTGTTCCAGTAAAGCTTTTCTAGATTCGTTTAATTGTAAATGCATTGAGTTTGGTAATATGCTCACATATATAGGAGAAAGTTTGATATATTTTATATAACTATTGAAAGTTTTTGCTAATTCTCTTGCTTTTTCAAGTATCTTTTCATCATTTTCTTTAGTAGTATATGCCTTTTTATATGCTGCTACTAATTTAACATCGCTTGTGCCTTTTTTTGCTCGTGCAAATGTTTCACAAAATTCTTTTTGTTGTGCGCTTTTTGGTTGTTCATAATCAAGAAAGACATAATTCTTGTCGAACTCCTCAGGTTCTAATATATATTGATGTATCTGTTCACCTTTTTCGTAGAAAGATTTTGTTTCTTCTTCTATCGTCTTATCCAACATCAATTTGAAATACTTTGGAGAATTCTGAAACCAAGACAATGAGGAATTACTTACTTTTTTTACTTTGTAGTATTCCTTCATGTTTATGTTTTATTATTTGTATTACTTCATCAACTTGTTTCTGATTTCTAGGCATATAAAGATCAATCATTAAACCTTGATCCATTATATGTTTCTTAAACAGTTTCCATTTAATTGGAAAAGCATCGTTTGGATTACCTTTTGTTTCAATAATCCAACCAGTACCAACAAAGTCTGGTGTATATGTCATGCCTCTAACATGTCGTCTCTGTGGTCCAAAGTACCTTAATCCATCTTTTTTGAATAATTCATAACTATCGTTTTGAAATTCAAAGGATGGTATCAATTCAAAAGTATGTTCTTCGTATGTGAATATTAAGTTAGTCTCTTTTAATTTTTTATAACAATATAACTCTAACTTACTCTTAAAAGTTATTCCATAATAAGACATTGTCGTAGCATTACGAACTTTCTTATTTATAACTTTCTTTAACTTCATCTAACATTCTTTTTATGTGATTATCTGCAACTTCTATTCCTAGTTCTTTTACAACATCACTTATATCTTTTACTTTATATAGTATATACATATCTAAAGGTAAGTAGATAAAAGGAATATCGTATTTTTCTGATAATTTCTTAGCAGCTTCTTTACCAGGAGTATCATTGTCAAATAATATAACGATCCTTTTAAATCGTTCTTTTATATTGTCTACTATTTTCTTTGGTATAGCGGAATTTTCACTCTGTGGAGCAATTGCATTATATCCTAGTTTATACAATACCATTACATCCTTTAACGATTTAGTTATAATAATTGTTTCATCGTTACAAGGAAGTTGTTCCCAACCTTGTATATCATATGGTCCACAATTGTTTCTCCATTTATCTTCCCTATTTGTTGCACAAGGGCGATATATTTTGAACTTATTGAAGACCTTATATGCATACATTGGACATTCCTTTGTATATTTATAAGGTTGTTGTATATCATTAACCCAGAATGAATCTATGGGAGAGACATTAAAATACTTTAAAGTATCTTTGTCAATCCCATATTTAGACCAGTAATCTTCATCGGTTTTAGTAAAATATTTTCTTCTAACTCCAATGACTTTTGCTGGTATTTTCAACTCTGGCTCAACTTTAGGTCTGCGTTGCTTTATTTTATTAGTTGCTATTAAGTCTTTCCAAATCTTATTTAAAGATTCGTGGTACTTAATATCAAATAATATCTGTACAAATTTCACTACATTACCTGTTTCACCTGTTGCAAAATCTTTATACATAATTTGATTTTGTTTAGATCTGAATAGACTCCATGATGGATTCTGATCCTTTCTAAAAGGAGATGATATAGGTTTGTTAATGGTCACAGTTTGACCTAAATAATGCGAATAGATATGATATTCATCTACTAATTGTAGTATCTTATCTAATGTTACATTATCTGTTACTGTTAAAGTATTGTACATATTAAGAAAATAAAAGGGGGTTCCGTCGTACCTGGTTTACAGCCAGGCCAATCTCGGATAACCCCTTGAATATATATTAATCGAAAGGTAATGCGTTGATATTGTCTGGTTGTAGGTCAGCAGGAATCTCATCTACTTTCATTTCGAAAGGATTCGTTTGTGCTGGTGTTTCTACATCAGCTCTTTCTTTTGTCATCTTATCGATAGACAATATTTCGAGCTTAGACTGATTTTTAGGAATCTCCATTTTTTCAATGAAGGGTACATAGTTAGGCAAGGAAGTAAAGTTATTAAAAGAATAAACTACTTTAATTCTTACTTTCTTTCCTACATATGAATTTCCTAAGAGTTTAATAGTTTCTAAGCAGAATGATTTAAAATCACTTGCTTGGAACGTATAAACATCTTCAGAGATAAATTTAGTAACGATGTGCTTTACTCTCTTTATCTGATTGTTTGTTTTGTTTTCTAATTTTTCAGGATCTTGGTCTTTAGGTTTCCATTCAGTATGAGAAAGAGTTTTTCCTTCTTTTTCAAAATGAAATACTATAAACTCATTACCAGCATTAGGGCTTGTTTTATATTCAACTCCCTTTAATTCAACATCTTCGTGTATTCCAACGTCGATAAAATTTGCTGATCTTCCTTCTGAATCTACTGTTTTATTTACTGTATACATTGTACTCCTTGCCTTATTACAGGACTTATTTATTTAACTTATCATTCACTCTCACAATGAAAAGATTATAATCATTCATAATCCTCTCTTCTCCTTCATCCAGAAACACAGGTGGTGTTTTAGCTGAATCTTTACCACTATTATTCATACTGATAAAGTATTCTCTTTTTCCATCTTTGATTGTCATATCTGCGTAATTAACGATAGTGTAGTCTTTTTCAAGCATACCTTTCCATTCCTTACCTTTTACTGCCAATCGTTTTTCTATTGCACCTTCCTCTACTTCTACCCACTCGTAATGACCTGTCACTACTAAGTGCTTTGGATACTTTCTGATGAGATATTGCAACTTGCCAATCTCTTCATTGTAGTAATTCCAAATATCAAACCCTTTTTTTGTATCTCTTGCAGTCTTTAAAAGACTGTCTACATATGCCGAAAAACTATCAAGTATTACTACATCAATAGTACTATCTTTTGCATATTCGATAAGTTTCTGATAACATTCTTGCCAATTATTTGGAGTACTATAGTGCTTAAACTTGTTAATGAACGGCAATGGTTTACTTTCGATATTAACATAACCAGTGGTATTAGGATTCATATTCCTAAATGCCATAGTTTTGCCTCTACCGGACATACCAATTAATAAAAATTGATAAGCTACATTGCTCATTTTAAGTCTAAATTATTATAGTTCTAAAAATAAAAAAATTGAAGTGATACCTAAGCTAGATAACCGATATTGCGTTTGGGAATCTTTCGGACCCTCGGTGGCATGACGCTTTCATCCTTGGGGGATTACGTATGTCATTCTAACTTTAGCTGCGCTTGTAAGTATCACTTCACCATACAATACTATTGTATGGGCTGGTACCTATAAATTATACAGCTAAGTATCTCCGTCCAAAACGGTCTTCTTTAACTAACAATTTCTGTCCATCTTCAAGGATGATACATTCACTTGCATCATTGAGATCGACTAAGATATCATATTGTTTGTAACCAATTTTAACCCAGTATGCGAAGACGGTTATTTCTTCTAATTTCACTTCTGGTTTCGGCTGTGAATAAACATTAATCAAAGTCCTTTTTGCATTTGCAAGTAAAGGGCATTCAACTTTTGTCTGTCTCTGCTGCCAAACTGAACATGCTGGTCTTTCTTCGTGAACGTTAATGTTAACCCTTAAGTTTACATCTTCATTACGGTATGCGAATTTACGTTTATTGCCGTTGTTCTTGCAATAAGTAGATAACCTGCGAACTATTTTAGAATAGTCTTCAACGAGGTCATATACTTTAACGTCCTTTTTCCCGGTTAGGGAAATTATTGTGGTATAATTCATATCAATTCGATAATCAAAATTAGGACTGTCTCCGAAGACAATCAAATTACTGGTTTCAATGTCGCTGAACCTTGTGTCACCTGTTTCTGACTTAAGATTCTTGTACTTGGCTATTTCCTTTTCAAGATTCTTAATATAAAGTCCGCGATCGTTATCCGTATTAACTATTACAAACGGATTTTTCTTCTCTTTTGCTTCTCCGGTTAATATTGCGATACCTGAGATATTGTCTGATAATTGTAAAAAAGCAAATTGGTTTTTCATTTATTATTTTTGTTGTAGATTAAACGGATTAGCTTCGTCAATCGAATTATATTTCAAATTGTTGACGAAACTAAGAATTTTTGACTCCCCCTCCCTTACTTTAAGAAAGTGCATGTAAATCATATTTTCGACAGGTAGTTTGCTTGGTCCATAACTTGTCAATCCTAAGATTTCGGGACGGTGGAGTACAATTACATAGTCAGAGGCTTGAAATACTGAATCGCCACCAAATACATCTCGTCTCATAGGATAATGCATCGTGTGATTTGTTATCCTTTCATTCCCTTCAATTTCCCTATTCATTTGGCTTAATTGAATAATAGTAGTTTGTGCTACTTTCTTCGCTTGCATGAATACTTTCTGTAATTCATATAATGTTTCTCGTTCCTTTTCTCCTGTTTTACTTTTTGTAAGTAACGTATGGTCAAGAATAACGATCAACCATTTGTCTGAAAACGTTGATTGAAAGTACTGTATTGTTTGATCTATTTCATCAACAGCTCCTGGACTATCTATATAATAGATGGGGTACTGCTTGATTCGCTCTGCATGTCTTACTGCTACATCATAATCATCGTCTGATAAACCTTTATGATTCTCTTCTAGATTTCCACTATAAAGATCACTGGTTGTCTTTCTCATTTTATATGATAGTTTTCTCCCCACTTGACGAGAGGCTAACATTTCAAAATTGAAATTTAAGACTATAAACTCACCTTTTTGATTTAACTCAAAAAGATCTGTCTCTAGACTATTCACAAACGATGATTTACCACTACCTGAAACTCCCGCAATTGTGTATATAGTGTTGGGTTCGATCCCACCCATACACTGCTTATTAAACTTACTCCACCGAGTCTTTAAAGATTTGTTAACTCCTTTACGTCTGTTATCAATATACCGAAGTATCTCGTGTGCTGGCTCGCTAATATGTTTGTAAGAAAGTCTTTTACTCAACGTCTGTTCCATATGCCTTACGTTTTTCTTCTAGAGTGGTACTCAAATTGTTCTCAACCTGATCTGCATAAGCTTTCCAAGATTCAGAAGTTAGCCAGGCAGGCATACGTTTCATATAAGACATCTGTCCCTTAAGACTTCGTTCCTCTATTTCCGATCGTAAACATTTCATGATATGCTCATGTGTTGAAGGTTTCTTTCTTACAATATTGTGGTATAATTTCCTACATTTGTCCTGGTCCACTCTTAAGTAGTCATACATTCCATCTGGACGTAATGCCTTTATAGGATACAAGGCATAGAATTCATCAAATGGATCGTTTGTAAATGTCGACGCTTTGATGAATTTAGAGGATGTATTTAATGTTTCTAGATTTATGTAATTTCCAGAACTATATGTAGATGATAAAAAACCAGCGATGTGCAATTGATCCAAGTCCTTATGCAAGTCATTAAGCGTATTTGTATACGCAATGTACTTCTTGAGTAATTGTACTTTGTTCTCACTGATTAGTTTGGCAATGATGTATTGATGTGCAGTTATTTTGTTGTCAAGTAAAAATTGAATATCTATTTCTAATATCATGTTCTTACCATTTATTGGCCTAGAGATACTAGTTTAGATAAATGTGACACATTAGCTAAGGTTTTTTTCTAACCCGCGTTATTTGTATTTGTTGTTTGCCATTAGCTACCGTTTTGACACCAGAAATTACTTTCTTAAAGAGGAATTGTTTGAAAGGCGCTATTCTCTCAATCTCTTCCACTGGTATGTCAAATGCGAATATATCCTTTGCAAATTCTGCTTTTGTACGCAGATCGGCTTTTTTATACAAAGGATAATAGAACTCTACCATGTCTATTGCTAGACGGATATCTCCTTTTGATGGTTTCATTAAAATAATGTTAATTGAGGATTGATAATTTCATTGATAATTTTCTGTGTACTGTTGATATAGTAACCATAATCAATATTATAGGGACCTTCCTTATAATTATTAAATATAGTTACTAACTTATTTACCTCGTAATCTTCTCTTGGATAAAAAGGCTCTAGATTATGCATAAAATTAGCATATTCTGGAGGAGGCTCAGTTTTAAATAACTTAGCTCCATTAGTTGATACATAATATCGTACTGATTTTTGTAATATATCCTTTTGTAATTTACCATCTTTTAGATAGTGTAATTCGTTTGTAAATTTGTTGTCAATCTTTTTCGCTATACAAAAATCATAAATGTCTTTATGTTCTCTAATTGTTTTTTCTACAGGTGTGTTGTTTACAAAGTACTCATACAGTGCTATTGAAACAATTGGTTTATCAAATCCTTTTGCAAGATCTGGTTCTGTTATAAAGATACCTTTTACTTTTGTTTTATTATTAGTTTTAACTGCAACATAATTATTTACATCACGTCTTACATACTTTTTATAGTATGCATATTCTAATTCAAACTGAGTTTCAAGTTCCCATTTCTTACAAATATCATAATATAATGATTCTTTGTTCTTTTCTACAATGGTTGTTACACCATCTGTGTTTGCTGATATTACTTTAAATCCATTCAAGACTAATTGTTCTATCAACATTAAAATATATAATTGTCCATTAATTGTAACTCTTAAATTAACAATAGGATCATATAACCATAAATGTTCATTTAAAGTTTTACCTATTGCTGAATTTAACACAATCTTTAGACATTCGTTTTCAGCTTTACGACCTTCATGTTTTGCTCTAATACGTTTATCACGTACTTCACGAAAGTTCTTCATAAACTTAGTACCCAGATGTTCCGGGGCAAGATTATGATTAATTGCTAAACTAGGATACATACTAGCTATATCACAATCAATAAGATCTGTTGTATCTGTATATTCAAATACAGCACCATTATCTACTGAATGAATACCACCAACTCCTAACTTATATTCTACACCACCAAATTTAACCCTCTTCTTAAAGAAAGGTTGATCTTTATAGTAAGTATGGTCTCTTACTTCTTCTAGCAGATTCATTAAAGTTTCTGTTTGAAAGTTAATTTCTGGAAAGATCACCCAGTCAAATTTAATAAACTTTCTTACTGTTCGTAGATCTTTGAAATGTTTCTTTTCAAGACCTGTGGCTTCTGAATAGAACTTCTCTAAAATTCTATTAGCCATCCAACTATCTGATTCTGTATAGACATCAATTCCATATAAATCAGATATTTCAGCTCTAAGTTTTAATCTGTCAAGTAATCTAATATACAACTGTTCTGTCATTAAGACATCGTTTAAGTTGTAACTTCGAATTATATTAACATCTTCTAACTTAATTATTTTTTCAATAGGTATTGGTAAATCTTGAATCTTTGGCCATTTCATGCTAACTCCCATGAGTTTTAATGATTTTTGGTAACCGCCCATTTTCATTAGGTCTATAGTTCTAAACGGTAGATTATACATATAATCTCTAAAAGAACCTCCAATAATTGTGGTAACTAGGTTATGTATAGACATACATATTTCATTTGATGTAGTCATTGAAAAGTCAAAATACTTAACGTGTATAAACTTAAGTATTTGATTATCAAAACTAAATGAATTATATCCTACAAACCATTTGTTATGATCACTCATAAAATCGTATAGAGCTGTTAAATCATTTCGTTCTTCAAAAATTATAAACTCTTTTATTTCTTTAGAGTTTACATTCTTAAATATTACCATAAAGTAATTAACATATGCTTCTATATCAAAAATCCAAATCATGTTTTAAGTATAAAAAGGGAGTGTCATTGACTTGGTAACACTCCCTTTATTATTATTGTTTAAATTCAGAATAGATTTGTTGCCATCTGAATTTACCGGTTTTGTCTTCACTTAACAAATACTTGGTTTGTTGAGTTCTGACTTTTGGAATTACTGGTGTACCTTCACCTGATGGCTGTTTTTCACTCTTCATCATTTGCTGAAGATCAGTCATTCTCTTGGATGGTATTTGTAGAACCTTAATAGTTTTATTGATAACACGAGGTTTTCTTTCAAACTTTATATGTTCATCTTTTAATCCAGTGAAAAATCGTCTCACTACAGGTTCACCACTCTCTTGTAAGAATGGTATGGTTTCAAGTAATTTTACTTTCTTACCATCTTTCTTCTCCCAAAGTTCCCACACTACTGGACGATATTCATATTGTGGTACTTTTCGTATTGTTTCAAACTGTTCGAGCTCATCACTCTTAGGTTTTACTTTAATAGTTTGGAAGCGAGTATAAGGACTACTTGCTTGTCCACGTTTCTTTTTACGATCAAATAATTCATCACGTTCAACGATACGAGGTCTTCCTTTGTATTCAAGTAGTTGTGCCTCATAGTTTCCCTGAGACATTTCCTTACGTTTGTTAAATTTTACTTTTTGTTGGGCACGATACTCTTCTTTCGAAGCATATTCCCACCCGGCTTTGATAAGTTTACCAGCATAAAACGTATTAATACGAATTATATCTCCTTTGATTGGATCTTTTATACAGATCATTTTCTGTTGATCCGGTGTTGCGTATAACTTAGGAGTTCCTGGTTTACCACGAGATGTTCGCAGCTGTGTTGTAGTTATACGTTTCCCTTCCTTTTTTGTTTCGTCTTTTGGTTCTTTAACAGTAATTTCAGTATCGATATTTGTGTCTCCTGGAGGAACAATTACTTTTTCTTTCCAGTCAGCACCATATGTTTCTGTACGATATATTTCTGTTCCTCGTTCAAGATCGACATTCCAATTACTGTCTACATATATACCTTCAAAGTATTTATGTAAAACATTTGTTGGACTTAATTCAGGACTGTTTAATTGAAGTAAATATCTCCAATCCTGATCTATTGTCATATCTCTCTCACTACTTGGTTTGAACCACTTTTTGTAAAGTTCTGATTCCTGATGTAAAGAATATTGTTCAGTATATAAGTTTCTCGTTGTATTCCAACGAAGATATACTTTGTGTGGATAATCAGTAAGTTTAGGGAGAACTATTACATGTAAACCATTATCAAAAACAAATTTTAATGGTTTTGTTTCAAGTAATAATCTCAATTCACTGGTTTCTATTTCTACTCTTGTACGAACTTCACCTTGTTGCATTTTTTGTTCCATTTCCTTTTTTTGAATATTTGGATCTGTACTACTATTTACCTTCGCCTTCTTCCATTCTTGCCAATCAATACGATAGCAATCATTGTCCAGCGGTGTTCTTCCTGAAGCTTGAACGTATTCATATTCAAATGATGGAGTATATACTTCTTCCATTGAAGGACATCTATACCTATCATAATCAAGAATACGTGCAAGTCTCAGTAAATCTTCTCTTTCGATCATATTATCCCTCGGTTACAAGGAACTGCTGAATAGGTGCATTTGGGGTAAACCCTATTTGCTTGCCGGCTAAGATTGATTCAATTTCTTCTTTTCTCTGACTTACTTTTGACACACGGGCCATGTAGTAAGAGTGGTTCACTTCTGTAAAACTTCTGTCGAGTTCCTGAAGTGTTGCATCAACACCAATAAGTTCGATTATTAGGTCAATGACTGTTGATTCGATTTCTTTAAATTTAAGATAACTCATTTTTTGATTGTTTTTCTGATTTTGACATCTTTTGTTAACTTGTAGATTGGATTTTTTCTTCTTATACCAAAAATTCCTGTTTTGATTATAGTAATATTGGTTTCCTCAATAGGAATATCCATATCACCATACATTTCAGGTATACCAGTAAAATACCAATCTGAGTTGTTAGAACCTTTTTTTGTATGTCTTAATGGTAACAACCCCATTAAAGCAAGGATTTGTGGTAATGATTGATGTGGGTTATTATGCCACACTTTTTTTATAGATTCTGATTTGCTTTTCAGTTCTAATATCGTACCACTTGCTTCTGCAAAGGTAGGGAATAATCCCCACCTCTTTAGAAGTTTATACCAATTTACTAACTCAAAGAAAGTATCTATCTCTAAGTCACGTTTATTAGTATACGTTTTCTTCAACAGTTTCATCATACATTGTTTTGATTTCATTAATAAAACGCTTACTGTCTTCTTCGTCTAAACATTCTCCATTCTGTATATAAAGTTCACCTGGTTTAGAAGTATATCCTTTAAAAGCAGAACGACCAATACCTTCATATGTATACATATTTCCAGTATATAGGAGAAAATGCCAATGTCTGAAAGCCCACGGTGATAATAAAGTTAACAACAAACCAATGTTTAATGTTTCATCCCATTTCTTAATAGGTAATTCACTATAACATTGTTTTACATGTTTACCATTATATTGACCAATATCATCTATATCTGTTATTGCATATACTTCAACTCTATAGCCTGTACTTTCTAAGTAATCAACTATAGATACTGCAGTATATGTTTTATTTAACATAGCTGTTTGATCTATATTACAGTTTTCATTTATGCTTATATATAACTTTACAAACTTACCATTTAAAAATCCATGTTTTCTTATACGTTTGTTCATAAAAGGCATTTCATCATACAAACGTTCCATAGACATTTCTTCACCATCAATATCATCCCATTTATTCTTGAAACAAGAAGCTCCATCTAATAATAGATCTTCTTTTAATTGTTCAAGTTTTGCAATACCTGGTTGATATGAATATTTATACTTTTCAAGTTCTTCGTGACGTAAACCTACAAAAGAACTATTAGTATAACTAAGATGTTCAATGTATTCACTTTGATTCCATGCATTTTTATCAGGGTCATGACATGCTGCATAAAAATCATCAATACTATCAAATTTTAGTTCAATACGTATTGCATCTTTTTCTTCGTAGCGAGGACGACACCACATCATCATGTCCCAAAAACCACCACCAAAATCTTCCATTATACTACTAGCTCCTTTTTAAATCCGTTTTCAATTTTGTTTTGTCGTAATGCATCAAGTTCAGCTTTAGTCCAGTTTGAGACTAATCTAAACTTCCAATTGTTAACCTTATGTTCTTTTAATTTACAACCTTCAATTAACATTCGTGTAGATGCAATCCTTCTAAACATATTAGTTTTAATAACAGTACGAACTTGTTGAATAAACTCAAATACTTCAGGATCATATTGCTTTTCATAAGCAAACGAATAATCCATTTCAAGGATTCCTCCTACAAAACGGTCTATTGTTGAAGCATCTAACTGATTATTTGCTACATACTGTCGATTAGCACCTTGTCCAAATGTATTAGAAGTTGCTACAATTATACAATCTGGATGCCTTTCAACTCTACCATTTGTTGTCATAATGAAACCATTAGCCAACGCTGAGTTACTGATCTGTGCTACTGCGGGATCAAGAGCTGTAAATTCATCGAGAAGGATTATAGATGGCATTGCGTAATATTCTGCAAATGCTGTGTTTTCTCGTGCGGGATATTTATATCCAATAAATTCTGAAGCACTGGTACCTAAACCACATGATATAGTATGTATACCAACTTCTAAGGCTGTTGCTACATTCTTAGTAATAGTTGTTTTACCACAACCTGCTGGTCCTACTAACCATATGTTTTTAATACCTGCTTTTATAAGTTTTAATAACTCTTCTTCATAGTTATCAGCAACAAAAGCTTCCAATTGAGCTTCAGATTCTTTTCTTTTCTTTATTTCTTCTGCTTTTTCAAGAGCGTTCTGACGTTTTTGTTGCATACGTTTTTGAAACTCTTCTTTTGTTTCTTCGGGTGTAAAAGGTACTTCTTGATCAGGTCTATCTTCCCTTCTCATTGGCACAGCTTCTTTTTTATCGTCTTCTTTTTGACTACCTTTTGGTGCTTTTCCTTTAATCCCTACATTTTGAATATTTTGTACATCATCATAACTTATGTTAAGTATAACTCCGTCTTTTGTTTTTATAGACATTCTTCTAGCACCAGGGTTATTAACCATGATTTTAAAAGTACCTTCAAATGGTTTACCACCTGTTGTTTGTACTCTACCTTTAAAAGAATCCTCATAATGTAGATCTTTTACTACTGTTAGTTCCATGAATATTTGTTAAGTTTGTTAATAAATAAAAATCCCGGACAGTGTGGTTGACTTAATGTACCCCAAGGGGTCGCGACGCCAGAGCCTACTATCCGGGACAATCTGTCTGGAGGACTGATTATGCTATTTCACACGTATCGTTATTACAATACATTTCAGGTTTAGAATCTTCACTAATACCATTGAGTTTTAATCCTTTAATTTTTTTCAATATCTTTTTGTATTCTTCTTTTGTTATTTCCTCATATGGCATTTGCTGATAAGCAGCTTTTTCCATTTTAGGTAAGAAACTAATACCTTTAAGTTTGTACTGAAAATAATTTAACGCGTGTTTAATTTGGTCTCTTTCTGTTTTATCAAATGTGATTGTACATGACACTTGATTATCAGCCCAATGTTCCTGTAAAAATGCAGCTAATGATAGTTGTTCCCACATACTAACTTCTTTAGTAGTACGAACACCTTCTATTGCTACAGGTATTTCTACAACAACTGTATTCTTTGTATCATTTACATCTGGTTCAATTGTATATCCTGCTTCTTTTAAGTAGGGTAATATATCAGACATAGCAGATACTCTTATTCTCCTTATATAATAATTACTTTCTGGATAATGCATACCAGGTGTAACACCAGGCAGTAAGGAAACTGTTCCAGAAGGTTTGATAGATGTGGTTTTTATACTCTTTGGTACAGCAAACCAGTCACTATATATTTCATCGTAATGTTGTATTGTTTGATAGCCATCTTCTAGCCATTGTCTTAAGGTTTCTATACCTTTAGTATCAACGAATTGGGCTATACCACTTATCGAAGTTCCTATTCTTCGATTACGTAACTGTACTCTATTAGTTTCAACCCATTGAGTTGTACCTAAAGTTACAGTTTTTGCATACATATAAGCAAATTTTAATGTTCTTAGGAAATCATCTTTGTCTTCATGTCTTGTAGGAAATACTTCAACTAAACAACACATTTCATATGGTTCAAGACTTTGTTCTAAGCAAGGATTACCTCCTGATACTCTAAAGTCTTTGTTATTATAACCATCTTTGAAACGTCCATATTCTCGCATGTTTTTTAACCAAGCATAACCAGGTTCACCATTTGATGCAGTTTGTTCTGCAAGTTTGGTATAATCTTGTCCTGCTTCTACGAAAACACTATTGTTTGATAACCAACCCCAAGGAGCTCGTTCTGTTTTACTTCCTTTATAAGACTGTGTATCTGTATCCCAACGATAATCTTTAAGTTTTAGGAACTCATTACTATTAGGATTACCAAATACTATTTGTGAAGATCGTCTTGCATTACCTGCTACTACACAAACACCTATCATATTCATTATATCAACAATATCAGTTGCAGTTATTTTCTGACCAATACGTCTATCTAATGTTTCTTTTATATGTTCATGTAATTTCATTAATGGTTCTGGACCAGCTGATTTACCACCAAATGTTTTAATAGGAGAACCGTTAGGTCTTATTAATGAATAATCAAAATGTGGTAATGATAAACCTAGAAAATAAGATTCAAGTAGTCTCTTCAAAGAAGCAACCCAACCTTCTCTAGTATCTGGTATTTGATTATCAATATTAATTATTGTAACACCTGTTAAATCTAAAGGTTTTTGTATCATTACTTTACCTTCACCTTTAACATCAAAACCTACACCTACCCCTAACATAGACATGTCCATCATAAACTCAAATGGTTTACTAAGATCAACATCTAAGTGTTCAGTAGAAGTAAATGCACAGTTGTTTAATGCTGCAAATAATCCTTTTTCCATTATCAACGGTGTGCCCATTGCCCATAATCCCCTACCAGGTGGTAAGAATTTCATGGTAAACATTCGGTCATACATTTCTTGAGCAGATTTATAACCATCTTCCTCATTCCATCCTAGACCATTATTTGTTATATGCTTTTTTTGTATTGAATATGTTCCCTCCACAACTCTACGAACGGTTTCATACCATTTCTCATTTGTACCATCTTCTTTAATTCTAGAATATGTTCTTAAGTAAACAATGTTACCAAGTCCATTAAATCCAAAATCAGGTTCAATGTGTTTGTACTTTTCTATAAAACTATCTTTTAATGTAAACTCCATATATATAAATATAAAAAGGACTCTCTTCTATCACACTACAGTAAACTGAAGGCTTTCGCAGGATATTAGAGAGTCCTAATTTAAAAATTATAATGTACCTAGCTTTGTCTTAAATATTGCTATTTCTTCATCTAAATACACGGTTACTTTCTTTTTGGAGTTAAAGGCTGATAATTTGTTTTGAAATTTGGTTATTTCCTCCTTAAGTTTCTGATAAACAGTTGTTGCTGTTGGTAAACCTATTTGAGCCAATTCGGCTTTTTTAGGTGACCTTTTTAAAGCTGTTATCAATGTCTTGTAAAACATTGATTTTGCAGTAAGGTTTGAAAGATGATAAATGTGATAATTATTTGTCTTTCCTTCAAATTTACTTAAATTAGCTTCCTGAATCACTTCTTTAAAATGTAGTAGTTGTAATTCTAACTTCTCAATTTGATCCATCATCGAATCAACTTTGACTTCTGTGAAGTTATATTTTATAATACTATCATATAATTTAGGAAGTTCTCTTTCAACATCTGTTCTCAACTTCAATACTGTGTCTAACAGTAATTTTTTCTTCATACTCAAAATTTGATTTTAGGAACTTATTTAGAACCCTGTCATTTCTAAAGGTTCTTGATTGTAATACATACCAAGCATTCTAAATTTTTCCAGTATAATCAAAATTGTCTTTCAAAAGGTTTGTAAGATATTCAATGGCTTCTTTTTGGGAATAACACATTACTTTAGGTTTATTATTTCCTTGTAGTATATTTTGTATATTCATCCAATAAACAATTGTCATTGGACCAGAGCCATTCCATTGTCGAGCAGCTTGCTCATATGTCTTACCTTTCGCAAAGTATAAGAAGACTTCTCTTGACTTTTTCGAATCAAACATATCTTGTAATGTATAATTCGCGCCTGTCAGTCGATTGTAATGTTCTATTCTACACTGCCTTATTTGAGCTCTTCCATAAGCTTGTTCTCTTTCGTTACATAATGTATCATTTTTACCTGATTCAAAGATTGTAACTGCCTCATATAAGGGATCGTAGAAGTCTTTGTCTATTCTAACTATTTTTTCACTTTCTTTTATATATCCAGTTGGATACGTAGAAGGAGCGAAAGACAATAGGCTTAGAGACAAAAATAAGAACATTATTAGTGTTCTTTTCATAAATTAAGATTTGGTTTAACAATGTAAGGAATCACACCTTACCCCATAAAGGTCTTTATACGTTTGAAACCATAAAAGGTTTCGCCAAATCTTGATTATTTTTGATTACTGGTTTTGATGTCTAAGAGGGAATCGAACCCCCGTCCTCTACTTCATAAAGTAGCACTCCGCCCCTGAGCTATTAGACAAACCAAATATCTCCTGCTAAGGAGATCTTATTCTGTACATGATCGTTGCATTTTATGCGTACTGAGGCACATGAATATTAATCACAATACGTGAAAAACTTTCTATTGCCTTTTTTTGTATTTTTGATATTTTCTCGACCAAACTTTCGACAGACTCATGCTGTCTTACTTTCCTAAACAATTTTTCAATGCCAGGAATAAAGAAACATGATACTGGTGAGAGCACAGGAAGATAGTCATTATTAACACCTAATGTAAATACATTTGGTATTAGTGTAATAACTGGTACTTCCCGATGAAGTACATTATACTTATCCCAGATATATTCTGTGATATCAAAATCCTTTTTATAGGCCTTAATTTGTAACATTACGTACAAATCGTTGCTAAACAAACGCTCATAGGTATCCCCATACCCTTTACGTTTACAGCTCTCAGCTAATTTTTTAGGTAAGACATCAATAAATAAATCTGTTATATTTACAGTAGTCTTTTTGAATGACCACCATTTTGTTTTAAGTGTAACTAATCCCCGTTTATTAATAAGGATGTACTTATATTCAGGGATTAGGTCCACTATCATATCTTTCACTCTTCTCTTTAGGAGAGGAGTTATTTTGATGAGATTCATCAAGGAGACGCGTTTATTATTTTTGTTATTAGATTATAATCCGGTCCATTGAAGATTTGCCCAAAGAAATAATATATAGCGAAGAGTGTGATAAATATTAAGATTGTATTTATAGTCTTAATTTTATACTCCTGCATACTCATAGCATGAGCCAAACCTGCAGAATCAAAGTAGAGAAAGATCATATAGAATAAAAACAATAGAAATAATGTATAAAATGATACATCATATATTCTCTTTTTATGTAGTAAGTATTCTACTCTACTTTGAGATAGTCCTGACTGTTGAGTTATGCGATCCATTATGGACGCACACCTCCTTTCCTGCAATCTCAGATTCTGATCAAGAACCTCAGCTACTTTTGATATAGCACTTGCATTTTCAGTGTTAGACTTAGTGTTTCCTTCAATAACAGATGACATTGTACCAGTAGTCCGGTTGTCTTGCACAACTATCCTTGCTGGTTCAAATTTCATATGCATTGTTTTTGTGCTGTCATCACTACGTACTTCGATAGAAGCGGTTGGTGCAGTATATGATGATAACATCATTACTAACAGCGGGGCAATTAGGCATGTTAAGTACCTTCTCATAATAATCAAAAATGATTATTAGAAACGACGGTTCTTAAGCTGTTCTTCGTAGAAGTCAGAATTTGCCTTCTCATCGATTTGTCTCTGAAGAGATCTCTCCAATTCCACTTCGGTGATTACTTCACAAACCTGTTTTGCTGTTTCGAGATCGGTGAAATAGCAGTTGTCAAGTCCTGTGACACGGCCATTTTCTTTTGGCAGGTCATAGATACCATTAACTGTTATGCAACCCGGTTTTGCTTTGTTGCTGAGAGTTTCAACAACAATAGGCTGAATAGCTGTGTGTACAGCTGTGTCCGGGGTTACTTTTGTTCCTTTTTTTATTGGTTGCAATGTGATACCGAAGATCTGGTCTTCACATGATAGATCCCTTGGATCTACAATTGGCACCTCAAGTGCAACATCCTGAATTCTGTTAGCATTGCTAGCAGCTGCTTTCACTGCTTCGATATTTAATATCAAAGTCTTAACGTCCTGATTTTTGTTTCTCATTTTTTTGATTTGTTTTGATTAATTTATAATAGTGAACTTTTCTTCGTGCTTACGCAAGAATTTTATTAGAAGAATGTTTTCGTTATCATCCAACCGAGTTCTTATAAGTGGAGTAGATCGTGTTATATCCTCGTAATCATACTCCAATTCAACCCATATATTCGTAAGTGGATGTTCTTTTTTACCCCACAAATGAAAAGGTTCTCTGTCTTTTTTTAATGCCCAATTTTTCTTATAAGGTCTCAAGTAGATAACAGTATCGATCTCACGATCAACACCAATACCACCACTTCTTTTTCTATAAAACATAAGGGGAACAGTAATGTTGAATAAACCTAAGATGTTTTTAACCTTAAAAGGCATAGTAACTCGTTGATAAACTAGTTTTTCACCTCCAACTCTTGCATCAGTCACAACTCTCCTGCCTTTCATTTCAGGTACATCTTTTTTGATTAAGGTGTAGGTTGTTTTCTTTTTTATCATAATGCATTTGTTTTGGTGATTGAAAGTGTTGAAGCATAGACCCGATTTTGAGTGCATAATTTCGTTATGAAATCGTAAACCTATTATTTAAACTTGGGTAAATTTGATAATACTCGTAATGCTTTTAGGCAACTTAAGCCTTGCACAGCTTAAGCGTTTACCCCACATGCAACGATTAAGTACACACTGGTAATAAACACAGGGGAATCGAGTCTTGATAGCTTCATCTTTTTAGGTTAAATAAGTCTAACCTGGTGTACCGAAATACACGCCAAATAACTTCATTTAATTTTTGTTGCAACTCTTATATCCGGTTGCAGTCTAGGTATTGTACCTATTTGTAGTGATCAGTTGATAAATTTAAAGTATTGTTTATACTTCTCATAGTCGTGCTATTGTACCAGATTTCACCCTGGCGTTTACTCCGTCCTCTCATATCTGCTATGTTTGACATTCTCGATAACTTAGAGAAAGGCGGGCTTCGAGGCTAATGGAGCGCTTTACAGCGTCTTTTCAACCTTCACATCTTCATATGATTCATATACTTCTTACTATGGCTTAGAATTAAGCGCAAGGCCATCTACGCTCGTTTATACCCACCCTGACACCATTTGCATGGTTAGCCCATCAAATGGACTTTATACAGTGTGTTATAAAATCTGTCATGTTAGTTTCTAAGACTTTACGGTCTATGTGTTTGTTGTTTGCGGGTTTGACTCGTTGTTGCTCGTTCTCAACTCAATACGTCTACAGACGTTTTCCTCAAAGGCTGTCCAATACTACTCCTCATATCGTAAACTCGTTACGTAGTGATTTTGTATGCCACTTTCCGTGTTAATAACTAAACGCTAATACTAAATCGATTATCTGAAATAATATCAATGAGAGTCAGGGGCAACCTGCTTATCCATGAATTGCTTTTCTAAACGTTTCCGTTATACAATGGGATTTAAACCCATGAAGCCATATACCTTTTTATTACAACCAAGGTCCCCTACGTGTGAGTAACCATGCCTCGATGCTTTATTTAGTTTTTTAGGCCCCCTATTTACGATAGGGTCTCTTTTGTATCTGTTAGAATATAGATGCCAGTGCAATACCCTAACCCTTAGAACTATGATATGTTTGTTAGTTTTTAGAAAACTGGCAAAAGCAACAACTTTAATGAGTTTACTACACTTCGTGGTTATTCCTGTTATTGATTAGTATGCACGGTTGTTTGTTTCCAGTTGTTTCCTGGGACTCGCACGCTATTTCAATATATACCCTAGCCTAGTATTACTAGCTATTTTACGTCAATTAACGTGGTCAGGGTTTAGATCCCACTTTTACCGGTGTCTTCCGTAGACACTCCGTAGCCTGATTCGTTGGGTTCTCGTGAATCACACGCCACTCCGTTTCACTCTGTTTGTATTATATACCAATTACGGTATTAGGAGAGAGTTTAGGCAATTTGTTGCTCCGTTATCTCACATCTAAAATGTGAACCTCCGCGATCGTTACCATGGTGTTACGCACGATGCTTAATCGACTTGCCTCCCACTTAACGTGTATCCTAGTACCTAAACCTTTTCATCGATGGCCTTAACAGACTTACTTGTTTATTATCCAGGGAATTCCACCCTTTACGCCACTCATTTTGTTTGTAGTAGAACGACTATTGCCTAAATTCATCATTGTCGGCACAGTGTACCAAGTTTGCTAATCCAAGCACGTTCTCCATGCATGTTTCGAATCGTGTCGGCATTTAGCATCTGACTCCAGCCTACTGTCTGCTGACATTCTAACTCGAAGTGAGTGCATCCACAGTCCTATCGGGCGCAATAAACTTCGTTAGACTGCTATGTCTAGAGAGAATGAATAACTTTGCGATGCGATATCGCGGTCACTATATTACTGAGGATCGTCTACCAGTTCCTAAAAGCAATCATTCTATGCTTAAAGTTCCTTAAAGAGTTTGACCTTACGGGGTCTAATTGCAATTCCCAGCAATGTACAAAATCAACTATAATAATAGCGACAAATTTTTCCATCATGTGTTTTCAAAAATGATTCTGTCATTAAAATAACAGTATCAATCTGAATTGGCTGATCAAGAGCTTGATTAATCTTCTTACGATAGATTTCCATTAATGATTCGGTGTGAAGGATTCCTAATCCTTTAGCTTCTACGAAATTTATATCTGGATACACAAGCAAAATTAGCTTATCCACAGTTCTTTCTTCTTGATCAATAGATCGCCTTAAAAGAATTATAACTTCCTGAATATAGGGAATTGATTTGATTATCCTTTCTATTTTGTCCAATTGGACAGGAAGTTTGAAGTCGTTGAGTATTATGGCTTTCTTACGGCCATATACAAACAAAACATTTGATTTTGGGTCGGTGACGCCAATATCTCCTGTTAAATAATTATCTCTGTACCGAACTTCACGTGTGTAACTATCATCACCTACATATCTTTCGAATAAGGTGGTGCCAGAAATTTCTAACTCTTCTTCATTAGTAGTATTGAGAAAAATGTTTTGTAGGGCGGTGCCAACTGCAAAAGGCATTCTCTTTACTTTTGTTGAAAAATCGTTTATCGCAACTAACTGATTTGTCTCCTGAGAACCATAAGTAGTATAAATTGGAAACTTACCTATCAAAGTTGATAGTATCTCCTCATGAATGGTACTGTTATATACCACAAGAGCTTCTAACTTCTTACCATAATAACTCTTCATCTTTAGCAGTGCTATTTTCTTAAAGAGCCATTTCATCCAGGTTATCGAAAACAAAAATGAATAAACTCGTTTACTATACAAATAGTTAACTTCGTTTCTCCATACACTTTCAATAGAGTTTGTGTCCTCTATAACGACTTCTGCTTGATCTTTAGAACCAACCAGAATACAACCTTTAACAAATGGTAGTAACACAGTTAAAAAATGAGATTCAGCAAACTCAACATTTGAGTATACTTTATTCATTTCTTTAAACGGTACTGCTACTATTGCTTTAGTTAAGAAAGCACCAATAGAACTGTGATGTGATTCAACCCATTTGGGTTCACCATATTCAGTTCCAGAGGTTGCAGTAATTACTGCCCCATCATCATCTTCATCAAACGTATCTAATATTTTGATGTCTACATTCATGTTTTTCTCTGAACTTACTAAAATTTCAGCAAGAGTTTCATAATTGGTACTGTTATTACGTTCAAAAATAACACTTAAATCTTCTGTAGAAATTAGTGTTTGAACAAACAACGCTTTACCTAAGTCATCTGATACTAAATCAGGATCAATAAAGATATGATTTGTGTTGGTTAAGAGTAGGATATGAACAGTTTCTAATTTGTTCATTTTAGGGTGTATAACTAATAAGTTTACACCTTTTAATAAACATGCAATATAGATGGCGATCCAATTATAGGAGTTTCTACCATATAATGCAATAGTACTATTACTATCCAATTCAAATACATCAAGCACATTATATATTGTAAGAATCCGTTTAAATAACGTTTTCATAGTAGTGTGCTCAAATACAGGGAGATACCAACAATCTCTTACTGCTTGTAAAATCCGCTTTTTCATATATGAATTCTTATTAATACATCTCCTGTTGAACTTTGGTAAGCTTCAAAAGACGTATAAGTTTCATCAAGAATTATATGATAAACCAGTGGAATTTTACTTGTTAATTCTTCAGTGAAATTCTTAAACTTTATGACAATCATTGGATTTTCGATATCCCTTGTCATTGAATCTAATACTTCAATGTTGAATATACCATAAGGATGTGTTAGGATAAAATCCTGTACATCCTTCATACATTTCTTAATAGCGAGTTGCTTTGAAAAAACAACCTGACCATTATTTTGTTCTAGTGTGAATATCACATCATAAAACAAATGCGACAGCAAAGATAATGCTAACTTTGCTACTCTTGGAGTTTCAATTGTACCTTTCATATATATTACGTTTTAATTGATTTCAGGTACTCATCATAAGGCATTAAACGACTTATCATGACAAGATATGCAGGTACATTATTAACAGTATTTGCATGTGGGTATATAGAATCTTCTTCCATAACCTTACAAAAAGCAAAGTCCTGTCTTTTATCTTTATGATAACGATGACCTGATAAAAGCATAAGTTTATCATTAAGTTCACCTTTTGATGGTGATGTTAAAACTTTTGTACGATGTTTTAACATGGTGTCCCATACTATGGAACCTTTACGAATTTTTCTCATTGGGAACAATCTCCTTTTTTGATTTAGTTTGTTCTTTCCTTAGTTCATTACTTGCATCAATTCGCTCAAGAAAATGATTGACATGCTTATAAAGCTTTATTTCCCCTTCCTTGACAGATGAACCATCAAAGGTGTCAACATGATCTCTTAAGAATAATACATGAGTAGCACCTAAAGAATTAGGTTTTCTAAGAAGTACATAACCGTTCCTTATTTCATCAGCTGAAAGCCAATATTTATGTTCCATTGTAATACCATGCGCTGCTACAATAGGCTTCATTAATAAAGCCATACTCATTTGTAGTTCGTCTATTGTGTTTTTTATTTCATTTCGCAAATCCTTCAGTTTATCCTCTGAAGCAAATCGCTTGGAACATTTTAGCATTAACGTATTCGCACTGTCAAATGCTACTAACGTTTTTTTCAACTTAACGACTTCATTAGAACGAATTATACAAATCTCGACCACCGATTTTTCTTTTGGATCGTTTGTCTCTTTTTGCATCTCTTTTTCCTTTCTTGTTATTAGTACGTTCAATCTTCTCTACTCTTGGAGTAGGTTCGATTTTATCAATTTGATTAAGATTTATCTTTTTCATGATAATAAAAAAAGAGCCCCTCACTCCCAAAATCGCAGACTCTGGTTAAACATAAATACACCATTAAATAGAGTGGATAATCTCTAAATACAGTATAAATACATAAGCAGTGAAGGGCTAGATTTCATTATTAAGATTGATTATGCTTCAACAAGCTCAGGTTCTTCAACCACTACAGGCTCTTTCTTGAACTTACCGATCTTTTCTTTTACGTTATTAATCATGCTATGAATCTCTTTGTCAGGCATTTTACCTACCTGGCGTGTGTGAGATCCATTACCTGTTTTAATAGCGGTAAGGATAAGATTTCTCAGTTCTTTGCTATCTTCCTGCTTCTGCAAAATAGCAGAAATTGATCTTTTTAAAGCTTTACCATCTTTGGCAGACTGTAGAGTTTTATAATCAGGATCATCGGGAATAACAATTGCATCAACCACTTCTTCAGCTTTAGCTTCTTCTTCTTCTGAAGTTTCAACGGTATCATTTGCAGGTAATATGGTTTTGTTAAACCACATAGTTATTTGTTCCGGCGTCCAATCTTTTGACTCACCTTCCAATGTTGGCATAATAATAAGACACATTGATAATGCCTCATTAAATTTACTTGGAGTAGCGGTGTTCATTTCCACAGCCATGTTATAGACTTCATCCATTGTTTTGAAGTTCTTTATGGTTTCCCACAAAGAAGGATCAACTGACTGGATATCGATTTTTTCAAAAACCTGATGTTCTGCATCAATAGTTTCAGGTACGATTTCGTCAGCAGGTGTTTCAACAACATCTTCCACAACAGTGGTTTCAGTTGTAACTTCTGCTTTCTTATCGGCTTCAAATTCTATTTCAGGAGATGCTTTACGAGCAGCGTCCTGTAATATTTTCCGTTCCTTGCGTTCTTTGAACATTTCCGGGTTAGAGACTTTAATAATCTCATCAGCAATATTTATAACCTGTTCACCAACAGTAACTTCACCTTTTCTTTCAAGAACTATGCCATTACGGCCATAAAGTTCACGTAATTCTTTTACAAGATTTATAAAGGCAACATTGGCTTCTTTGGAATGTTTTGCAACAATTTCATGTACCTGTTCAACAGTCAATTTAGATCCGGCTACAGGCTGTTCCCCAACAACTTTTGTTTCCTTTTCGGATTTGACTTCTTTATCGGCAGGTATTGGTAATTTCTTACCAAATGTTTTGTTTGCAAAATTAATAATTGCATCAAGTGTGGTATATTCACCACCAACCTGTTGTTCTTTTAACTTACGTTTAAACAGATTTGTATATAACCAGGATATAAATGTAGCATCATCAGTTCCTTTGCTAAGTAACTCATGTCCCTTTGTTTTCAACTCTTTCATTGAATTAACTAAAGGAATATTTGCTTTAATTTTTTCCTGTGCTATATATTGCTCTGCTACCCAATCTTTGAAAGATTGTTCGCTTGTGATTTTAACAGTAGTTTTGCTACCCTTATCATCAGCAGGATCGGTCATTGTTTTCCAGGTGTTGTTTTCACCTTTTACCAGGTCAATATTTGCTTTAATAAAATCAACCTGTGGAACTGAATTTTTGAATGCAGTTTCAGCAAGTAAAAGCATGTTCTTTAACGAGGTGTTGTTTTCAACAACAGTTATTTCTTTTTTATCTTCTTCTTTCGGAGTTTCTTTGGCAACTATTTTCTTTGATACTTCATCAAAAATAGTTTTAATCCAGCTCAGTAAAGCTTCCTTTTTACCAAAGGTTAAAGGAATATTCTTTTCACCGTTCTGAATCTTTTTACCAACTAAACCAAGAATTTCAGGATGACCCTGTGCATCAACAAGTATGCCACCATTTTCAATAATAGTAGCAAGTAACATCTTGATTTCTGATACATCAATTTTATCATCCACAACATTGAGGATTGGTTTTAAGTCCGGGTCAACACTTGGAGCAGCAGTTTTATGTACAGAATATACTCTTTCAAGTAAATCCTTTGCATGTAACTTTGTATAAATACTGGTAGCATCCTTATTGTTAGGATCTTTACCAAGTACTTTCTTATACAAAATACCTTCTTCAAGAAGGCCAGCTACTTCATCCAATGTTTTATCGTTTGCAACCAATTCTTTTATCCTTGTATTTAACTGTTCAAGTGATATACCTGATATAGTTAAAGCTTCAGGATTGATCTCATCTTTTGTTTTTAAATACAGAAAATGATTTACAAGAATATCCTTCATTGTTGCTTCTCTCCATGCTTTAACTGATTTCTCAGTATATGCACGGTGAGCAAAGAAAACTTTACAGAATTTGTCAGCATCACTGAATAGTTTTGCTAATTCTGCTTCGGGCAATGCGGTATTAACATGTCCTTCTGCTATTCTTCTCGATATAGCAGTAAGCATGTTATTCTCAGCTTCCAAAGTATTACCCATACTTAGGTACTGATTGAGTATTTCTCTTCTTGACTGATAATCACCATGACCTTCAATTGAAGCAGGGATGATAAAGTTCAGAAGACGTAAATTTTCAAGTTCTGTTCCTGTTAAACCGTTGGCGGCAACATTCTCATCCTTTACTTCTTTTGTTTCTTCAACTTTAGTATCAACCGGTGCATTCTCTTTCTTGTCAAGTTTCTCATCAGTAAGAGTATTCTGAATATCCTTTAACCAGCTTTTAACTTTAGCTTCAGACCATTTATCAGGAGTTTGTTTCTCTTTCTTAGGTATATAATTACCTACTGATAAATACTGAGTAGCCATAAGTTCAGCTGAATCAAAACGACCTTTTTTCATCAAGCTTCTGACTGCTTTTGATAAATCAGAAATCTTAGGTGTTTCAACCTCAATCTGTGTGTCTGCATCAACGATGGAGATTACAGGTGCATCTTCTTTGGTAGCTTCAATGACAGCTTCTTCAACTTTACTCTCAGGACTTGCATTAGCGGCAACATCACCAAGAACAGTTTCAATAGAAGTATCAGCTTTAAAGTTAGCATCTAAATAAGCAGTAGCATCCAAGGAGTAAGCATCCATTGTAAGTGTAAGCATATGCTGTTGTAATGCTTCGGCCTTACGAACTTCAATCTCACAAAGTTGAATCACTTCTGCACTTGCACCCTGTTTTTTCGCTGCCCAGCGAGCTGCATATTCTGCAGCTTTACTGGCAACATCCATCATAA